GTTATTGATATCAAATCCTCATCTATCTGTATTATAAAAAATACCGCTACCGAATTTAATATAGAATCCACTATACTATCGGAATTCGCTATAATAAATACATTTATTATTTCCACACGGTTCAGACATTACAGAAGCCATAAAATTTCCACCACCTTCATAACAGGGTAATTATTTTCAATAATTCAATAAGATTAATTTGTATTATTAGATCCCGGCACCACTCAATATTTCCATTATATTGTTGTCATCTATTTAGAAAATAATCTGTCATTCATAGATAGGATATATTATTTAATAATTATTAAATAATTATTAAATAATAATATAGATTTTATAATTTATATTATTTAATTATATATATATATATATATATATAACTATGGGTATATTTAATTTAATTGGAACCGGATTTGGTAGATTATTTTATAAAAAAAAAATAAAGCTAATAAACAAGTAATATCTATACTAACCAAAATTAATAAAAGGGGAGATTATGATAAATTTATAAATCTCCGTAATAGTATAAAACTAGTTGGTTCTAGTTTATCTTATAATATGTTTACTGAAGTACCAGAACAAATTATGTCATATTGTTTTATTAAACCTAATCATAAAGTTTTAGAAATTGGTGGTAATATCGGCAGAAACAGCATGATAATTTCAAGTTGTTTAAATGATTCGTCTAATCATGTTATTTTAGAAACCAATAAAAAAAATGCTATGATATGTGCCAAAAATATCAAAAAAAATAACTTTAATTCAAAAGTTGTACCATATGCCCTATCAAAAAGAAAATTAATTCAGAAGGGTTGGAAAACAATACCTTCCAATGTTATATTAAAAGGTTATAAATCGGTTAAAATTCTTGACATAAAACAATTAAACGATAAATATAAAATAAAATTTAATGTTTTAGTTTTAGATTGTGAAGGTGCTTTTTTTTATATTCTTAAAGATATGCCCGAAATATTAAATGGGATTGAACTGATAATAATGGAAAATGACTATTCCGATATAAACCATTATAAATATGTTAAAGAACAATTATTAAAAAATAATTTTATAAACATTTGTTCTTTAGATGGTAAAGACGTTGGAGCTGATTGGAGTCCTTGTTGTAATTTTTTCTTTGAAACTTGGGCTGTAAATGATTATACAAAATGAACGGCTCTATAATATTTTGGTATATAGACAAACGCTGACGACATTCCAATATTACCCAATAAGAATAAATCACAGTGTCGAAGAAGATATATCATTAGTTATAATCTAATATATAACTTTAATACTTATACTAGTATGATTCACAGGGCATACGTTCGTTAAATATATCCCTGTACCATTTATAGGCTGCTTTAATTTCTTGTTTAAAATACAATTCAACCAGTTTTAAACGGACTGATGAATTTAAATCTACACTAAGATCTAATAAAATTCGACCATCTCCGTAAGATAAAAGTTTAAATATACTTTCAGCTATAGACGTCTTAATATTTATATCATGCGTTTTTTTGATTATTATAAATTTAGTTTTAATCGTATTGGTTATTTTTGTAAACCCCTTTATATTTGACAGTGTATCTTGAACCATGCTTGAGATTTGAGTTAATTTGATAATACTTTTTAAAAGTATTATCAAATTTAAATAACGTTTTACTACTCCATTATTGTTATGGATTCTGATATTATGGATTTAAAGACTATAATATAAATATATGAAATGGCTGTTAAAAAAGTGGTTGTTTTAGGAGCAAGTGGCTTTCTAGGAAGTCACCTCGTCATCAAATTAAAATCCTTGGGGTATTGGGTTCGTGGTGTGGATATTATTAAATACCCAGGATATACACAAGATGCTGATGAATTTTTTATAATAGATCCCCTAGAAACAATTATAGATGATACTATAGACGAAGTGTATCAATTGGCGGGTTCGAAATTATCAGAAATCGGCTATTTTTGGTGATTATCCGAGAACGTGTGATGTTGTTAACACCGCAACTGTTATAAATCTAACTGTTTTAAAATTGTGCTGTTTTAAAAATATTAAAGTTTTTTATGCTTCATCCACATCCAAAGATACATATGACAATAATGAATGGGATAAATTATTTATCGAAAAAGTGTATTTAATGTGTAATAAAAATTATCCAAATGTAGATGTAAGGTTACCCGGATTAGTAATTTATATGGTCCTAATATCAAAACTGGTAAAAAAATAACCCCTCGCAATATAGAATGTAAAACTGAATATCTAATAGATTTATGTAAAAAAGTAGCACTATCAAATGATGGGGACATGGTTGAAGTTCTAGGTGATGGATTGCTAACAAGTTCATTTTTATATGCGGACGAATGTATTTTGAATATGATTCAATTAATGGATTCAAACATTAAAGCACCTTTCAATATTGCCTCTAATACATTATTAAATAAAAATGAGTTAATGTCTATAATAATTAAACAATCTGGTAAAAAATTAACTATTCGCAATACGACCGGTTATGTCAGTACTAATAATATTAAGCCATCAATTATGTTTGAAACATATGTTCGAAAAATATATGTATGGGTTTTAAGCCAAGTTGGAATATTAAAGAGACCTATACCGAGGCCTAGAATGAGACCAATAATACAGATACCTCACCTAGACCCATTGAACAACAGGCTCTAGAATTATTCATATCAGATACAAATTGTAAAATATGCCACACATCACCCACTATCAATATCAATTCAAATGGATATTGCCGAACGTGTTGCGGTGAAAAATATGATATAGAAGACAATGGGGCAGATATTAGCACAGAAATTGGGACAAAAAATTGCATAGAATGCTATCAATCTGTATCTGTTAATGATAATAATGTAAATGGTCTTTGTCGCATATGTTGGGATGAAAAGTATAGAGATGCCGAATCAAATATAGATCGAGATATAACAGAGTGTGTGGCAGAAATAGCACGTCTAAAGTCATTGTCTAAAAGAACCCAATTCATTAATGATTTTAAATATACCTCTAGTGAATCATTATACACATATATTAAATAGTAATAATTATTTATCTAATTTAAATGGACTAGAGCAGTATAACAACGTGTCATAAATAGCATCCACATATGTTTTTCGACAACCATTATATTTTTTAGGAATCATAAGTTCATATCCAAACTGTTCAAAAATACTAAATATGGTGGATATACTCCACCTCTCTGAAAAGTATAGGGCAGTATCCCAAGATTGATTATCCCCCACCCGGGTTCCCGAACTTAATACGGATAATCCATACGCATCACCATATGTCCTTAATTCCTGCACAGTTGTTTTTATAGTACATACTTTGGATGCCCTTGCCTGTCGTTTTTTAGTATATATTTTAAATGTTAAAGTGATGTGGTCTTAGTTCCGACCAATAAGATACTCATTGATGGAAGACGATTCACTTTCTTCTAATTTATTCATATAATTTGTAGTTGTCATTCTTTAAAGATAGTTAATTTAATATATAAAATATCAAATTATTTATCTAAGATCATTTATATTTATATATCTTATTAAAAACATTTTTTCACTATTTAAAAGAGTATCCGAATGATTAGATAAACATCCATACTCTTTATTTATGAATTTTCCATTATTAAATATTTCCATATCATTCGATTCAGATTTACTGTGTGGTGTATTTTTATCTAAAAATACTTTATCCAACATAGTGTCCACCCCATACGTGGATATTATATTTCCAGAGCATACCCGTCCTTCTACTTGCAATTTAAATAAATTATTATTACCTTGTGTTATTCCTGTTGTAGTTAATACAGGAGCACTTCTATTTGTTATACTCCATTTATTATAATACAATATGTATAGATTCTAATTGCTTTTCAAATTTACATGTTTCATATATATAATTTTGATGAGACATAGTTTATAATGCCTTATACTTTTTAAATATAGATTTAATCTTACCTAATATAGCTTTATTATTAATAATATAGAATATCTATTTAAATATATAACTATATTATTAATAATATGGACGTTCAACATTCTAATCTTGTTAATAAACTTTCAAATACATATAAGGGTGTTAAAAATGTAAATGTTATTTTTACTAAAATAGATATTTTGTCAGATACCCAAGTAATTATTATCCGTCCCTTAAATAAATGGGCTGAAGGTATTGGATTGTTAAGCGCTATATCGACACAATTTACTGGTAAAGAAAAACATCTGCATATATATTCTACTGAAAATACTCCCGAACTGCTTAATAAACTAATTCAACTATGCGAACAATTGGAAATAATAGTAACATTTGAAGAATAAATAAAAATTTGATCCGTTTCTGTCATTTATTCAATGTTTAAAAATGCTTTCCAAATTCGTTATTCTCTCTTCTCTTATCTATATTACATATTCACTCCCTATTAAAAGCTTACTTATCGGAGGTTGCGAAGGTACCCTGTTTGGATGTTGTAAGAATACAAGCGAACCCTGTTCCGATATTACTTGCCACCAATGTCCAAACACAACACTAGATTCAAGTGATCTTATTGGTGGTTGTGAAGGCACCCTGTTTGGATGTTGTAAGAATACAACTGAACCCTGTTCAGATATTAGTTGCCATCAATGCCCAAACACAACACTAGATTCAAGTGATCTTATTGGTGGTTGCGAAGGCACCCTGTTTGGATGTTGTAAGAATACAACTGAACCCTGTTCTGATCTTAGCTGTAAATGCTAAACATAGTCCGTATTATATATGCTTCTAAGATTAATCTATAAATTAATTGTTTTAATATAAATTTTTTTATTAAAACAATTTGATATAATTGTCAATCAAAACTAACCTTAATTATTAGTTGGAACTAGTATTTTTTTATTTATAATGTGGGATCAGCTTTAATACTATTATTGTGGGTGTATTGTTTATTAAACCCAGCAATAACCCATAATAATAGTGTTTTACTTTTCTATTTGTTAATGGGCTTATACTATAATTATATAGTAGAATATTTTAAATAATAAAAATTATTTAGGAATATTCATTGATTTTGTAAAATTATTTATCATATCTGGGTCTAAAGAACCTACCATTTTAGTCATATTAGATATTAATTCGGGATTTTTTAATATTTCACTAAAAAACATTTTTTTTAGATTTTTAGGTTCCTCTTTTGCTTCGAGTGTTTCTGCTGGCGTTAGTTTATCAGAGGGGACTTCGTAAACATCATCTTCTGATTCTATAGAGATAGTATTATTTAATTCCAAGCCTTCATTATTATCCACTAACTTTGATAGCTTATCATCTAAATTTTCAAATATCATTTCAGGATTATACTCTAACAAAATAGGGAAACTTTCAGACAAATTATTATATAATCTCTTAAAATTATTCGTTTTAACCGTATAATTATAGCCATTTATAAAATATACCTGCGATAAACATAAAAATCCTAAAAATTCTATAATAAAACAATTTAATAGATTCTTTTCATTTAATAGATAGGCTTTTGTTAATAAATAAGTAAACACAATATTTATTGGAAATATGCTAACACTATAGAATCCTAATATACTTAAAAAAAATATATCAAAAAATTTGTGGTTAACAGCTTTATTTTTAAAGTCCATATTTAATAATTATTAAATTTATTTTTAAGTAAATAATTTATCTTATAATTTAATTTTATATTATTTATTATATATATATATATATAAATGGGCGATAAAAAAAATACTTCTGCAAATATATTAATGATTAGTTTGGCTACTAGGTTTATATTACAACAATCTAAAATTAATAAAAAAGACAAATCATTTAATGAAAAAACAACCCATTCCGAACCAAAATCATCATATTCTACAATATTAAATATGGTTAAAAAAGATACATTTAGTGAAATTAAGGATAATTATAAGGCTGTTAAAACGAATTTTATAAATAGATTTTTAAATGTATTACAATTAAAACCATCACCAACAGAAGATAGTGATGACGATAGTGATAGTGAGGGCGAGGGTGAGGGGAGGGATGATGGTGATAACGATACTGAATTTAATAATAGATATAATACCTCTAAAAGTGCATCTTCATCACATAAACCCCGAAATATTAGTGTAACAAATTCTGGAACACATTATTATTAATATTATTTAATATAAATTTGAACATTGAACATACTTTTATATTGAATATTATAATGTCATTAAAAATTAATTACACTATTAATCCTTGGTTAGAAAATACCGATTTAGAATCCAATACAGAACATTTAAATAAATTATTAAATCTTGGAAAACAAATATCTAATCTTGCAGATATATCGATTAACCCGGTAAGTTCACTTCTCAAACCTATTAATGACCAAGTTGAAGGTCTTACTACTAATTTAAATGGAACATACAAAGAAATATATAATATTTTTGAACTAAATAAACTTGGAACAGAAACTATACATACAAAAGTAGACCAAATGAATCGTTCTATAGACGAATCGATTTCCAAACATTATGACCAATCTAAAGAACAATACCAACAACTTAACGCCGTTATTAATAAACTTACGGGCGATATTAATAATTCCAGTATAAAGGGCACTATAGGTGAAAATTTTTTAGAAACTGTTCTAAAAAATGGTTTTCCAGACGATACTGTCGAAGTTACCGCCCAAACTGGACATGAAGCAGATCTCCATTTAATTTCTACTAAATTACCGAAAATTTTAATAGAAAGTAAATTATACAAACATTCTATCCCTTCAGCCGAAATAGAAAAATTCTACAATGATCTTAAAACAACGGGTATTAAATATGGTATATTCGTGTCGCTAACATCTAATATATCTGGTCATCGTCGACTAGAATATAAATATATTCACGACCGCCATGTTATTTTTATCCCAAATGCTGGATTTGAAAATATGACCATAATATATGCGGTCTTATTTTTAAGAGAATTAGAAACAATGCAAAATAAAAACATTTCAAATGAAACTATAGATGAAAAATGTCGAATAATATATTCATCTTTAACTGATTTAGATAAAATATTTGAATATATTTCTAAAATCAAAAATGATACACTCAAATCAAAAACAATTATAGATACTCAAATAAATGGCTTAATTAGCAATTGTATACAAAGCGAAATTATAGTAAAAAATATCGTATCAAAAATGAAAAAAAACATCACCGAATCCTTATCTGAATTAGATTGTACTTATAAAATTATCGAAGAAGATCACCTAGACACAATTATTAAAGACTTTATAAATTCGGATAATAAGTTATATATTGCTTTAGCGGAAAGTTTTACACTGTTTAAAAATCTAAATTATAAAATTCATAAAGATGAAACTACCTCAAAATATAATATATATAATGATACAGAACTGGTTTGTGAATTAAAAATTGCAAAATCAAAAGCCACATATGATTTCGCGTCGGGGATAAAATATGATGTTAAAGGTCCATTAGATTTAGTCCAATTTAAAAAAATTATAGAAATATAAAGTCTTTATATGTATCTATAAATTTATGTAGGGCATTTCACGGTTTCGTTCACCACATTTTAAAAATGAAAACATAATTAGAACGATACCTCCACCAATAAGTCCGATCGAATAAGATTTAATATATTCTTGAGTCTGTATAGCAGTATTAAACAAATTACATATTCCCTGTATTCCAAAAATTAATATTAAAAATCCAAACATAAAACAATTTACTCTGGCATAGATACTACCCACACGTGAATTAAAACATTCAAAATACATTAGTTATTCAAACCAATTTATCTTTAATATAGTAATTTAGTACGAATGAATTTGTGTAATAATTTGAACAATAATTTGATTGTATTATTCTTTGAACAATGATAATAATAATGAATTTATTAGACCAAACATTAATAAATAAAATTTCATTTTCTATTTTTAATGGGAAAAGTTATTATGGTTATAAGCCATCTATTCTTAAAAGCGGTATATGTAAATATTTTAGAAGAGAAGAATTTGGTAAATTTGAATGGTGTATCATTGAAATGGTTTTATTTGGAATTAGTGAAAAGGGTAAAGCATTAACCACTAATTTAACAAACAGACTTAAAATACTTCTTATGGAAGAGGTTTCCCCTCTAGAAATAGGAGCTTTATCCAAATCAATACTAATCTTAGAAAATATCACATTTATATCTATAGAAGAAAGTATTAAATTATTATTGGAATTTGTTTCCATAATTAAAACTTGTAAACGATGTCGGATAACTAGTTATGTTAATAATTGGTGGAGATATAATTCAAATGATTATAATTTAGATTCAACTCAATTAGATAAAATAATCCCCTATTCCAAAAAAGAAGATACCTACACACTGTTAAAACTTGGAGAATTATTAATTAAATTTATTGACGAACGCTCTGAATCCATTGTTGATATATACACTAAACTTTATAATATGGAGGGTATTTATGGACGCAGATATAAACGAAAAGATGCCGTCTATATGTTGTGGGAAATTGTTGAAAATAAATTTAAACATAATAAATCATTTATGAAAATATTTAATTTTGCTTTATCAATGTTTAATAGAAAATCTATGAATGAACGAAGGGCATTTGGTGTATGGATATGTATATTTGTATGGAAATATGATCACATTGATTGGAAAGAACCTAATATAGTAAGTTTTACTGTAGATATAAAAGAGTATATTAAAACACGTCTACCAATCACAATAGATGAAGATTATGTTATTAACGATTATCACGTTAATAAAAAATTCGGCTTAAAAAAATTTGGTAATGTAGGAAGTAAAGTTATTAATGAGGATTTGTCTCTTTTAGAAAATGGAGATAAATATAGACAGTTTTACATTGATATTAAAAATGGATTAGATAAACCAGTTAAAGGAGAACTTTCTAAAAAAAAAATAGTTTTTAAGAAAAAAAAATCAGATGTTGTTATTATCCCTATTATTGAGGATATCCCTAATACTGCTATTATTGATTGTATCCCTATTGAGGATACTCCTACTATCCCTATTGAGGATACTCCTATTATTGATTGTATCCCTACTATCCCGATTATTAAGGATACTCCTACTATCCCTATTATCCCCATAATTGATTGGGTTCAATTTTCCAATATTAAGGTTATTGATGAAGGAGTGTGTGGGCTTAAAGTCCCCTGCATTAAAGTCACTTATAATGGTAAATTATATATAGTGAAGGAAATGCGTAAATCATTTAATTATGGACGTGATTATGTATGTATGGATATGTTAAAACCTCTATTTAATATTAAATCAATGAATATGACTCGTATTAAATCTACTTATGGAATAGAAAGGACAGATTTATCTATAAAAACATTTCGAAATAATTGGAAATTAAGCCCTCGAGAATGTATATATTCTATGATGGATTATTTTGATAATATAGGAGATTTGGGAAAACATAAAGGGTTTCTACAAGATACTCTTATTTTAAAAGAATGTCTTAAAATAAGATTATACGATGGATTATTTAGAAGCAGTGATAATATACTTAGAAATATTTTAGTAAATAAGGAGGGAGTATTACTAAGTATAGATGAAGGAGATATTTTTGGAAAACGTGTTAATATCTTTAATAAAAATGATCCTTGTACCAAAGTTCTAACTAATACTGCTACTAAATCTATTATAGATGAAATACTTATCGAATTTGATAGTCATAGTAAAATTTCCAATGTAGAAAAAACACTGAAGGTATTCCAATTCGAAGGCTGTGTAGATGAAATGAAACTACGATTTACAAATTATAAAGATATTGTTTATAAAGAGCTCGGTTATTAAAAAATCCCTTCCGAATACCGCATCATCCAATACAGTGATAAAGTAATATGATTTTTTTTGGGTAATATACTAATACATCCGAAGAAATATTTAATGCTCCTCCTAAGGCTATAAGACTTCCTGTTGAAATACCACCAAACTTACACATTATTAATTCATCTTTTATTCAATCGCCTTAAATGCTCCTATTATAATAGGAGCATTCCCACGAACCATAACAAAATACTATAGATAATAACCATTGTTATATAATTATTGTATTTTTTGTAATATTATATTTATCTATATAATCATCTATATGATTATTGTATTTTATGACACTTTCCATATTACACGCTTTATCTGAATAATAAATTAATCGATTTAATAATGCTTCTTTATTTAAATCTTTAATGTCTTTCAGTATAATTTCAATAGTCTTATACATTCCAGACACTAATATAGTCTGATATTCATGTGGAGTTACGGGGGTCATTTTTAAACAAAACAACACTAAATCAAATACAAGCGTATTTATAAAATTATAATAGTAAAAGTTAAATTCTTGTGTTATTTCGTGTAGAACATCAAATACCCATTCATAGCAAATAATGAAAGAAAGTTTGCTTAATGGGCGGTTGAATGTATTTAAATATATTGTATCATCTGTATCTAAATATAACGAATTTAGAATATCTTTTTTTTGAATTATATTTACCTGATGTTTATCAGCTGAATGTATCAAAACTAAACGCAAATATAACGTCATTAAATAATCTGTGCCATTTATATTAAGCGTATGTAATGGTATTATAGAATTATTATAAATATTATTTATCCAGTAATTGGGACTAATATTCTCCTTAAATTTATCCAATCTTATAATTGTATACATACTATTTAGAAATAGAACTGTTTTTGAGCGTCTTTTTATAATCCCATATTTTATCACGTTACTATTATTATTGGAATAATTACCTATTAATGTATACTTTTCTCTACAATAAGGACACGCTATATTATATTTAACGGCCTCTTTTATACAGCACTTGTGAAAACTATGATTACAGGCTAATGTTAGTTTATCCTTATCTTCTAATACTTCGTAACATATTGGACAACTCATTTATTACTATATATATATAATATGTTTATATCATTTTTATATATATTACAGAGATATTACATATTACAGAGATATTACATATTAGCAACAACTTACGCATAATATACATATTATTAATAGCAGAGTCATAGATATAAGGACTATTAAATAGGTTGGCATACATCTCTCTCTAATACATACCTTGTTGTCTCTTGTTTCTATTGTTGGGTCTATCGTTGTGTATGTCGTTGTGTATGTCGACGTGTATGTCGGTGTATACCCCCTTGGATAAAACTTGGTGGTAGTAGTTGTATTCGGGGTATTTTCTATGTATAATTGCTCTTCGGTTATTATATTAGAATTAATAACATCACCGTTTATTAAATTTATAATATTAATTTTATTTCCATATTTCCAAAAATCTCTTACAAACGAATCTGGTATATTCCATACAAAATAGGTTGGCTGAGCATCCAAAATTATAGATAAATACTCATAACCATTCTTTGTTGGAGAAACCCACTTATCATTCATATGAGTTTCTAATATTATTCCAACTTGGTCAACATATGTATTATTCCACGTTATGTTATAGGTTAAATTATAATGATCTCCAATTAAATTGGCGGAGACACTGTTTAAAAGGAGTAGGGATAGAAAATGGAACATTTATTTAATATATATATATCTTCCACTTACTATTTTAAGTATTTATATATTTTAATGTTTTTATAAAATAATTAATTTACATTAAAATTTGAAATGTTTTTATAAAATAACGTCATATTATAACTAATAATGACAGATGGATATTTGTATTGCTTTTCGAATGAATCGATGCCTGGTATTCTTAAAGTTGGTGGGACTGATAAAACACCCGAAATAATATTAAATGAAGCGAATGTTTTAAATACTTGGGGACAACCAAGTCCATATAAAATTCAGTTCGCAAAAAGGGTGTCAAATCTTAAAGAAAAAAAAACTGCTCTTCATAAACTGCTTTCTCACTATACAGAACGAATTAATGAGAGTGAGTTTTTTAGCGTTCCCGTAGAAAATGTAGAAACATTCTTTGAACTAATAGATGGTGATTTATGCGTTCCTCGTTTTAAAGAAGAAGCAATAATTTCAAAACAAGCACTTGGCTGTCGTGATATGACTAAATGTTTTATAAACGGACAACGTATTCGTCATATGATTGGAAATAATAAAATTTGGATTGGTACATATGATTCTGCTAAAAATGGAATTGTACATAATGAAACGTTTTATAAATCATTGAGTGGATTTGCCGAAACACATTATAGTAAAGATAAATCTGGTAAATTTAGATCTGCAAATGGATGGGCTGAATGTCATTGCGAAAAGGATGGAAAATGGATTTCAACGCATAATCTTTAATTAAATTATAGTAAGTTAGATTTTTAAAATGTAACACTTTAATATCTAATATATTATATAAAAATTAGACAATACTTAAAATTAAAAAGCGGTTTATATAAAATGGTCTTATTTAACATGGATACAATAATATTAATTAAAATTATGCTCTGGACTTTTATTCTGAGTTATGGTCCCTTTTATATTTTAGATAAATTATGGAACACCCGCCCAAAAACCTTCAAACCACGCCCTATTAATACTGCTATTAAAATACGTGATCTACAAAGAGATGGTTATTCCAAACGAAAAATACCCAAAGATTTAGATTATATTATAATTGGTAGTGGGATTTCGGGATTAACAACCGCGGCAGCACTTAGTAAAATTGGCAAAAATGTTGTAGTCATTGAACAGCATTATATAGCAGGTGGTTGTTGCCACACTTTTACTGAAAATGGGTATGAATTTGATACAGGGATACATTATGTGGGAAATGTTGATAAACTAAATAAAGTTTTAGACGTTGTTACTGATACTAAGATAAAATGGAGTAAAATGGGTGATACATTTAATGATCAAACGGAAGTGTATGATGAAATCGTCATCAATAATAATAGTTTCGCAATTAAAACGGGTGAAAAGGGCTTTACGAATGATTTAATCAATAGATTTCCAAATGAAAAACATAATATAGAAAAATATTTCAAATTAATTAAGCATGTTAACGATTTAAAATTATTTTTTATTTTTAAGCTCTTTCCAAATAATTTCATAAAAAGATGGATTATTAACTATTTTTGCAAGGATTATCTAAGATACGCATCCCAAAATGCCTATGATACTGTTTTCAACGAAATTACCCAAAATAAAGATCTAATTGCTATTCTGTTTGGACAACATGGAGATGCTGCGACACCACCTAAAAAAATGAGTTTTATTATCCACGCCGGTATTGTTGGTCATTATTTGGAGGGGGCTTATTATCCAATTGGGGGTCCTTCGCATATAAGTAGAGAACTTATTAAAACGATTGTTAAACATAATGGGAGGGTTCTTGTCCGCAAATCGGTTAAGCGAATAATGTTAAATACGAATAATTCAAAAGCAATTGGTGTCGAAATGTCAAATGGCGATCTAATATATTCTAAAAATGTCATTTCAAGTGTAGGCTTTATAACCACCTTTCAAAAATTAATTCCCAAATCTGTGTCTGACACACTTTTAATAACAAAACATCTTATAAAATATGACCCACCCCTGTCTTATTTTTATGCATTCATTGGATTGAAACATTCGATTGACACGGTGAAATTAACCACTCGAAATATTTGGGGGCATCCAATAAATGATTTAGATAAAGGACTCCAAGACTTTTGTGATAATCCTGAGAAAGCACCCATTCCCTACTTTATAGCCTTTCCATCTTCAAAAGACGATACGTCTATGACCAGAACGCCTTATAAATCTACCGCCGTTATTCTAACAATGGTTCCCTATTCTATATTTAAAGAATGGGAAGAACAAAAATGTACCAAGCGTAATGAAGATTATAACGCCCTTAAAAATACAATTGGAAACCGTCTTGTAGACGAATGTTTATTAAAACACTACCCAGAATTAACAGATAAAATCGAATGTAAAATATTTGGTTCACCTTTAACAAATAAACATTATTTAGGCAGCCCCTTTGGTGAATGTCTTGGAATGCCCCATACACCCGAGCGTTTTATGTCCCACCTGTTGACCCCCCACACCGAAATTAAAAATCTATATATGACTGGTCAAGACCTTATTTCTGGGGGGTTTGCTGGAGCACTGTTAAGTTCGGTATTAACTCTTAATTATATTCTTGGTTATGGGACGATTGCTGACGTTGTTTTAAAAAGAGATTTAATAGATGATTTGGGGAGGATATAATGATTTTTTATTTATAATAATAATAATCCATAATAATAATAATAATTTAAATTATTATTATAATATATATAATAATTATGCCACCCAAAAAGAAAAGTCCAAAATCAAGCCATCGAAAAGAAATGATTTCGGATCGTTTGGAAACATCGAGGAGACTGTATTTAAGACCAAATGAAGTTCCTAAAAATATAAATCATTTTTTCAAACGCCTGTCTGAACTTACACCTACCCATTACATAGTTCATTTAGATTTATCTAATAGAAATTTACAGAATATTGATATTAAGCACTATTTTAGGTTAGACAGTTTTAAAACGTTAGAAAATTTAAACTGTTCAAACACCCAGTTGACAACTCTAAATGTCGGTTATTTAGAGAATCTTAAAGTGTTAAAGTGTTCCAACAATTTATTAACAAATAAAAATACGTACCTCGATTTATTTTTAACTAAGAATACCAAATTAGAAGTATTAGATTGCAGTTCAAACAAATTCATATATTTAAATGTTAATAATAACCCCTTATTATTAACCCTCTTTTGTAGTAACAATCAATTAGATAATTTAAATTTACTAAAAAATACTAGATTATCCTATTTAGATTGTAATTCTAATAAATTATCGAATATAAATGTAGAGAATACCCATTTGTTAAAAACTTTATTGTGTCTCGGTAATAAGTTAGATAATCTAAATTTACTAAAAAATACTAGTTTAGAAGAGTTAGAATGTAGTTTTAACAAATTAGAGCAATTAAATATAGAGAATAGCCCCTGCTTAAAAACCCTCTATTGTAGCAAAAATAAGTTAGAGAATTTAAATTTACTAAAAAATACTAGATTATCCTATTTAGATTGTAGTTATAACAAATTAGAGCAATTAAATATAGAGAATAGTCCCTTGTTAAAAACCCTCAATTGTAACAAAAATCATTTAGATAATTTAAATTTACTAAAAAATACTAGATTATCCTATTTAAAATGTGGTATCAATCACCTTGTAAAAATAACTTTATGGATTGCCCCCCAATTATCCTATTTAGATTGTAGTTATAACAAAATAGTGAATTTAAATGTAGAAAAAAACCCCTTGTTAAAAATAATTGAATGTAACAATAATCGGTTAAAAATTTTAGATTTAGGCACCAATACCCAATTATCTGAGATAAAATGTGCCTTTAATCGGTTGTATGAAATAGATCTATCAGCTATTCCAGGATTATCCTATTTAGATTGTGGATATAACCAGCTGATACATTTGGATATTACAATGAATACTCGTTTGGAAACACTCTTGTGTCCAGAAAATTATCTGAAAGAAGTATTTATTAATTATAATCCCCACATTAAAACAATTAATGTGGTCAATAATATTATTTCAGTACCAACCTTAATTGCAAAAACTGGATCGATTATAAAAAGCCTTACTAATACAAATGCGGTGTCTCAATACTATGTGGAATATGATGGTATTAAAGACCATGATCTAAACAAATTACTGTATAATTTTAAATGGAAATTATTTGATAGATCTAAAATGTTAAAATTTCCAAAGGATAGCATAATCCCTCAAAAATTAATAAATTGTAATAATATAAGCCAATTATCAACCGAACATAAAACATACATAATAAAATCGCACGGCATCTTGTTAGATACCAAGTATCTTCTCCCCAAGGACGTATTTGTTATTACGATGTCTCTTGCTGGAGATGTAGTGGCATTGAGTAGAGAAGTGGGAAGAAAATTAGTAGATTTTTATATGAAACCCAGTTATACTATAAAAATACCCTACATATGTAAAAAATCCAGTTTTAATAACATCGATGATATTGTCTATTTTTTAAGCACACTTTCTAGTGATATTGAGAGTAAAGAATATGTAACGCTAATACCCACACTGAGAGATTTAGATAATTATTATAAGAAGCAGATTGTTTCCAAAAATATGCTTGATTTAATAAAATTTGGATGGGAATTTACCCAAGAATATAATTATTTATTTAAAAAACAAGACCAGTCCAAAATGAAAACCCCTGAAAATATAAAACTGGCTACCGAATTAAATGCAATTTTTGAAAAACCTCTAGCCAGATGGTCTCAAGAGGAAGGGCGGAAACCACATAATAAAATAAATTATAATATACGCAATCATTTAGAAAAAACGTATATCCACGACCAATTATTATCATTTTATATGGAATCGTGTAGTACTGAGGTATGCTCCATTGATACAATTGTTGAAAATTTAGAGGGACGAACAGCATATAAAGGTTGTCATCAATTTGGAACAATGGAATTAAGTGAATTTATTAAGATGCACGGAAAGGGAATATATATCATAAATGCGTGTAGATGTATGGGAGGGGTTAGACACATAAATATAGATAAATCAATTGTTAGAACAGAAAGTTTAGAATATGATTGTCAATAAACTGCTTTGATAATATGATACGATGAACAAGGCATGAAATAAATTTATACCATTGATTTTATTCAATATACAAAAAACCCTGGATAAACTTAAACAAATTATTTTATATAAGAGTATTGGGTTTTTAGATATTGAATAAAATCCAGACCGTAAACCTTATATGAATACCTATACTATATAAAAAATATATAGTATAGTATATTTATAATATAACTTTAAAGATTTATTTATATTATATATATATATATAAATATAATGACTTCTTTAGATTCCATTCAATCCGATTCCATTCAATCCGATTCCATTCAATCAGTTCCCACGCAGGAAGGGGAACCAATGCTTCAGGAAAATCCTAATCGTTTTGTTCTTTTTCCGATTAAATATGATGCTATATGGAAAGCATACAAAAAACAGCAAGCCTGTTTTTGGTCTGCTGAAGAAATTGATCTTTCATTAGATTTAAACGACTGGGAAAATTTGGATAAAAATGAACAGTTTTTTATTAAAAATATTCTGGCTTTTTTTGCTGGTAGTGATGGAATTGTTCTAGAAAATCTTGGAAAACGCTTTTTAGAAGAGGTGCAAATTCCCGAAGCTAGATGTTTTTATGGATTTCAATTAATGATGGAAAACATTCATTCGGAAACATATTCACTGCTTATTGATAAATATATCACTAATACTGAAGAAAAAAATCATCTGTTTAACTCTATCCAAACAATTCCACCTATTGCCAAAAAAGCTAAATGGGCATTAAAGTGGATAGATGATAAAGACTCTAATTTCGCCACACGCTTAGTAGCATTTGCCTGTGTTGAAGGAATTTTTTTCTCTGGTTCTTTTTGTGCTATTTACTGGCTTAAAAAAAGAGGTCTTATGCCTGGATTAACTTTTTCGAATGAACTTATAAGTAGAGATGAGGGTCTGCATACCGATTTTGCCTGCTTAATCTATAGTATGTTAAATAATAAGTTGTCCGAAAGCACCATTCACACAATTATATCAACAGCAGTAGATATAGAAAAAGAATTTATTAATGAAGCTATTTCGTGTGCTATGATTGGAATGAATTCCACATTAATGTCGCAATATATTGAATTTGTGTCTGATAGATTGTTGCTTCAGTTAGGATACAATAAATTATATAACTCGACAAATCCATTTGATTTTATGGAACTTATATCAATGGAAAATAAAACCAATTTCTTTGAAAAACGTGTTGCTGATTATAGTTTAGCAAGTGTAGCACATAAAACGGAGATTTCGTTCGATGATGATAATTTTTAATATTCTAAATAGGATTATTTAGAATATAATTTAGACTACTGCAAATAATAATAATACTATTATTAATAAAATTATAATTTAGAATATTATATAATTATATAATATGCCCAATTATATTTTTGATTTAGATTTTACTCTTTATTCTAAACACGATATTGACCAAACAACAAACACAAAATACTATAAATCTATAGAACCTAACCTCTTTTTAAACAAATTGTTGTCTAGACTTAATGGGACTAAATATATATTCTCGAATGGTAATAAATCACACGTTGATTTTATTGTAGATAAAATGCACCTTAAAAGTTTTTTTAATAAAATAGCAACATCGGATGATTACCCAACAACCATAAAACCACATATGAATGCTTATAACTATGTTCTTAAAAATTTTAATCTAAAAAAACAACCAACCTATTTTTTTGAAGATACTATGGAAAATCTCCTTACCGCAAAAAAACTGGGTTGGAAAACGGTCTTTATAAATAATGATGGATTAAGTGATAAGGAAATACAGAAACATAAGTATGTAGATTATAAGTTTTCGTGTGTGGAACAAGCATTGTTATTTTTTATTAACAGTAAATTATAATCACATAGAAATAGGATGTGAATAACGATAAATTTGATTATTAAAAACATTTGAAATATGCTTTAAATGTTTTTAAATAGAAGAAACCATAATAGATCATTTTATTCTATGTATAATAATTTACACCGACATAAAACAGGTGCTGAATTAGTTTATGATAAGTTAGTTGAAAACAATGTAAAAACTGTTTTTGGTTATTCTGGTGGAAGTATTATGTCTCTTATTGATCAATTTCATCCAACTAAAAATTATGGAAATATTAATTTAATTATTAATACCCACGAACAAAGTTGTGGTCATGCAGCAACGGGATTATCTAGAACGTCTAATCAGACGGGGGTTGTAATTGCTACTAGCGGACCTGGTTGTACAAATCTGGTAACGCCGATACTTGATGCCCAAACAGATAGTATTCCTTTAGTAGTAATTACTGGACAGGTTGGTTTAAAAAATATAGGAACAAACGCTTTTCAAGAAGCCCCTGCCGTAGCGATTACCAAACCTTGCACTAAATGGTCTACCTGTGTTCAAGATGTGAACGATATTCCATATATAATGGACAAAGCATTTTATATAGCAAATGAAGGGAAAAAAGGGGTTGTGCATATAGACTTACCCAAATGTGTATCCGCGGATACGGTTAAGGATCTTTTAGAATTACCAACGTATCATAAAAATAGCAATCAAATACCGTTAAATAACGAGGAGCTATTATTTATTGATAAAATAGCCAAAGTTATTAACAACTGTCAAAAACCCATCCTATATATTGGTCAAGGATGTATACACGCTTCAAAAGAACTATTAGATTTTATTAATAAATCGGGTATACCATGCACATCAACTATTCACGGTAAAGGTATATTAAGCGAATCTCACGAGTTATCTCTGGAATGGTGTGGTATGCATGGACTACCAGCCGCCAATTTCGCCATCCAAGAATCTGATTGCGTAATCGCTATAGGGTCCAGATTTGATGATAGGACTACTGGAAATGTGGACTATTATGCTCCAATTGCTCGGGGAAAAAAACAGGTTATCCATATAGATATTGAACCCAAACAGTTTAATAAGGCTTTAGAAACCAATTATAATTTTAAATGTGATAGTAAAGTTTTCCTAAGTGAAATTTTGGATAAAATTGATGATAACTTTAGAATAAGAAAAAGAATAACTTGGATTAAACGTATTCAATTTTTAAAAGATAAATATCCCTTTAAATATACCATTCCTAAAAATAATAAGATAAATACTTCAATGGTTATTAATTCTATTAACGATCATCTAAAAATCAAAGACTATTATATAACAACTGGTGTTGGAAATCACCAGATGATAACCTATCAATATATTAAAGGATTATATCCTAATAAAATCCATTCATCTGGATCTTTAGGTGTAATGGGTGTGGGATTACCGTATTCTATAGGAGCTCAATTAGCTAATCCATCAAGTTTAGTTATCGATATAGATGGAGATTCTAGTTTTATGATGACTATGAATGAATTGAAAACCATTAAAGAACATAATCTTCCCATAAAAATCGCAATTTTAAACAATTCTCAGCAGGGGATGGTAAATGTATGGGAACAACTGTTTTTTGATAAACGATATACTGCCACTATTAATAAACATAATCCTGATTTCTGTATGCTTGCTAACAGTTTTGGAATCCCTAGCATAAAATGTAATAATTACTTAGATCTTGATAAAACAACTCAAGAATTTTTATCAACCGATGGTCCAATCGTATGCGAATATGTTATCGAACCAGAAATATGTTTACCATTGGTTGGACCTGGGAAAGCTTTAGATGATATGATTATGTATGATGATTATAATGATTCAATTATTATGGATAAAAGTTGTATTCCGTCCTAAATAATATATTATAATATTATTATAATAAATGATACTATTTTATTTACAATTACTAATAACATTAATAGTAAATATTCTCATTATTCCTTTTTTTTTATTATATAAATGTTATTTAGTACCTGAATGGATTCATAATAAATTCATTAAATATATTATTATATTTAATGGACCTGTATTTATTAAATATGTGCAACTTTTACTCATTGATAAGGAAGCACTTAGAGAACATATATCCAATGATTTAATCAACGAATTAACCAATTTAGAAGATAAAATATACAAACCCATTAAATTAAATAATAAAATTACAATTAATAATGAAAATTTAAATATTGAAAATTCTTACAGTATTTCTTCTGGGACTATTTCATCTGTGTATGAATTTAGCTATAACAACAAGGACTATATTTTGAAAAAAGTTCATAAAAATGTTGTTCAAAATATAAAACGGGGCTATATTTTACTTAAAATAATACTTACTAAATTCCCCTTTATTTCAAAATATAAAAAATTTTGCAAACTTGTAGACATTAAAAATTTTGAAAATGTGCTCTTAAAACAATGTGATATGCATTATGAAAGCGGGGCATTGCAACAATTTTATAGATTATTTAAAACATCTCTTATAATTAATACCCCAAAATATGTTTTTAATACCCAAAATATATTAATTATGCAAAAACTTGATGGGTATAAATTAGATGATTTTATTAAATTATATCCCAATAAAAAATTAGAGACATATTGTTTATTAACGTCCACTGTATATACAATGATTAAATATAAATTTTTACATGGTGATTTTCATTTTGGAAATATGTTTTTTGATATAAAGAATGATACAGTTGTCATAAATATTTTTGATTTTGGCATCGTTTTTAATTTGTCTGATGAACAAAGTAAGAATTTACTAGATTATATTGAAACACAACAAACTGATAAATTAGTTTGTTTTTTAAAAACAATAAATCCCAATATACCAACTGATTATAAACAATTATATAGTAGAAGGATTGATTCAATAGACATTGACCTTATAAAAAACTATCATATACCACTAGAAATAATTAATCTTTTATCTATTTTCCAAAATATAAGTTTATTTTTTACAAAAAACAATTTAAATGATCTAATAGATTATATGATTGCCAATGATATTATGGATTAATAATATTATTATAGATTAATAATATTATTATAGATTAATAATATTATTATAGATTAATAATATTATTATAGATTAATAATATTTTATTTATTATTATTATTATAGATTAATAATAATAAATAAAATATTATTTAATATTAATGGAAAATAAGAATGATTTAGACCCAGTAACTATTATTAAATATACTTTTAAATCAGATCTTGATCCTATACATAATATTGTATACACTAATCTGTATTATTTAATAAATATGTATAATACTAAATCTATTATTAATAGAATTTTACCAATCATTAATAATGTCTGTTCGGAAAAAACTATAAATATCCCCCACTCTCATTCTTACTTAGTTATTTATTTATTGTATACCCAAATCTTAAAATATTCACATTATCAGAAAAAAACTATATTAGATAATCTTACGTTTGATGTTAAAAATATTGAACCTATATATAAATATATACATGCTTATTCATCACATTATTCGAATAAAACTGGTTTCTTAGAATATAGAAATAAATTTATAATTGGAACACTTATCTATTTCAACGTATTACAATCAAAACTTATCTTAATTAATGACTTATTAACAAATGTAGAACTAAATATATTATTAAATATAGATAATATTAGTGAAATTGATAATAATATAATAAAACTTATATTTAAAAAAAAAAAATGTCTAGACATTGATTTAGATAAAGAACTGCTGAATACATTATTGGGCGTGCCTTACCCAATTTTTATAAAATACAGCAAAACCACACTATTTATAAACTACCAAGAAATTATAGATTTAAAAGATACATTATTAGATGAAATTATAAATAAAAACACTGTAATATATACCCCTCAAAAAATAAATAGTATGTTAAATAATTTATTTTTTTTAAACAATAACACTTTATTGTTTAATCATATTTTAAATATTTATCTGGACGCATTTTTATATACACACATAACAAATGAAAATGTTAAATTAATATATAACCATATATATAATTTAAAAGTAGATAAAAATTTAAGACTTTCTTTAAAATTAAAAAGATTCAAAGAGTATTATTTAGATAATTCTTTTATAACTCTATAATATGAACTTTAATATAGTTGCCTGTATACCCGCTAGATATAAATCTTTGAGATTGCCTGGTAAACCATTACTTAAAATAAATGATAAAACTATCATAAACCATGTGTATGATAGAGTTAATCAATCAACATTAATAGATATGATCTATGTATTAACCGACGATGAAAGAATTGAACAAGAAGTGCTTCGATTCGGAGGAAATTGTATAATGCAAAATATAGAATGTTTAAATGGAACCGAGCGAATATGTAAATCGTTAGAGTTTATAGATAATAAATATACTATCATTGTTAATATTCAGGGAGACGAACCTTTTATAGACCCCCTAAATATTGATAAATGTATTTCTAATTTTATACAAAATAACTACAATAACTTTGTATGTGCAACATTACACACTAAAATAACCCACGAAGAAGCCGAAAAAACTTCTATAGGTAAACTTGTTTTAGACTGTCATAATAATATTATGTATTGTTCTAGAGTACCAATCCCTTCAACTAAATTAGGTAAAATAAATAAAAATATAAATTATTATGGACATATTGGTTTATTTGTTTTTAATCGCCATTATTTAGAAAATCATTATATGGAAAAAAATTACCATTGCCAACTGTCAGAAGATATTGAGTGGCTTAAAATAATAGAATCTGGGAATAAAATTAATTCTACACAGGTCGACTTTAATGAAATATCGGTTGATACTGTAGAGGATTATAATTATTTAGTCGCCAAATATTCTGCTTAACTTTATTTATATACATAATGAAATCTAATATACACATATATATATATTATTTATTTAAAAATCCATATCAATTTTTAAATGGATTGATTAATCCTACTAGTTTTCCATGTGGAAATGATACCGATATAATTATTATTCATCCAAACCATAGCGTAAAGAAATTTTTTAAAAATAAAACTATTTTACACAAAACTCTCCAAGCCTTAACCATCCTTGAAAATTCCCCATTTATCCCCAAAACTATAAATATCGATACGGAAAATAATATGCTTGAACAGGAATATTGTGGAAATATACTGAATTTAAAAAAAAACTTACCACATAATTGGAAACAACAACTTTCAAATATCCAGTCCGTATTTATAAAAAAACAATTATTGGTAACTGACATTGATTTATTTGACCTAAACCCATACATTATATATAATTTATGCTGTAAAGAGAACACCCTATATATTATTGATTTAGGAGATTGTGAAATCGCCCATTCGGAACAAATTCGTGCCTATTTTCAGAATTTAGAACACAAAATAGACTATATTTTAAAGTGTAATCGATTAAGTATTGTATTATATGTTTTTTATATACTCGTGTATAAATTATATAACAGTATGGTTAAGAAACTGCTTCTTATATACTCATTAGTTGCTTAAGAAAATATTTTTTTCATAGAAAATTTGTAAAAATTATTATTATAGGATTGGAATAAGGCTGTCGTAACGGACACATAGATATTATTATCATATGTTATTAAAACGTGTTGTTCTCCACTACGTGTTTTAGGAATAAAACTCTTTATAATAGTGTCTATATCTGTTAAATAATGAAAATTTTTATCAAAATTTGCCTTTTCTATAGGCGTTACCGAATATATTATATTTTTTTTCAAACTTTCTTGTTGAACAATACATTTATCCTTACAAGATAAAAATAGAGCACTCTCTTTTCCATCACTAATAAGTAATTGTAGGTTACTTTTCCGATCCATTGATTTTAATAGGAGTTCTGCCTCTTTTAAAGTAGTGCTCTCGGACAGTATTTTGTGTGATATATGGTGATATGGGGTCCCAATCAGAGTATTTATACCTATATTTGTATCGTAATAAGTTTCGCCAAAAAATACATTTTTAGAAGAAATCCCCGTGTAACATCCAAAAAGAGGACCAGCAGTTAAAGAAATATAAGGAATTTTGTTAACAGGTTTATATACGATTAAAAAATGGGTTATGAGGGGTAATCCAAAATCCAATGTTCTCATATTTAATTGCTTATTGTTTATTTTTTTACTAAGCAATATACAGTGATTATTGGTTATATCGGTAAATAAATTAATTAATAGTAATTTTTTAGGATCCATATTTAACGAACAAGATACTCCATTTATAAAATCTATTATATCTGGATTTAAATATTTTTTTACATCTTTATAATAAATATATAACGATTCGAATATACACTGTTTTCTATAGTTTTTGGGTATTCTTTTTAAAAAAATCCCTTGATTTGATTTTATAAAATTATACATAATGTCTACATCTTTTAAAATAATTGGCTTTGTTTTATTTCCAAATTGCTTTCCCATTGAATAATATGTTCCAGATAATTTAACAATATAAAAATAATTGTTAATTTTTTTAATAGAATTGTATTTTGTTTTAGCGTGTTTAATAAATTTTTTTACTAGTCTATTTTTAGTTTTAATAATAGTTTTAATTTTATTAAAACTGTTCAAACAAGAAAAAATAATGTTAAACAAACATTTTAAATAATACGTTATCCATTGTAATACTGCTTTTAAATTCATTAAATATAATTATAGATAAATATAAGTATTTATCTATAATTATTTATAAATATTAATTCTTTTTTAAGTGTAATAAATTATTATACATATTTTTTATTAAATTGGTATTTGGAGGGGTATTACCATTTGGAAAATCATTACCATTTGGAAAATCATTCGAATACTGGTGTATATCATATATATTATATGAACTATCAATAGTGTTAATATTACAATTAAATAATTTATAACTTTTTTTTATATCTATTGGTTCTGATTTTATAATAATGAATGTTTTTAATTCTGAACTATTTAAATCCATATATATATAGTATATAATAATTTATAATTTTTGTAATTATAAATTTATTATTGTAATTATAATAAATTAAGATAATTCAAAAATACACTTTTTTAAAATATTTTGCCGCTCTAAAATTAGTATTATATCTAACATCCAACTTTCAATAGTTTTTTTATACCTTAATGAATTGTAGATATTATTATTTGTATAATAGTTTTTTAAATTTTTATTAAAATTACGTTCAAAATTATCATCATTTTTTTTAAATTTAATGCGATATTCATCAATAATAGGAATATTATCATTCAGTATAAAATCTAAACTATTTGATACTGAACTTATATTTATACTAGATATATTTATACTAGATATATTTATACTAGATATATTTTTACTAGACATATTTATAATACTCTATTATAAGTTTAAGTAAATCTATTTATTTTTATTATATAATATTTCCATAATATATAATTTAAACATTAAATATAATATATTATTTAAAGATTAAATATATAATATATTTTATATGATAGTAATTGCCGAATATTTATGGATTAATCATCACGACGAAATCTGTTCAAAATCTAAAATAATTAATATAAATATTGACACTAAAGATAAAGAACCGGTAAATGAAGCTGAACTTATCAGAGCTTTATTAAATATAACATTCTATCCAAACTGGTCTTATGAAAAAGACAGTGAGGAAATAGTATTACACCCTACAACTATATGTATAGACCCTTTTAAAAAGGCCCCGCACGTATTAATATTATGTGATACTTGGACAAATGCGGGGAAACCCACCGAATTTAATTTACGTTATAAAACTAATCTATTATTTAGAGAAAATATTGATTTAAAAAGTTTAATTACAATTAAACAAGATTTTTATATTATAGATCCAGATGTCCCATTAAATGATTCTGAAATTAATAAAGACACTTGTTATTTAACTGGATATAATAACTGTGTTGGAAGAAATATAGTAGATAAAATAATTCATTTTATCATTGATTCACGTATACCATGTTACAGCTTTAATGCTAATAGTTTAAAAGGGAGTTGGAATATATCTATAGGGCCTTGTGAAGGCATCATATGTGCGGATTATATTATTATATTAAGATACATATTAAATCGTGTTGGTGAAATGTTCAAGACGTGTATAAAGTATGAACCAGTCCCTGTCAAAACTCTTAAAAAAATGTTAAATTGTTCGACAAATTTTTGTATTGAATTTGATAAAGATGTAGCTAAGGATGATCAAGAAAAAAAATTAAAATCATATATAGAGAATCTTAAAAATACACACAACGAAGATATTAAAGTTTTCAGCACACCTAATAAATCTAATTCAGAATTAACATATTCTCAAAATGCTGTAAAATTATTATCAGATCCTTTTATTAAAGATATTTTGTATTTATCAGATAGTCGCCCGCCAGCAAATGTAAACCCCTACGCCGTTCTCGAATATATATTAAACGCCGTTGTGTAATTATTTACCAGTGCTACCAAACCCCCCCGAACCTCTATCACTATCCGTTAATTTTTCAACCAGTTTAATATTAAAGGGTCTTAAATCATTGCTACATAATTGTACCAATCTTGTCCCAGCATCAATTGTATAGATTGGTAAATCTTTTTTGTACTTTTCTAAAGAAGATTTATCACTGTTTAATAACACCCACATATCTTCCAATGTTGGAAGATACTTAATAGCAATTTTCAGGTTTCCTCTATAACCAGCATCTATAACACCCACATGATTTGCGAGAATTAAAGGTGTTTTACTGATTGACGATCTTGGATAAATATAATAGGGTAAGTTTTTACATTCCATATCACCATCATCACCATCAGCACTTTCAAACATTTCACATTGGATTTCAAGATCTATAAATTTGGTTTCTCCTGGAGAAATATCTATTGTACTTGGTGTATAAAGATCTAATCCAGAATCATCCGTATTATAGTGAGAATGCTTCGCATATATTTGCGTTGTATATGGAGTAGTGGGTTTAATATGCAAAATCTTGGTCATTGTAATAGTTGATTTATAATTATCATTTTATAAATCAAATTTTTTATTCTAATTATTTAAGTTTTTTAATATCTAGATATTTACCCTGATTATTTAAAATATCCAACTCTATATCTAATTCAATATCTTTTTTTATTTTACTATCGGTCTCAAATTTATTCTGAAAATCATCAAAATTTTTTTGTTTTGTAGCCTCCAATATCAGTTTATTTCCATCATAGTGTAAATCAATCATATTATAACTATTATCTACTAAAGTATCTATAACATCCTTTTTATTTCTAAATTCCCAACTGCCATTATTATAAACAATGGCATATCGCTCTTTTCTATTTGGTATTTTTACATTATGGTTTTCTGGATGATTTGGATTAAAGTGAACATCTTTAACAAGATTTTGTATTGAGACAAAGGGGATTTTTATTAAACTATTTAAATAATTTGTAGTTATATAATCTAAATTTTCTTGTCCATAATTATTTATATAAATATTTTGTTGCATATTAACTTTATTATTACTGTTCGTATTATTATTATTACTACCAACTTTTTCTAAAAGATGTTCTAATTCCTGTTTTAATATCTTTTTTTCTTGTTCGATATGCTCGATATATTCTAACAAATTATTTTTATTGCTAATTTCTAAACTGTTGTTTTTACAATATTTCTTTTCGTGCAAATACTTTGACTGTCTGTGCTTGAATTGCTTATTACAAAATTTACACCTGTAATCGATTGTATTTACATTTGTATTTACACTATTTACATTTGTATTTACATTTGTATTTACATTTGTATTTACACTATTTACATTTGTATTTACACTATTTACATTTGTATTTACATTTGTATTTACACTATTTACATTTGTATTTACACTTTTAATCGATTCACTAATTTCTAATAGCAAAGACGATAATTCTCGTGAACTATAAGTCGGATTACAACCTTTCTTCCTTTTATAATGGTTTTTTAAGTTACTCTTATATTCACTAATATACCCACATCGTTCACACTTAAACATCCTTTTATATTAACTTTAGGTTTTAATTTTAAATAATTAATCAAATTCTATAAATTACTAGACATAATTAATCATTCATTAATTTATACAGTTATACTACTATTATTCCTATTTTATTCGATTAATTTTCGATTAATTTACCTACTATTTTTTAATTAATTAATTAATTAATTAATTAAAAATCTCGGGGGGGGGGGGAAACTATTTTTCTAAAAAAGTATTTAGAAATTCAAAAGTGTTTTATGTTTTTTTTCAAATGCGTCGTTCACAAGTGTATTTTTATAAATAGTAATTTCATTTAATTTCATTTAATTTCATTTAATTTAAAAAAAATCATTTAAAATAACCTGTTAATATATTATTAATGGATAAAGTAATAAATATGGATGATAAAAAAGAATCTTCACAGCAATCATTTAATTTTTTCTCAACATCTCCACCTAAAAATGCCGTATCGGGGTTCTTTAGTGGATTAGGAAATATTACCAAAGGGGTTTTATCGGGCGTCTGTGGGATAATTGCTTGTCCTATTTATTTAGGAAAACAAGAAGGAGGTGTTGGAGTTGTTAAAGGCCTTGGGTTGGGTTCTGTTTTAGCAATTGTATTACCTATAGGGGGTACAATGCTTGGTTTAACACAAATAGTTAGGGGAATATACAATACCCCTGAAGCAATAAAGGCGACACTTAACAATAAAGTATGGGATGCTGAAACTAAAAAATGGATATATTATAGTATAGAAGAAGAATTAAAGATAGTAAACTCTGAAGATGAATCTAAATTTAAATCAAATAAGAGCACAGACACTGATCAAAATACATCTATTAAAGAATTAGATTATTATAATGTGTTAAATATGATACCCACATCCACACAATCCGAAATTAAACATTCTTATTATAGTTTAGCAAAAGAGACACATCCAGATAAAAACGAGTCTGATGGTGAAAAATTTAAATTAATTAACGAAGCTTACCAAGTTTTGGGTAATGAGGGTTTGCGACAAAAATATAATAAATATGGAAAAGAGGGTGTTAAAGATGCGCCATTGGTTGACAGCGAATCATTTTATAATCTATTATTTGGAACAGATGAATTAAAGTTTTATATAGGTGAGATAATTATCTATACCCTAATGACTATAGATACTGATAATGAGTTTATAGGCGAATTACTAAAATTAAAACAACGTAAAAGAGAAATTGAAGTAGCTTCTAATATTTTAATTCTTTTAAAACAATATGTTAATAATGAGCATTCAGAAGACTATTATAAAACAATTAAATCAAACTTAAACAATAATCCATTTAGTAATATGTTGTTAGGTATTATTGGCACTGTATATAGTGAAATTGGGGAAAGCTATTTAGGAAATGTTAATGGATTTATAAATAGTTTTAAAACAACAAAACGTGGCATAACTTATAAATATAGGATTTTTTCTTCTTACTTGGGGAATAAAGGCACTGATAATAAAGGCACTAATGGGGATAATAAAGGCACTAATGGGGATAATAAAGGCACAATTAATATAATATTAAATACAGTTCTTATGGATGTAGAAAATACCATTAAAACTGCCTGTTATAAAATATTTAACGACTGTACATTGGATAAAAATGATAAAAAAAAATATGCTAAGGGATTAATATACATAGGTTCTATATTTAAACAGAGTTCCCAATCTATAAACGAAACACGAAATTTTTTAGAATTAGTGTTTTAATTTAGCTCTTTAATAACATCAATCAACGCCAGATGAATTTGAGAGATAATTATAAAAGAATATTATAGCAATGTTATAATATTCTTTTTAGTTTTATTTAAAATGTGTAAAAAACCTGAGTTCTCTATCTTCTTTGACGAAGTCCCATCCTTTGTCGAAGTCCTATTCTTTGTCGAAGTCCCATCCTTTGGCGAAGTCCCATCCTTTGGCGAAGTCCCATTCTTTGGCGAAGTCCCATTCTTTTCCTAACCCATACCCGAGTTTAAATGGAGGTTATCGTCTAATAATTGGATCGTATTAGCCCAGTAAAATTCACGCAAAATCCAACATAATCTTAGCCGCGTATTTTTTAACCCATCATTGCGAATAACATAGTTATTTTATATATGGAAATTTTCGACAAATTTTTTTATAAAATGGTTAAAAAAATTTGATTGTTGTTACTTTCTTAGTCGTGTAATAATAAAACAAAACAAACATGGGACAACATCATTCTACTGAAGATTTCAATGACATCCGTTCTGGTTTGGGTGGTGGACAAATGAGAAAACGCGCACCCAAACACAGGGGAGAGGAAGAAGGAGAGTCTGGTATGATAAATACACTGACCAATTATACAATTAGTATTTGGGACTACATTACAAAACGAACCCCCAAACCCATTACACACGTTAATTGGAATATTTTAGCCGATGGTTTGGGGAACGATGGATTTGTCACACCAACTACTTTACCAACATCTGCTGAGTTCCAAGCCAGTGTTCTAAGACTGACTAACAGTCGGAAAGAACTGAATGGATACGAAAGCCTTGACAACTGTCCAGAACTAATGTCGGCCTGGCTTAAAGCTCATCCAGAATTTAATGACTACCAAAAAACTTTGGACAAACTCCTTGAGTGGGAAAGTGACTCTTTGATTGATACAGATTGGGATGATTTTTATAATGTTAAAAACCTCGATGCAATGGAAGAGTTTATTACTAAGGTAGGTTATCCAGGTAGAGGACCTGTTATGGTTAAGAAACTGGAACTGGTTAACGCTGACATTATCACTATGCAAGAAATGGACAAATACACATACTTTGTCGACCAATTGGAAGAGTATTCGTCTTCGATTGGAGAACAACCATATCAACGGGTTGGACTTTCGTCTGTTACCAAATCACGTGGTAAAGAACTGCTTGTTTCATCCCCAAGCGATTTTGAAGCATATCTGGCTAGGAAAGACAATGCATTTATCCCCAAACTCAACTCTACGAGTTATTCACTGAATCCGAAGAAAATGGAGTCGACCGTGGATTCGGTTGATCCAGAAGAACCAGATAATGATGGGTCGTGCATCTTTTGGAAAGAGGATCGGTTTAATTGTCTGGAGATTGATTACCGACTTCTCCAACCAGAATATGAAAATAAGAAGGGGATTTTCAAGGCTACTGGGATTGCGTATGCCCAATTGTGTGATAAAAATGATGGAACTATCGCCCACGTATTTTCAACACATTTAACCAGTGGAAACAAAGATAAAGAAGAGACTGTTAGAGTAGGGGAGATTCAGCGTGTAAACCAATTTATTAAGGAGAAATTTGACAATTCTAAGGGTCTTCATGGACAATATATTATTCTTGGTATGGATGGCAATTCTTACCAAGGATTTTCGGCTGGAGATTTTGACGAAACTTGCAACATGTATTCTTTCCTAACCAAAGAAGGACTCTTAAACTACGAACCGGTTGTTCCAGATGATGACAAACATATTACCTGGTCTGTTAATAAAATTAGAGGCCCAATGACAAATCAAATTCGTAAGATTGGAGACTATCAGCTTGATCGGATTGATTATAGCGCAACGTCTAGCAACTTAACCCAGGTGGATAACGCAGACCAAGAAAGGATTGAACAAATGGCACGTTCTCCAAGATACACCGCGACAACTACAGATATGAGTAAGAAGGAAATTTATGGAAAGATGTTGCCAAATATGTTCAACCCAAGTGATCATCTTCCTGTAATAGCATCATACATTCTCCAGTAAACCCAATATTAAAGTAGATTATTTAGATTATTTAAATTAAATATTTTTTTAAAGTATTAACTGGTCTTTTAGGTCTGCATACAAACTAATTCTATCTTCCATCATTTCTAATTTAAGTGTGGTGTATATATCTCGTTTAGTTGGACTTAAGGCGTTGATTTCGGAATGGTCTAAATGGTCTATTATTTCAAACAGTTTATTGATGGTTATATCTAATTGTCTTGGTATCCACGATATATGACTATTACTTAATGTTTCTGGATGTGATAGTATATGCTTCTTTGTAAGATTCCAATGGATCTTTCTAAATAATCTTAATGCATTTATATTTTTTAATAGAGCAAATGTAGCATTCGGATCTCTATAAATAGTATTTAATAATCGCACCTCTTTAGACATATCACTATTATATTGGATATAGGCACGATGATCCAATGGACGATAATCGTTAAGTCTACCTATACAGTTTTTAGAAGACAGTGTACCAAAAAGAGCGTCTACACAAGTTATAAGGGCATCCTGAATTAGTGGATCTTCCACATTAGTATCTTCCACATTCGTATCTTCCGATGTTTTATTTTTTACTTGTCGTTTGAAAAAAGATACATAATCAGACACGTTCCATACTTGCTGAAAAGATTCTATTATTTTATTTAATACACTGTAATGTTTATTTAGAAAATAAGTTAAATCCCTAAATGAATTTTTAGAAGCATTTTCCAATATAGATTGCTGTATTCCTAATAACTCCCCTGAATAACAGTTCATCGAAACAAGCACTTTGATAAAACTGGGCTCATTATTAGAAAACATTCTACAGGTTTTATAGGACATATAGTGTCCCTGATCTAAATAAGGCTCTTTTAATACCATATTATTTAATCCATAGCCATATGCATAATTTAGGTTCGGATTGATATTTAATTTTTTACTTAATTCTATAAGAGGCTTAGATAAAACATCTGGAAGTTCGCTGGGATAGTCTTGGTGTAATTTGTAGGCGGATGCTAAAAAAGAATAGTCCCTAAACAATGTTATCAAACATTGTTCTGCTTCTTTATTATCAAATGTAAATAGGGGCAGTTTAGAATTTATTGTATCAATTAGTTGTTTATTATGCAATAAACAATTTTCATTTGACCGTTTCATTAGATCCAATAACTCGTTAATAATGGCATATTTGGGCTGAAGCAACTTTTCTAATGGGAATAATCTGGAAAAAAACCCCGTTTTATGGGGTATGACGGTAAACCAAGTCCCTGGATATCTACTTTTCCAAGGTATAAACATATTGATACTATAGTATTATAACATAATTTTAAATAACTGTTATTGTATTTAAAATTTGATTTCATTATATAATATAATTTAAAACATATATGATGAATACTATACGACATATTAATTTGGGGAGACCTATTCTTTTGGGGAGACCTATTCTTTTTGGGAGACCTATTATTATGAGAAAAACGATAACAGGGAGACCAATAGCAGGGAGACAATTTGGAACAAATACATTTATAACAAATCAAATAGAACTGAACAACCGATCAGAAACAATTATAAAAAATTCCATTATAAATAAATCTAAAATTGAAGAAGGTTTTAAGGGCATACAATCTATTGGTATTATTGGTTGGGGATCCCAAGCTCCAGCACAAACCCTCAATATTATAGACAGTTTAAAAGATACTTATATAGATGTAAGGGTTGGGCTTCGAAAAAACTCCACATCTATAAATGATGTGGAAAAAAATGGACTAACATTTAAAAACGATAAATTGGGAGAAATGTATGATGTTGTCGCTAAATCGGATTTGGTTATTTGCCTAGTTTCCGATTACGCCCAAGTAAATATCTATGAAAAATTGTTTAAAAAGATGAAACCAGGTTCTACTTTAGGATTATCGCATGGATTTCTGTTAGGCCATTTTGATCGCAACACTATTAAGTTTCCAGATAATATTAATGTTGTGATGGTGGCACCTAAAGGAATGGGACCATCTGTTCGCGAATCTTATCTGAAGGGCGGTGGTATAAATTCGAGTGTGGCTGTTCACCAAGATTATAATGGCTTGGCTGAAGACCACGCGATTGCTTGGGCTCTGAGTATTGGTTCACCCTACATTTTTGAAACCACAATGCGAGATGAATATGTATCGGACATATTTGGGGAACGAGGGATATTGTTAGGGGCGTTGTATGGTATGAGTGAATATTTATTTAGAAATATAAATGAAAGCGGTGTTACTAAAAAGAAATCGTATGAATTGACCGCTTATAATATTACTGGGACTATAAATAGATATATTAAGGCTAATGGGATTAAAAACCTGTATACCGATATGGATATAGATAATAAAAAACTATTTTCATCAGCCTACACAAACACGTACTACCTAGCCAAAGAACTGTTACAAGAAATATACGATGAGGTGAAGTCGGGCAATGAAATTAATAGTGTTGTTCTTGCTGGTAAACGGCTGAGGCAGTATCCTATAGGTAATATTGATACAACCCCTATGTGGCACATCGAAAAAGAATATAGAGCTGAACTGTATGATCATCCAATTCAGGCAAGAGTTGCTGGCGTATATGTGGGCACAATGATGGCACAAATAGATATTTTGATGGAAAATGGACATAATCCATCGGAGATTGTGAATGAATCTATTATAGAGGCTACAGATTCACTTAATCCATATCTCTACGATAAGGGTATTTCGCATATGATCGATAATTGCTCTGTTACGGCACGATTAGGGGCACGGAAATGGGGTCCACGTTTTGATTATCTCTATTCGCAAAATAATATTCTAGGGAAAAAAAATTATAAAACAATGGGAGAGGTTGAAAAAGCATTTATCTTAATGGACAATTTTACCAACCATCCTATCCACAATTGTTTGGACACGGTTAAAAATCTTACTCCTAGGGAAGGGCAAGGGAAAGGGCAAGGGCGATGGGAAGGGGAAGGGCAATGGGAAGGGCAATGGCAAAGGCAACCCACTATTAAAACATATTAATATAGTATTATTAATCTGGTATTAAGAAAAAATAAAATATAATGCTATAGTATAATGGACGAATTGATTAAACGATTTATTCTTTTTTTATTTATATGTATTCCCCTAAGATTTTTAATTAGTTATGGTGTAAAAAAAATACCACTTGATAAATTACCCTATTTAGGTCTTTTAGGCTTGTTTCCAGTAATTGGGTTTACTATTATTTATTTATTTAAATTGAGAAAAGTTGGGCCAGAAACATTTGGTAAACCTATTTGGTGGAATGGATTACGTCCTATCCACGCTATTCTTTATTTGTGCTTTGTTGTAATGGCTGTTCAAAAACATCCGGATTCTTGGAAACCATTATTTATTGACGCAGTTGTTGGATTAAATGCTTTTATTATAAACCATTCAGCGATTTTATTATAAACGGATAGAATGTTTTTTTAAGAAAAAAAAATTTGATAATTTGTATAATCCATAGACATTTAAACAATACTATGGCAACTAAACGAATTATTAATGAAAATAGTACTGGTAGCGAAATAATGTCAGAATTTAAGGTGTTCCAACAAACGGTGGTAACATACATTGGATCTGCCGCTAACGTGATTCCAGTACACCAACACCCCGAGCATGATTTTGTCTTTGTGACTCCTGAACCCTCTCATCCAGTTGCAGTCGCTCACTGGCCTGAGGGTTGTGTTGGATGGTGGCAACTTATGCAGAGTCGTGAACAACTGCTTGACATCATTCACGCGTGTCTCGGTCGTAGTATATGGTCTATGAAATTAATGGACGAAACACTGGCAGTATTTACACATATTCTCCCTACTCAACCTAGTTCGGATAGTGTTGTCCGTCACCAAACACTTCGAGTGTTTACGGGGATGTCGATCGACGACATGGATGACCGTGCTAGAGCCGAGGTCCTGGCGGCCGATCATTTTATCTTGGGATTTAATGGAAAAAGGGCTGATTCGGCTCGAACTAATCTCTTCGAGCGTCCGGGTAGCACTGCTACCGAACTACTCAACCCTTCTGATTATTCGGATTCAGGTAGAGGTGGTGAATTTGAGCCACTACAAGGATCCCCTCCAGGGATCGGTCAAGAATGGACGTGGGTACCCTATTCCCTTGACAACGAGGGGAACTGGCTACCCACTGCCAGCGATACGATAATGCGGGAACACCCTGGACCTTACTAATCGAACCAATTGGTCATTTATTCATTGTTTTAAGACGCATAAAAAAATTATATATATAAGAACTCTCCATAATGTCTAACGCACTATAGCAATCCAAAACCGTTACACATATGATTAAGATATATCCAAGTTCTAAAGTATATGGTGGGAACGAACGTGTTATCCGGTTCAACATCCAGATTCTTGGAAACCATTATTTATTGACACGGTTGTTGGACTAAATACTTTTATTATAAAGAAACCTTCCATATATATTTGGTTAAGTTGAGAAATTTGGTTTGCTGGCGCTTATCCACGATTTTACTAGATAGTTCATCCCTAAGTATTAATGATTTGGGTCGATCAAGTTGATTCTGATAAGCAATTTCGTGAAATTCACTCAATTTGTCCATATATTTTTTATGGGTATTAATGTTATTTAAATTAAAATAGATATGGTATAACCCATAGTTCGTAGGGGAATACCGTTGGATATTAGTCATATAAACACGTTTCAATTCTTTGAACAGAACCTCGTTTTGTGACACCACGCTAAGAACGATCCATTTTAGAATATCTTTTGGGGCGAGGTATGACATAATAGTTCCTACTATTTCAGGTGGGGCGGTGGTTGAAAGTGTGTTCATAGTCATTTTTTTGTTCCGAAATATTTGGTCGGGAATGATTCAAATTTATTATCTACATATACTATTATTGGATTAACCCCATTTAGGGATAATATTGGGTGGTTTATTGTTGGGTGGTAACACGTCGGGATAATGATTATTAATGCTGTAGATTACAATATTATTTTAATACCCTTAATAATTTGTATTAAAATTGATCATATTATGATTATTTATAATATAATTAAATTTAAAATGTCATCCCATTCGGTATATATAGGTCAATGTGAAGATTTAAAAGAGCATTACACTAAATGTGGTAAAACATCTAATTTTATTAATAGACGTGGTCAGTTACAGACAGGTTATCCATTAAATGAGTTTATTCCATATATTATGATTGTGTGTAATAATGAATTAGATGAGGGCGAAATAGAAGATTTAATTCACAGTCACTACACTGAATATAATACTATAAATAATGAAAATTATAAGGGAACTGGTACAGAATGGTTTGATTATACATTTAATTACAGTGAAATTAAAGATTTATTAGAAGATAAAGGGTATTATAATAAAATATTGGTAGATTTAGAACTGAGTAGATATTTATCAGAGTTAAAGCGACATAATTACATCAAAGACGAATACATCAAAAAAATGCAATTATTAAAAGCCAGTCGGTTAAAAAAATATATCCCAAATGAAATTCAATCTAATATTTTAGAAAACGTTGTTTTATATTACAGTAATAATGATATTGGTAAATTATTGGCGGCGTGCGGTGTTGGTAAAACATTAGCTTCTTTATTTGTATCAAAAAAATTAAAATCTAGAACCATTATTATAGGTGTTCCATACACCACATTATTAGAACAATGGAAAGGAGAAATAAACAAATTATATTCCTCTAATGACATTTTATTGGTGGGGGGTATAGGAACAAAAGATTCGGGCAATATTAAGGACTTTTTAAAAGTGACAACCAGAAATAGAATTGTTATAACAACCTATTCGTCGGCTCATATTATACAAGAGATTACAGACGAGATTACAAATGGTGAACAGTTTACATTTAATTTTAAAATAGGAGATGAAGCACACCATTTAGCATCTAGAGAAGCGTACAGTTCAAAACAATGGATTTCATTTCATAGGATAAAATCGGATAAAACATTATTCTTAACTGCCACAGAAAAAATTATAGAGGATAAAACTAATAAAATAGTGTATTCGATGGACGATGAAGAAATATTTGGTAAAAATATTTACCCACCCATTTCAATAAAATGGGCAATTGATAATAAAAAAATCACTGATTATCAAGTAATATTGTTAAAAAATACCGAAGAACAAGTAGATAATATTATTAAAATTCTGGGCGTTCCTGTAGAAAATAAAGGCTTATTCATTTCGGCATATGTTTCGTTAAAATCAATCGTTAAATATAGTGATTTGACCCACATTCTTATATATTGTAATCAAACCAATAATGCTAAATTAATAACAAAGTATATAAATTTAATATTAGATAAAAAATTAGTAGAAATCTCTAAAGAAGACCTTTATTATGTAGATTTACATTCTAACAGTAATATAGATAAAGAATTGTGTGTGAATAATTTTAAAGTATCTAAATATGGTATTATAAACTGCGTCTATGAATTTGGGGAAGGCTTTAATTGTCCTGAAATTAATGGGGTTGTTTTTGCTGAAAATATGGAATCTGAAATTAGAATTTGTCAATGTTCTTTAAGAGCGAATAGATTGGATAGTAATTTTCCTAATAAAATAGCATATTATATGATCCCATGGATTGATACTGATGATTGGGATGATAAAAATATACCATTTGATAAAGTTAAAAAAATAATATCAAAATTAGGTAATGAAGATGATATGATACAGCAGAAAATAGTATTATCTGAACTTAAACCTAAAAAACCTAAAAAACCTAAAACGGAAAATGAAGACGATGGATTTATTTTGGACGATGACGGCGATGAACTTAACAAAATTATATTAAGATTAAAACATAAAAAGTCATTAAAATCTAAATTATCACAAGAAGAAGACGAGTTAAACTATATCCGTGAATTAAACAAACAATTAAATATAATCGATAAACACCATTATATAACATTTGAAAAAACCCATGCAGATTTTATAAAAGATCCAGAAGCGTATTTTAAAATATATGGGTTGTGGAAAGGATGGAATGATTTTTTAGGAATAGATACCACAAATTTTATTCAATCAAAAGAGGAATGGATAAAATTTTGTAAAGAAAAAAAAGTAGATTCTGTTAACAAATATAATGAATTGTGTGAAATATATCCACAATTACCGAAAGAACCGTCTGAATTATACCCAGGATTTAATAATATTGGATATGAACTAGGATTATTTAATAGAAGGCGATAGTTTATTTCTTAAGGGCTTCCTCCCCCAGTTCTTTTATATATTGGTCAAATCTTGTTTCGGCATTTTGAATATCTAATTTGAGTTGTTCAATTTCGGCAAATTTAGGTTCTAATTCTGTGATTAAATTTTTATTTTTTGGTACTGATATTTTAATTTTTTCTAAATTTTCCTTTGATATACCTTTTATAGTGCTTCCATTAGACGATTGTTCTATTTTAAAAGAATTAATATTTAATAATTTAAATATATAATTAATGTTATAGTTGTTATTAACTTCACATATAAATATATGGTCACTTGGATAAAATCGTCCTTTTACAATAAATGCATTCCCCATAGTTCCATTTCTTGCTATTAAAATATAAGTTCCGTCATATAAATAATGGTCTGTATAACCAGATATTTTTGAAGTTCCATAATAAGGATATAGTTTTCCTTTTTTATTATCAGGTGGTTTATTTATTCCAGTATTTATTTTTTTAAAAATTTGTTTTAATGTTAAATTATCACATTCCTCATTATCACTAATATATTTAACCCTCTCCAACACCTCCTTTTCAAGATTTTCTAACAAATTTTGTTTTTCATTCTTTTCATTAAATGGGGTACTAATTTTATCGACCCAGTATTGGATTTTTTCGGGGGATTTTGGGATAGGTATTTTATACATCTCTATACTTTTATTACTTGTATTTTTTACAGTTGACCCTTTATAACAAATTGTGAAGAAATTATTCCATTTATATGTTAAATAGTAGTATATATATTTTAAAATACATTTATTTTTATTAAATAGTATATGATTTGTACATAATGTTGAATAATTATTATCAATAAATAAACACCCATTTCCTGAATGACCTATAATAATTGATAATTTTGTTAAATCTGCAATAGTACATTTTTTAATTGTTGAACTACAAGTATAATAATTAATATCACCATTATCATCTTTAAATGTTGCTAATCTGTTTCCGCTTGGTAAAAATTCAGTAATATCACCCAACCTCTTCAATTCATACCCTTCCCCCTCCACTATTTCATCCTTAATATAATCCTTCCCATTAAATGATATGATATCATTTGCCAAAATTTCATCAGCAGTAGCAACTGAAACAACCGTTTTATCCACAGACTTAATATCCGGTTTCAATTTGGAACCTTCGCCCGCATAATCACTACATACAATTTGTCCATCAATTTCGTCAAACTTATCCTCACTAAACTTGCTAACTGTTAATTCCGAAAATTCAACAACACTTGTTTTTTCTTCTGTATTATCGAATACTAAAACAGATGTTTTTGTGGAGGTATTTTCAAATTGGTCTGATGGAATACTAATCACCTTCCGGACATTAAAGTTTTTAATAAGACATTCGCGCAATCCCTTGTAGGTTCTATTAAAGAACACGCCTTCTTTGAGAACCCCAACCACCGTCCCACCCACCTCTACTAAATCCATAAGTTGAATAAGTGAAACCCCTTCTTTATCATTAGCCTTTAATTTGTATTTATTGGCAAACGCTTGTATTCGTGAACTAGATTTTACCAATGTTACTTTACTTTGTTCTTTCAATTTTCGTTCAGATTTTTCGTCTTCCTCAATATTCTTTAGTTGTTTCTTTCTATGTTTAATGGTTTCTTCGTTTAATTCTGTTTTTAAAGAATCATTAATATATTTCTTGACTTTATCTCTTTTAGATTGTTTCTGCGTTTTCTTGCTACCATCCCCACCATATGGCGGGTTTGTAAATATTCTATCAAACTTAATATTATTAAAATCATCTGTAAAACTATTGGCATATCGAAGTGTTGACATATCGGGGATATTTCCAGATAAGCAGAAGAATTCCAAGGCGGCCGATTTGATAACATCCTCATTCATATCATAATGATGCACTTTACCGATTTCTGTTTTCCAATCAATCTTTGGATATTTATTTTTAAGATAAACAATATACCCAACGGTAAACCCACCCGAACCACCAAAGGGATCACACATCGTTGGAACTTGAAAATTATCATTAACAATCACCGGTTCTTCATTGTAAATAAATTCGGTGATATGCCTGTCTGTAAAATATGCTCCTAATTCACTTATGGCTGATTGGTCTCTACCAATAAAATACTCATAAATTTTACCACATAATTGTGTATTTGTCGCCTTTTCAATTTCACTAATGTGTTCAATTTCTTTAATTAAGTAGGAAAACACACTTCCAGAAATATTTTTAGGAATCTCATAGAATAATATTTCTCGTATTGAACTCTTTGCCAATGAATCCAATACTTTATCCTGTATAATTTCCACCAATTCTTCATTTTTATTTTCAGTCGCCATTTTTAAAAGGTTTGAGAATTCACAGCATGGCCTTTCTAACTTCGACTGATCAATTAGATTATTCTCTTCTATTTTTTTTAATCCATAAATTATATTAAATAATTTCAATGCGTTCATTCCATACCCCCCCCCATTATTTCTAATATAATTATGGATATCGTGTATTTTATCTTTTAGTGCTTCCTTGTTTGATATGATTGTTATCTGTGGTTTTATAAGTTTTTTTAACACGATTGTCTTCTTCGTTTCAAACCCACCCAGAATATCCTCAATATTATGCGTTTTATAATCCTTTTCCAAATCTTCTGTAGACAGCTGTTTTAATTTTAATTCAAATATAGTGCGTTTATCCTTATGTTTTTGAGTATCTATATGCATTTTATGATGCGATAATTGATCTGGTTTTGATTCACAGATTCCACATTTGTATTTCTGAGACATTTTTTATGTTATATATTAATATATATATAATTTAAATCAAATTTTTACGTAACATAAAAAATGTTACAAACTCTAAGAAAAATGGAAAACAATCAATTAATATTAAATTTGAATAATATTATTCATTTATTATCATTAAATAATAAATGGATATCAAGAAAGAAAATCTCTATTCGCGTCAGATCGGGACTATTGGAGCGGATACAATGTTAAAATTAGCCAATTTAAAAGTTTTAGTATATGGTTTAGATAATATTGGTCTAGAAGTATGTAAATGCCTGTGTCTTCTTGGAATAAAAACCCTTTATATTTATGATCCATTGAAAATATCTAAAAAAACACTCGGGTATAATTTTATTATAAATAAAATCCCAGAAACACCCAAAAATATAGATACGTATTGTTTAGATTATTTAAAAGAACTAAACAGTTATGTTCAAATCGAGTTGGTTAAACCTAATTTTACAGAGGAATTTCATACCCCAATCATTAAAGATGTAGATATGGTTATTCTAACACATTTGACAATATCCCCCACCCTTCTTAATAAAATGTGTCGTGAAAATAACACCAAATTTATGTTAGGACTTTGTTATGGGTTTTCAGGGTATATTTTCACCGATTTTGTAAAACATACAATACAGGATTTTAGTGGTGAAGCAGTGCGAAAAACATTCATTACTAAAGTAGAAACAATTGAAACATTCGGAACAGTGCTCCACGTATCAGACAATACCGTGTTTAACACTGGGGATATAATTAAGTTTTGTGGCGTAAGCGAAGCATGCTTTACCATTTCTAAATGTGTAAAAGGAACGTTATATATCCAAGGTGTAAACAACTTACACCTTGATAAAGTGGTCAATTTGGAAATAATAGAGGTTAAAGAAGTTCAGGAAAAGATGTACAAACCATTATCGCTCGTTGTAGAAGACGAAAAATACCCTAGCAACGTGCTGAATATCACCGATTATGATAAAACAATTAAACTTTTAAAGGATTTCCACAGGGTTGTTAAAAGCGATGCTAAACTTAACGACGATTCATTTAAATATATTGTATCTTATGAATACAAGTTTCCTATAATCCAATCAATTCTAGGAAGTATATTGGCGCAAGAAGTTTTGAAAGTGACTGGGAAATATTGTCCCATTGAACAGGAATTACTCATTGATTATAGCGAATTATCTAGACCAAATGATTCGAAAACGCTTTATAAATCTGTTCCAAATGATAATTACACCGATGTTTATAAACTCTTAACCAAAGATATGATTAAATATCTAAAAAATCTAAATATATTTCTGGTTGGGAGTGGGGCTCTTGGCTGTGAGTATTTAAAACTCTTTCATATGCTAAACATATCTTCGAATAAACATAACAAACATACTGGTTGTGTAACATTGACGGATATGGATACGATTGAGTTGTCAAATCTAAACCGTCAATTTTTGTTTAGGTCGGAAGATATAGGAAGTTTTAAATCTAAGGTAGCCAAAGATAAAATAAATGAATTTAATAAACTGCTGAGAGTAACCGCATTGGATAAACAAGTGGGGGAAGAAACCGAAGCCCATTTTGACCGACGGTTTTGGTCTAAACAGGACATCGTTGTAAATGCGTTAGATAATGTTAAAGCACGCCAATATGTGGATAGTAAGTGCATTCTCCACAATAAACCTTTGTTTGAAACCGGGACCCTGGGAGTTAAAGCCAATGTACAGGTTATTGTTCCACATAAAACGTGCTCCTACAGTGATACAGTTGATCCACCTGAAAAAGAGATTCCAGTGTGCACACTCAAAAACTTTCCCTTTAAAATAGAACACTGTATCCAGTGGGGTCTGGATACATTTAACGACTATTTTAATGAATCTATGATTGATCTTATGGAATATAAGGGAGGAAAAGCGAATTTTAAACACTATTTATCAAGAATAGATAATGATAATATTAAAAATGAGAAATTAGTAAATATGGAACGTCTTCTGATTGCGCTCAAAGACGAGCTGATTTACGAATATATCGTCCAGGTGTTTACGGATCTTTTTATTACCCCAATTGAAAAATTAGTAATTGATAACCCCAAAGATAAATTAAATGAAGATGGCACATCTTTTTGGACGGGGATTAGGCGTTATCCACAACCAATCAAATTATCAAATCCAATTCTATTAGAATTTATACAACATTATGGAACACTTATGCACAAATGTTTAAACAAACCGTCATTTGTTTTAAAGAGTGACTATTCCCCAAAGTTATTGTTAGGGGGCGGGGAAGGGGAAGGGAAAGAGGGAAAGGATGCAGTTTCAATTCCAACAAGTACATTAATCGAACAGGTATATGCGATAGAATTAGATATAGGCGATATTACCCCACAACCGTTAGAGAAAGATGACGATTCAAATGGTCATATTCAATTTATAAAAACAATTAGTAATATAAGGGGCTGTATATATAATATGGAACCCACTGATTTTATCAATTGTAAACTGGTTGCTGGGAGAATTACCCCCGCTCTGTCAACAACCACCACATTAGTAACGGCTTTATCTATGATGGAAATTTTGAAATATGTTTATAATAAGGTTTATTCTGGGAGCACTTACCGTGAACTAAACTATAAGGATAGTTTTATAAACACTGGGATTAATATGTATGTGCAATCTGAACCAAATAAACCAATTAAAATACAGGATGGAATTTATAGTTCTGTTTATGGCAGTATTATTAAAACGATTCCCGAATCGTTTACAACCTGGGATTCAATTAAACTGTCTCGAAAGGAAATGGGGATTGTAAATATACGGGATTTGTTAGAATTTTTAAAAGATAAGTTTACAATTGATATTAATATGATTTCTTGTGGGGACAGCATTCTTTATTCTAAATACTCTGATAATACTAACAGTAATATCGCTGAAATATATCAAAAATTTGGGTTAAATTGTAGTGAATTAATTGAAATAAGTATTTCATCGTTGAATGCTAATGGGGTCCCTATTGTGATCCCAAGGGTTATATACAGTTTATCCGATTAGAATCGGATGATTAGGATCACATTATTAGAATGCGGAAATTTATATATATTATATTCGTAATATTTATATGGACGAATTAAAATATTATTCTGGTACCTTTTTTTTTATAAAATTATTAACTTCTGTTTTTAAAGTTGATTTTGAATATATTAGATTATTATTCTACACTGTATGGACAAGTTTAAGTTTTTATTTACTCTTTATTTATTTATTTCTAAATACAAATCTTTATGAATATTATTGCCCATTAATTGTCCATACAATTAACTGCATGTTTATATACGAGTTAATCTTCCATAGACCCGATAAAGCACACAGCATTCATCACATATTTACAATATTACTACAGGTTATCGCATATTATAGTGGATTTCTAGGAAAAACAGAACACTTAATACTATGTAATACATCTCATCTGGGGTTTTTAAGTTCAATATTTAGTTCTCTCCTTACTATATCAACCAAAAGAAACAGCGTATATAAACATATAATAAAAAAATACTATTATAATACATATCTAATATCAAAAATTGGTGGTATGATTTTATACTATATTATCTTGGGAACATCCGACATATTAATATTTAGTTATAATTTCTTATTTGTATTTATCCTATATTTCTCAATACACGTTATACAGTTGTATTTTTCTTGGAAAATATATATGAAACTCAGGACCAATAGTCCAGGGAAAAACATTGATTCTAGTGATAAGATTATGGAGTGTTATGTATGTAATCGGGAAGATGTGGGGAAAGGAGTTCCCATAGATAAAGTATGTAAAATATGCCACCAGACTATATGTATCGCCCATTATGGTATAAATGGGTATTGCACCTGTTGTTCAGAGGAAAAAAAAGAATTATAACTGGAAATCTTATTAATTTAAAATAATAATTATTTATTATTATTTTTAATTAACAAGTTAAAACATTGAGCAATTTAGTATAATTGACACTCATACCAAAATATTCATATTCTTCTAAATCGTTCCCTGTTAACTTTTTATAAAAATCGGTGTATGAGGAGCTGGCTTGTTTTATGAGTTGTTGCGGGACTTTTGAACCACTTTTTAAATTTTCTTTTATCCAATACTTAACAATATCTTTTTTGGGATCTTTAGTGTTGGATAGATCAAAATAGCGGGAAGAATCGGTTGTGTGAACGTCATCTATTAAAATAATGCTCCCAAATGTGTCAAAACCAAAGTGATATTTGGAATTAACCATAATAAGCCCTTTTATCAATGTCTCTTCCCTACCAAATGTATACAGCGATAATACGGTTTTATATATTATTTCCAAATCCAATGAACTTGCCATATTTAGTTCGATGATCTGGAGTGGCGTAATGATAGCGTCAACATCTCCTTTTAGAATATATGTTATAATGGGTTTTTCTAATCTAGTGTATTTATTATAACCATTTACTCTAACATAAAAAGGTATAGAACGTGATGGTTTAACAAACATAATATTATCTTTGCTGTATAAATAGTGGGTATTGCATATACCTTTTTCTATTATTTTATTAAACCACCAAGCAGTTGTTTTAGTTAATACGTGGCCTTTTTCCGGAATATCGCATATATGGTGTTTAAATACACTGTGACGATTTGTGTAGATTAAAGCGGTTTTACTATCAGATAATTGTAAAATATCGTGGGTTTTGTCGTGTTGCCATTTATAAGCACTTGTCATTATACTAATAATGTTATTTTATTTTAAGTAATTATATAAAACTAATTATCTAAATAACACTATGTATAAACATATTTCAAATCCCAAATCAAATGATACCTTTAATACTGAGACTATTGAAATAATGAATCATTATTTCAACAAGTTAAAAGATCCATTAGATATTAAATTATACCAGGATTTAAAATTGTTCAAGGATTCAAAAATTTATTTTAAGGAATTCCACAACAAATACACTGATTTGGTAATGGATAATGTGTTGGAAGGTATTGGGGAGGGGACCGAGGCGGGAGAAGAAGGAAGCATTAGGGAAGGAAGCAGCCTATTAACAAATCTAAAAAAAAATTATAGTTCCGAAGGAGGGTTTACATTACCATTAACAGCACAATGGATTGAGGCGGTTGAATTAGAAAACAAATCCCAAAGTTTATTTTTAAAATACCACGGAAATAGGGATTTTAGATTTTTTGGAACAGGCGATTATATCCAGGGGTTGCGAACAAAAGATTCTATGAGATATTGGTCAGAGGAAGAAGTGAATGAATTAGTAAAATGCGTTGATATGGCTGTATTTAGATTATAGTACATAAGGCAAAGTTGTGCGTTAAATTATTAATACAAGTGCTTTCCACTTTAAAATCTATCGAAGAACAGCATCTGTAGCAAAATTTAGTTTTAATTATAGGTGGAAAATTCTTAAAATCTGGTATTACGGGATATTTGATAATTCGATTCATGCTATATTATAATAAATATAATTATATATAAATCTATATATAATTATATAATAATACCTGACTAGATATATTTAATCGCATATTTCCACAATCCACTGGGCTATTTTAGTATAAATATATACATCTTTACCTTTGGGAAAATGATGATCTCCCGCGTGTTCAAATAATTGGGTATCTTTTTCTGATTTTAAGTATTTAGTATGTAATACTAATCCTGCTTCATACCATTTATCTTCTTTTCCGACTATATGGTACGAAGGTATATTTATATTTATAGGATAGTCTAAATTAAGACAGGGCATTCCAGAAAAATATACGATAAAATCCAGATCAACAAAAGAATTTAGTATAGAAGTTATGTAGGTCCCTTGGGAAAATGCCACAATACCATTAATATTATTTTTTTCTACAATATTTTTTAAATATTTAACAGAATCATCAATTCCGGTATATTCTACCTGTTTATTACTTAAATAGTTATAATAACAATGTGCGTAATAGGGAGGATTTATATTTTCACTAATAAATGTATCTTTCGGCGTAAAATCCAATTTATACAAACCATTAACAAAGTGATTTTTAACAGTTAGAGAATATATGTTTGCTACATTTTCAAGACTGGATCTGAAATGGGCTGTTTGCATCGTCGCCAATTCCTCATTTCCACAATAGCCGTGTAAATATAATATGTTAATTTCCATCGTATATATTTTTATGGATAAAACTTTAAATAGTGTTATTTAGAACAAAAATTTGCTCTTTCGTTCATTTTTAATTGAATTGATAAATGATGGATTCTATAAGCACATATGAAAGCACATATGAACGCACCTATGAAAGCAGTTACAAATCATATGGGTATAACAAAGATCCCGCTTTTTTCGAAACGGTTAAAATTAAGGCTACCCATCAAAAACAATATTTAAAACTTAACTATACATACACAACTATTGATAAAATGGAATCGTGTCACCCATTTCATGGACAAACGCCACAGTTTACCAATTATAAAGATGGTTGTATAGTAAGATATTCCACTATGGTTCAGAAAATGTTAGATTTCTTACTTATGGATGATTCTGAATTACTGAATCATATTGGAAACACATATCCAGATGATTATCGCCGGGGTATTATATTTAGTTTTATCCATCTTAAGGTGCGGGAGAAAGATGATATAATTAATATTTCTAACTGGGTCTCTTATGACAAGCGTTTAATACTTAATTTTTATGGAGACCAACCTAAGAACACGGGTGTTTATTGCCAGGTAAACGCATTGATATCTTATATGACATATGAAGATGGAAATAAATTTGCAAGTGTCGAATACCAATATACTTATAATGGATTTGTAGATTCTGTTCATAATATTCCTAAAATGAATCCTTTTTATAACCAAGGATCGATTCAGGAACACGTTGATGGAGATATTGTAAGATGTAACCCAATGATAAAAGCAATGTTAGATACACTATCAATAAATGATTTAGAATTTAAGCACTCTGAAGGCTATGAATATCCCAAATGTTATCGTAATGGAATAATATTATCTATTAGTCATTTTTGGGATTAGGGTTTATTTAATAATGATAATCTAATAATGATAATCTAATAATGATAATCTAATATTAATAAGCTAATATTTTTATTTAATAATGATAATTAAAAAAATTGATAATTATTTAAAAATTATATATTACGTTATAAATAATGAATAAAGTTGCTTTGATTACAGGTGCTACACGGGGTATAGGGCGAGCCATATCGATAGGATTGGCTAAAAAAGGTTATAATATAGTGGTAGCAGGTAAGAGCACAAAAAACGATCCCAATTTACCGGGTAGTATATACAGTGTTGCTGATGAAATAAGACAGGCGGGAGTTAGAGCCTTACCATTCAAACTTGATGTTAGGGATGAAGAAAATGTAAAAAAAATGTATGTTCAGGTTCGGGAAGAATTTGGTCGACTAGATGTTGTGGTAAATAATGCGGGGGCTTTAGATTGGGAATCTATTGAGGATACTTCTATGAAAAAATATGATTTAATAAATGATATTAATTGTAGGGGATCTTTTATGGTTAGCAAGTTTGGTATTCCATTAATGTTAGAAAGTGGGGGTGGTCATATTATAACAATGTCTCCACCGTTAGCACAAAATATTGCTGAACTTAAAACTCTTAAAAATAAAATCGCATATATGATCAGTAAATGGGGTATGACATTTGGGGCATTAGGGATAGCTGAAGAATATTCGGAAAAGGGGATCGCCGTAAATACGTTATGGCCGATGACTGCTATAGAGAGTTATGCGGTAAAAAATAATAACCTTGGGGATGAACGAATATGGAGAAAACAGGATATTATGGTGGATGTTGTAAATCATATCGTTGATGAGAATCCAAATAAGTTTACTGGAAATCAATTAGTGGATGAATTATATCTAAGAAAAAAGGGGGTGACTGATTTTAGTAAATATCAGTGTATTACGGGCAGTGAACCCCCACCTTTAAGAAGTTTATTATAGTTTTATTATCTCTAGTTGAAATTTAAACAATTTCCATTAAAAACGATTACCTAATGTTAATTGGAATACCTTCTTTATATCACCATCCTTTTTAATTAGCGGAGTAGCTAAGCTAAACCCTATAGGACCAATCGGAGATACCCAATATAAACCTAGTCCAATAGACGCCCTTAATTCATCTGCTTTTGCTTTAGAAAAAGAAGTTGTTTCATATACATTACCAACATCAATAAAACCACTTCCCCCCAACAATCCATTTAAAAATGTGGGAAATTTAAAGTCAGCGCTTCCAAAGACCGATAATTCACCGCCTTCTGATGTTCCATTTGGATATTTTGGACCGAGTGTGTTGTATCCAAAACCTCTCATTGTTCCACTACCTCCACCATAGTATCTTTTATAGAAAGGGATGTCTTTTCCAAAATTTAAATTACCAGTAAGTTGTAAAGTATTGTTATTAACAGGATAAATCATTGTTTGTTTTACTCTTGTATTAAAATAATTTTTGTGATCTATAGAAAAAACATAATCATAGCAAAGATCAGTAACTTTTCCTTCAGTAGGGTATACAGGATTATTTAATGTATTTCCACGCCACTTTGTATTTAATTTTATTTCCTTCCTTTTTACCGAGTCGCATTCTTCAAGTTCATAATTAACACCGTTTAATCGATCACTACATTTTAAAGTATTTTCTGAATACTCTAAATCCGTATTTATTACATTTTTTAGAAATGGAATATCGTACCCAATAGAAATCCCCGTTGTATCCGTAGTAAACCCATCGTCTTCAACATAATTATTTGTAGTTTCAGTATTAAAAACATTAAAACTCATATTATTAAATTCGGGGGTTATATACGAAGCTCTTAGCAGATAATAGTCGTTAGCATATTCCGCATTTAAATCAATGGTATTCCCTGATCCTAAAAAATTTATATCTCCGTATCCCAATCCAATACCAACATCACCGTTAGGGCTTTGGATTAATTCCGCCGTTTTTGAACTGGTTGATATCTCTACTACCTCAATAATTAAATCAATTTTTTTTAAAACGGGGACTACTGATACTCTAACATATGAAAATAATCCCAGTTGTTTAAGACGTTCAAGAATATTTTCTAAGTCGGACTTATATAATAAATCACCTTCAGATAGCCCAATTTCTTGTCGTATCACTTCATCCGGGGTATGTATATTGCCTGTAATAATTATTTTATGAATTTTTGACATTTATAGTATAGTATTAGAAAAAAATGTCAAAAATGTTGAAATAATATATTTGGCTAATATAATGTTAAATATTGCATTATTTGGATATGGTGAAATAGGAAAATTGTATTTTTATACTACTCTAGATAATAAAAATTTAAATTTAAAGTGGGTTTGTGATCGAATGTCAACATTAAGTTTTGAAGCCTTAGATGAAAAACAAAGATACAGTCTTGAAACACTAAACATAGTTTTAAATCCAGATGTAATTGTATATGATAAATCTATAGATTGTGTTATTATATCTAACCCAACAAATATACCCTATGACTTAATCAAAAGATGTTTACTATCAGGTAAACACGTCCTTGTTGAAAACCCTTTTTCATATAGTTTAGATAAAATAGGCGAATGGTATGATTTGGCTGAAAAGAATAATCTAGTTCTAATCATTGGGTATAACAAAGAACATGGGGAACGGTATAAATCTCAATTGGAATGCTTTGTCAACTGTATACAAAACTATTTATAAGATAACGATGATTTATTAGAATCTAATAAATATTATGTATTTAAACATAAAGTAATAATATAATGTAATGAATAATTACGTCAATTTAATGGAAGACCCTGAGGATTACATACCATATTATAGTAGAAATATACCTAAATATATACTTTATTTGCTATTATTTGTAGCTGTTTCTCATTTTATAATAAGTTGCATATTCTTTTTTAATTATATGCCGAATGAAATTAGCACGTTAAAAACCAATTTGAATGCTATGAGTTCTGGATTAACTGTATTATCTGGGTATGAAAAAAAATTAGATCTAATGAAAAACGAATCAACACAAATATACAATATTATTATGAATTTATGTAAGAATCCTCTTATATCGAGTTATTGTAAATAACGTGTCTACACGAAGGACAATTATTATTTATAGAACTTTGGGTTAACCACGTTTTTAAGCAGTTGTTGTGAAAATGGTGATTGCACTGGGTTGTTACCAATGAATCATTTTTTTGAAAGGGTTCGATACAAATAGGACAATCGCCTGGTATGTTAGATGTGTGGGAATGTGGAATAAATAATTTATTATAGTCGGCTACAGATATATTTTCAGACAATTTTTTAATCCTATCTAATAATTCTAATGTAGAATTATTAGATATAAAAGAGTATATATCGATGAACTTACCATATAAAGAAAATGTTTTATCTTCATATGTGATTTCAATACCGTCGGATATATTATTAATATTCGAATAATAACCAATATTAGGTATCGTATTTTTAATGAGTTCTAGTTGTCTATGGATATCTTCACGAGAGCACAAATCGTATAGATTGAGTTGTCCGCGTTTTTGGATTTTATTCTGAAACCTGGTGTGGTTTTTATATTCAAATAATCCCATAGACGAATTGTTGTATTCAAAATGGGTGTTGCTATATTGAACCAAATTCATGTTTGAATGATATAACACACCGATTACACTCTTAAATCCGTTCAAATTTTTGTATAAAGTTAATTTGGGTCGATTGATTGAGTCGATCGATTGACTCAATCGATAATATATATCTTTTAGTTCCTAATGTATTACCATTACTTGAGTCTGTTTGCTGAGGAGTTGTATATCTTAAATCTGCGCCACGTTTGTACATATCCCCCCACTCCATAATATAAATTGGGTTTATAAAATGCGTGAACTAAATTCATGCTTGATACTAAAAATATATGGTGTCATATATTATATTAATTTCACTGTTTTAGGTGCTTCTAATTATGCTTGCTCAATGTTCGCAAGTATTTTAGGGTGATATATGGATTTAAATTTATTATGGGAGTATAATTACTCTAGTTTAATGTCCTCCATAACAATATAGATCCATCCAGCAGTTTGATATCTAAACTACCACCCCCTGTTTACATTCCCAAACCATAATCGTCAAACACCATCTCATCCATAGTAATATCTACCCATCCAGCACTTTGGATATTTAAACTACCGTCACCGTTTACACTCCCAATCCATATTCCCGAATCACCCATTTCGGTGTTATATTCATTTTTAATATGACAATCGGGATATTTTCTTAGCAATGCTATAAAAAAATCGGTTGGCTCTATATTACGAAAATTAAAACTTATCCTTAATACATTCGAACTGATCTGTCCACAGCCGTTCAGCTGTTTTGGTACCCTATTTATCTTACAATTATCCTCTGAAAAATAATTTTCCATTAAAAATACAATGTCTGTATCATTATTTACTTCTTCGGCTGTTATAAGCCTGGTTTGTTCCATAGTATCGAGTGTTCTGTGTGGACCACAAATTGTGAGATAATTTGAACCATCTAAACCCATTATTATTTATTTAAATGATTTATGATATATGATAAGAAAGTGTGACTATTTAAACATTAAATTATGTTTTTTTAGGAATGAGCTGGGTGATACAAATTGGTCTAAAGTAATGGATCCCTTTATTATAAATTATAATTTATAATAGTAGTATCTTTTAATTTAATAGTTATATTCATTGTATAATTATATAATTTAACTATATTAATTATTTCTTTCATTGTGTTAAATGAATCTTTACCCTGAATAGACATATTTAATTTATTTGACCATTTATATCCACATTGTCCTTTTTCAACAGTAAATTTAAATTTAAATGTACTATTTTTAATTATTTCATTTCTAGGAATTGATGTTAATACATCTATATATAAACCTCTATATGTTAGTTTAGTTGTTATAATTTTATCGTTTTCCGCAATACAACATTTTATTATTTTTGAAAATCGTAAACAAGGGATATTTATATTACTTACAAGTTCATTTAAGGTATTACTAGGTCTTAATAATAACTTAACGTTGCTTATTAGATTATCAACATTGTCCAAATCATTAATAATATGTTTAGTTCTTTCGCCTTGTTTTATATATTTTTTATCACTTATTTTTGGGGCTCTAATTTTTTGGTCAATTGTGTTATCTTCTTTTCGCATTCTTCCTAGAATTTTTATAACTTTTTCAAATGTTCGATTCGTTATTGAGTTATCATCTATAAATGGTATTATAACATATGATATTTTGTCTGGATTACTTATATCGATTCCTACGGTAGGAATTCGTAGCAGCCGTGTACTTGTCCCATATGAGTGTCAAGAGCCTCTTCATCTATAAATGGTTCATATGACTCTACACATTCTGGTTCTAGACACCATATAGTAGTGTGTTCTTCTTCTTCGTCCAACACCTTTATTTTTTCTGAAATTACTTCATCATTTGTTTCATCATAATTATCAACAGAGTTTTCATTGGTGAGTTTCTTCATTGTTGCCGTTAATCCTAACCGTTTTTTATAAGGTATATCTAAGACATCTGTATTTTGGCGGTCGGATTTATTATCCAACCATTTACATAAATGGTGACATTCGTCCAAAATACTAAACTCGAATTCCTTCTTTAATTTACCATCCAGAAATAGTTTTTTTAATATGTGTGAAGACTGATACATTGTAATAACGACACATTTACGATTTTTACCAATAAAATCCCTTATTTTTTCTGGATTGGTGGTGATACAGTAAGAATCGTGGGCATTAGGTAAGCTACTATACACGGATTCCCGATCACTGCATATAATAAGCATTCTGTATCGTTTATAATACCCTATTCTAGATATATTGGTTAACCACTGTTTTAATAATAGAGTGCTTGGAACTGCTATAAGCAATCGTGTAGAAACATAATACGATGATATTTTAAGGGACATTATTGTTTTCCCAAGACCACACGTCCAATTTAATATTAATTTATCGTTTGTTAAATATTTTTCGATTGCTTTCTTAAAACACTCATTTTGATAATCATAGAGTGTTATAGATTTACTCCACAATAATTCATATAAATTAATATTAGGAGGAACAGTTGGTTGCACACTTCTATTATAGATTTCTAACTCGGCATTTATCTCTTCTGTGCTTAATAACTTATAGTTTAATCCTTCCAAATCTTTTAATAATTCCTTAATATCCACATTAAGAATATGCTCATTTAAATCAAACCATTTGTGTCCTGCGTTTCCTGCTATTTTTTTATCCTCATATACCTCGTGTAATATATGTTCCAATGCGGTCCCATCAATATCGCTATCGGCTATGATGCTAATAACCATGCGAAATGTAAATGTATGGGATGGATACGAGGTATTCATTTGGGACACCCTGCTTCCTAAACAAGATGTTTTTCCTATTTTAGTTTTATCGTTAAAGTGGTCAGTAAACCCTAAGTAAACAAAGTCTGTATTCATTGGTTATTATCAATAATTATATTATCAATAATTATATGATTAATTATCAAATTTAATCATATTGTATGATGTTAGATTGGGAATCATTTATAACAATATAATTATTATTTTCTATATCACGGTAGATTAAAAAAACGATATTAAATAAGACGGTCTTATTTAATATCATAGGTTCCAAACCAGGCATACCTTTTACTGTATTAAGGGAAGGGTGAAGGACTACAAACACGTCTGGATCGGCAACAATTCGCTAGCAGTTTTAATGAAGTCTTAGTTCGCTACGTTCTGGAACGTATGTTTCAACAGTTAGTTCTATTTCTTCGTGTATAGGCGTATGGGGTTTAGTAGGTGTAACTTTGGGTGTATCGTGAGTAACTTCGGGAGCACTCCGGAGGTCATAATTTGGGAGGGCACGCGACCTACTATGGAAGTTATTTAGAATTTGTGGGATATTATCCAAATCATTAAATGATGTTTTTGGGGGGGTGACTTTGGGTATGCCTTTGTGTATAAGCGTATGGGGTTTAGCAGGCGTAACTTTGGGTGCTTCTCTTGGCGTAACACGGGGTGTATCGGGAGTAATTTTTGTATCGATGGAAGTAACTGGTCTTTTTGTGGGGATATCGGGTATATCGGGTCTATTTTGGAGGGTGGACCAGTTATTTACCAATTCTCGGATATTATCCAAATCATATAATGTATTTATAACATCTAAACTATTATTAGATATATCAGCGTAGACCCGCTCGTAAAGTGTTTTTCCTAGATCTGTTTTTAATACAATTTTAGAAACTTCCTCAAACTCATTAAAATATTTAATAGTTTCATTGTATAGTAGAGTTACGTTTGTTATATTATTTTTAATAATTGTCGATGTTTTTGGAGATTTTATTTCAGATGTTACAGGCATTTTAGCACTTTTTTCTAATGTATCCAAAAATATCGGAGTACTATCTGTTGTGGGTTGGGTATATTCTCCCCAGGTAGTATTATTTGATGGGTTGGGGATATATGCCATAGTAGCATACGGGGTAGGAATATTACATTTAGGCATATTCGCAAACACTAAAAGATTACTACCTGCTGAGAATCCACATTGATTCTCCATATCTCTTTCCAAACTAAAAGAGTCGGGACTGGTGAATTCTTTATAATTCGTCATAGTATCTAAATCTTGTTCCCCTAATAAGGGGTTTTTTGTATTCTTATAAATCTCTAAATAACTGTCAATATCTATGTTTAAAGCATCAAATAAATATCGGTATTGTGGTTTGCTTAATGTTGGTTCATTTAGGGTGATCCCAAATTCGTTTTTTTGATAATTCAGTGGTTCTCCCGTTGGCTTTAAAAACCATTCATCAAACACATCATCTTTAAATAAAATGGTGGATAAGTAGTATAAAAATGCCAGAATATGCTCGTTGGTTAATATATACTTTAAATCTTTATTTTGTTCGATGCTGTTAAACGTTAATTCTATATGCTCCACTTCGAATAATAAATCTGGATTATATTTTTTATTTGTATCAAGATCAGCATCACCTGGTGTAGGTTGAGAATCGGTAATATTCCGTATATTTTCCACCACTAAATGACTATTGGTAAGCTTATTTTCTAACAATGATGTTAAATTGTCATCGCCGTTATCATCAACATATGTTATTAATTTTTGTTTAACAAAAGTATTAAGTTCTAATACATATTTATCATAATCAACTGTTGAGTTGGTATTATTTTTTATGGGGTTACTAACTAACTCAAATAATCCACTATATTTCATATCTAATCTAAATGCGTTAAATTTTTTATATTTTAAATCTAATATTAAACGGTCATACCATTCAGCGCAATTATAATGTATATTATCACATATATTTGTATTGATGTCGGTGTATAGCTTGTTTATCTCAATATTATAATCGGTTGAAGAATTAATTGGAACAATTCGAACATAATTACGCTTATTTATGATATTATAATCAATTACAATATGATTCATTGACATTTAAAATAACCTATATAATATAATTTTTTATTAAGCGCAGAAACGATTCCTGTGCCGCTTAAGAAGTCTTGTGCCCCATAATTGACCTTTGTCCAGGTATTTACCAAACCACACATAAAAATAATGTTTATAATGTGCGTTTGGACTCTCTTCCTCTTCCTCCTATTCCATACAATACAGGAATTAGGATAAATCGTAAGAACATAGGTTTAATCATTGTAATTGGAATACTTCTAATGATATTAATCTATAAATACTTATTTATAGATTAATATCATTATAATTACACAATGGGTATCATAAAAAATATAATATTTAGTAAAGCTGAACCATCTAAAGTTAAAATAGAAATTGATAGTAAATCTTTATTTAGGTTTGTAGGAGAACGGATATTTAACTATGGTTATGACCAAAATGACTCTGAGCACCCCAATGTAGATTATAATAATAATATAGATTATTCCATACACGACTCTATTTTATCAAACAAAGAAAAAGCGGATATGTGTCCCAGTTATATAGAAACGGCGTTAAATAACAAGCATACAAATAAAGAAATTGAATATAGGACTTTACCCTCATTTAGTCAATGGAGAAGGGAAACTCACGAAATAATAAATTATTTCATTTATGAAGATAAAGACTCCTGTCCAGATTATTTCATAGATTCACCAGACATAACAGAAGATATAATTTGGGAATTATATTGCGAATATATTAATACATTGGGGATATTATTAGAAGAAAATAGCATATTTAATAACAAATAGTTCCCCATAACCTTGAAAATGTTCCTTCCTTGTAGGTTGTCCCAGTTATATGATTAACTGGTTTAAATATAAAAATTGATTTATATTTAACCCATATTATAATTAAAGAAGGATATGCTAACAAGAAACACTGTTAAATCAGCCAAAAAACAGGTTTTAATTTGGTTTAATAAAAATCTTAAGTTGATAAATAATTGCACACAGAATAGGGTAAGAAATAATAAATTCACTGTAGATAAAGAACATTTTGAAACATTGCTACATAATGTAGAATTTTTATATAATGAAGAGAATTACTGGGCGGAAACTGATGGAGAAACTATTTGGCTTAATACCTATAAAAATTGGACATCCTCTCTTTTATACTACACATTAATCCATGAATGTATTCATGGATTGATTAAAAGGAAGGATGGGAACTATTTATCCGAACATAAGGAACATATATTAATGGCGGAAATTGAACCACTGTTAATATAGGAGATTATAAGGGTAAGAGGTAATAGATTATTAGTAGTTTACAACATTAATATAAAAATTTGATTGATTGAAACATAATAATAAATGTAATTATACAAATGCTTTTTCAACTTATTCTTCTTACCCTTACTCTGGCCACTTCAACGTCGGCACTTTTCAATATCCCCCAAAATATTGATTTTACTACAAATTTATACGATGCGCTGAATTGTTCATCCGCAAATAAAAGTGTCACTATGAAAAATATGTGTTACAATACGGCGGTTGCTGAAAACGGTTATCCAAATTGTTGCAATGATCTGCTTGCCGATGTTAGTTTGTTTACAAATACCTCTTTTAATACGTGCCTCCCATTTCAAATTCCAAAAACTTTGTTTAGTTCTATTAGTTACAATTGTAGTCTCGATATAATTGGGCTTGATAAAACTGAACTCTGGGCATATACGGGACTGGCTTTCACGGCTCTATTTGCTGTCATCGTTCTACTTAGTATGTGCGTCTATTGCGTGAAGTGTTTGGGACAAAACACCTACAATACTATTTAGTATTATTCTAATTGGTATTCTAATTGGTATTCTAATTGCTAAAATTGGTATTATTCAAATTAGTAAAATTAGTAAAATAAATTTAGTATTCATCACTCCATATTTTTTTTATAATTGAGACAGATACCTTTAAATTTTTTTCCAATTCTAATAACTTTTTACTTTTACTTAAGTTGTTATTACTTTTTATGGCATAATCCCTTATTATATCAATTTGTTCGCTATTATATTTTTTCTTACTCTTTTTTTTATCTACCACCTCATTCTTAGTTAAATTTTTTGTTCGGACCTCAATTCCACTACTTGTCTGGACATATCCAGATATTTCTAAATCCCCATTCTCCACTTTTTGGTGGCAGTCGTGGCACAGTTGGATTAAATTATGTTTAATATTTTTGCTGTGTCCCTCGATAATATTATTATCATCGGCTATACACTGGGGTTTAATATGGTGAATTTCCTCACATTCTTTCAGACATATCTTACAGGTATCTATAATAATCTGTGAGTTGTATGCGGATGTTTTTTTGGGAATAATCTTTTCATCTATATTCAATATTTTTTTCCGTATTGAATTGGCTAAACTTATAAAAGAAGGATCTAAATTCATTGCTCTGGCAACTTCTAACCCATATATCGCATTTCCAGACCCTTCCTTCAACCGTCTATTATAAATTATTTTTTTTTCAGCTTCGTTGTAAATTGTTTCCATATGAAAATTTTTAATTTTATCTAATACCGTAATTTCCTCCATAGATGATAATTGGTGTAAATGAGTGGCAAATATAAAACTAGATTTAAGTTTTTCCAATGTTATAACCCCAGCAGCAACAATAGATAAGCCTGAAACGGTTTCTGTTCCAGAACATAGTTCATCACCCAATATTAAACTACGGCTGTCAGCTCGTTTAATAATAGAACGCAATTCGCTCATTTCAACGGCAAATGTGGATTGCCCTTTAAATATGTTGTCGTTGCCAGAAATTCTGGTAAATATATATTTATAAGGATAATAACGGAACGATTCGGCTGGAACGTACATGCCCGCCTGCGCCATTACTATAGATAATCCAACCGATTTCATATACGAACTTTTACCAACCGCATTTACTCCATACAACAATACACCACTGGTATTATTTCCTAGGTCTACGTCATTCGGCACATATTCCACATCGGTATGAATTTTTTCGATAATGGGGTGTCTTAAATTTTTTGAATCTATATAACTTTTACCATATTTATCATCTATAATAGGTTTGCTATAACCATATAATATGGAAACTTTCGCACAACTTTTAATATAATCTAAATAAGCTATAAATTTTACAATGTATTTAAGAGAGTCTCCATATTTTTCATCGTACTCATTCAATAATAGTTTAAATTGTTCGGTGCACAGTTTCATCATTTTTAGTTGGTAAAAATTTAATTGTTCTGAACAATTTTTTATTTCGGGTGAAAATAGTTTTGTTATGCTGCTGGATGTTTTATATTCAATAGTGGTTGGATCTACCACAATAACCTTATTATTCACCGTTATTTTTATAACAGTGTTTGCTAATTTAGTTTTTAATGCTTGCCCCCGCTTTTTAGTTAAATTGTAATGAAACCCATCGCGATCACTATCTTTTAATTCAATAGAGCCCGTTTTAATATCCAATATGCTCGATAGATGATCCCCTAATGTATTAAAAAAAAGGTAGCAATTATCTATTTTATTTTGTAATGCGTCAATTGGGTCATAAGAACCTTTGGTAAAAATCGATTTCTTGATGTTATTTAATGTACATCCATTAATAATATCCAGATTAAGTTTACTATTATAATCTTTTATAAAAAGATTAAAATTATCTATATGTTTACTGTCAGGAAGTATTTTATTTAAATGCGGATTTTCTACATCTTTTATTAGATTGAAAAGTTTAGTAATAAATCGGTATGAAATATCTAAATTACTAAACGATGCCGGATTTAGCAACCCAATGGTCATACGCCGATGTAATTTTTCTATATCAAAGACCTTTTCCAACATATTTTCAATATCTAAATATAAATAATCCACATTAACCTTTTGTCTTAAACAATCGATTAGATTATATCGTTTTTCCAATTCATCTATATTTATGGTAGGATTTACCAAACTGTGTTTTAATAAACGTTTTCCTAAACTAGTACTGGTCATATCCAATAAATTAAGCAGTGAATCATACTTAGTGTTTAATTGTAAATTTTTATTAGGAATAATATTTAATTGATTAATCGAATCATACGATAACATTAAATAGTCGGTCGTATCCCAAATCCTGGGTTTAATTAATTTATTAAGAATCGATTCATTATGTTCGTATGAGAACTGTAATAAATAGATGTAACTGGATAACCCCCAATAAATGGTCCCTAAATCCAGATAATCTATAATACCAATCATAGTTTGTTTAGGAAATATTTTTTCCAAAAATGGAATCTTATATTTATTTTCTAATAGATAATGACTGTCTAAATAATTATCATAATGGACAATGCGACCCTCAATTTCCAGGTATTTAATAATGGTTTCTCGTTTCATTTTTAGATTTTCGGTATTAATAATTATTTCGGATGGATTGTATGACTGAATACACCTAAATATTTCATCTAACACATAATTATTATCGTTTTTATCCGATTTTATTTCATATATGTGGTTTTCCCCAGTTGTAATATCAATAATAGATATGCCTGCATAGAGTATATTTTCTAAAGTTGTATTTATTTCTTCCAAATATATAGATATTAAATTATTTGTATAGTTGTTAGATTCCATATTAATGCCTGGTGATACGATTTCAGTTACCTTTCTCACGGGATCTTTAGTTCCATGCCCATCTTGTTCAATTTTAATAACCGTATAGTTATGGCTCAATAATATATTTTTCCATTTTTCAAAAGCATGGTTTGGAAATCCAGCCATAAGAGGATTTTTTTTACATACTGGATTGTATTTATTATTTCTTTTAGACACCGATAGATTGGTTATGTCGGCTATTTCATATATTTTACCCAACTTCTCCGTTTCGTTTTCAACACCATATATTTCGAAAAATTGCCCACATTCATATAGAACAATTGTTTTAGGACCATATTTCTTTTCGTATTTTTCTTGGAGACCTAAATACTCGTCAATTAATACCATTTAGTAAATATATGTTAAGAGAAATCTTTAACTAATAGTAAAGAGTTAAGTCTTTTTAATAAAGTAATTGATATAAAGTGGTGTTTTACAAATACTTATATCCCATCCACCAAGTGGATTTTTTATTTATCTCTTTAATTCCACCTTGTTCATTTTTTAAAAGGTATTGGTCGTTACAAACTAATAAATCACAATCCCCTATACTGTGTCCACTTGTATTATTTATAAAGGGAGTTCCCACTTCAAAATTTATTTGATACGATTTAAATTTCCAATACCCAAGTTTAGGTACATCGTTAATGTTTTTTTTACTGTACTGTCTAAAGTCTTTTATCCTCATTTCCCAATTAAATTTGCCTGTTTTATCTTCTATTTCACATTCAACTTCGTCATCTTCACAGCATTTTTTTAATTTAAGCAAGAAATATTCTTTTTGGTCTTGGTTTTTTTTAGGTATTAAAGCAATTCCAACTAAATCTTGTATTAGAGGATCGCTCCTGTCTAACGTTATTTTTATGGGTATTGCGGTTCTAGATTTAGGAGGGGATAGAATAGGCAATATAGTGCTGTGACCATTTTCATCTTCATTTTTAGGATTTAATTCTAAATAGTCTATTCTAGCATCATTTTCGGCTTCATATGACAAAGCATTATTGATGAAATTTGATTGTCCTACAAGGTATTTAATAGGCTGTGTCCAATTAGGGTCCTTTTCTATAAATTTGGTATTCATATAGTTTCCTCTACACGCACTTTGATAATCTTCCTCAGCATTTGTGGATATTAATCTAATAACACTTCTAATCGTACCATATTCATAATGCACATAGGATAAAGATTCTCCAGTTGGGGTATAGTTTCCTATAATTATAAATGGACGTTTTATATTAATGTGCTGTTCTTTAAGATAATTTATTAGTTTTAGTAATTTATCATTGAATTCACCCTCGCCCATAATAGTATCTACACATTTAGCATCGTTACTATCGTGAAATAAATGGTATTTATCGCCCTCATTACCATAAACAGCCAATACTATGGGGTTAAAATCCATTTTTAGTGCTTCTTTAGACAATAAATGTGTAATAATTTTCCGATTAGGAGTCGACATAATATGTATGTTAAAGGCATCTTTGATAAAATAGTCTGAATTTATAAGATTGTTTAAATTCAGACTATTTATGCCATTGTTAACGGCTTCTTCTTCTTTATTATTTTTCATAAATTGACAAAATTCCAATTGTCTTCTTTTATCTACATCTTTAAGTTCTTCTTCACCTAGTTCTTCTAAAACCTTGTTTTTATATTTATGGTCCACTTCAATAAATAATTCCCGTGACACTTCTTCAACGTTATAATTTTTCCAATTAGGGTGTTTTTTAAGTTCTTCAAAATTTAATTTAATCGAATCGTTACAAGAGGAGTATTTTAAATCGTCTGATTTAGTTTTATCAAACTGTGTAAAATTAATAGCGTTTTTCTCCAAATTTTCTTTATTCCAAATTGGGTTTTTTGTATCTATAAGTGAATTATTAGAGGCTGTTATAGGTTGGTAAGATAAAACATTAATGAGTGGTAATATATTTTCAATAATGTTTCTAAAGGGTATTGCTTCCTTTGAATTATGAGCCTCGTCGTGCAATATCCGCAATGTTTTTTTTAGATGATCTTTGAGATTTAAAAACGATTCAGCCATTTCAAGAATATCTTGAATTCTTGTTTTATTACTACAAATAAATACGATTTTAAAATTATTTTTTTTCTTTAAATAACTCCACGCATCATTCAGATCTTTGCAATGGGTTGCGTTTCCATTTAAATCGTTATTTTTGGATGAAATTATCATAATTTTATCACCTAAACCTACGTGGGGATATCGATTATCCAATTCTTTAAACAATCGACTAAGCCATTGCTCATTTGCTTCTAGAGTATTTTTGGTTATGCACACGGACAGCGTATTCTCTTCCGAAAATGCATTTATTATTTGCCCATTACAATATCCTGTTTTTAATGCTTGGGCATGTTTGTATAAACCCCTAATTTTTAAAATACAATATCTATATATATTATCTTTTTCTTCTTTGGTAAATTGGGTTGAAAAATAGGGGTCTTCTAAAAGTTCACTTATAAATGCTTTTTCTTTAATTATTTTTGAACGTTTATTTAATCTTTTAGACCTCTTTAGATATGGATATTTAATATATAAACATTTTAAGAGACTTTTATTATTAGGTTCTTGGATATATTTTTTAAATTCTTCTTCAACCAAGCTATAATACTTATCTTTCATTCCATTAAATTTAGTAATTAAACCAGTTACATCTTCCAAATTATTCATTAAATAATTTTATGATATTTATATAATTATTTAATCAATTTTATATACTTTTAAATACTTGAAACTATTTTTACTTAGTATTATAGTTACTTAGTATTTTAGTTAGTATTTATACCTAGTATTATAGTTACCTAGTATTTATACATAGTATAAATAAATAGTTGGTATAGATAGTTGGTATAAAAAATTTGATAATTTTATTCCATATTCATTATTATGCAAAAATGGAACAAATCCCCCACCCAATCGAATGTGCAATATGCCTGGAAAGTATTACTAAAACAGATGTTATATTGTCGTGCCACCACATGTTTCATCATTCCTGTGCAGCTGAATGGTTAATAGAGAATGATTCCTGTCCAATGTGTAGAAAATCTATAGGAACTACAACACCTGAAAATACAACAAAAACGGTGCATATGCGAGATGACTATTCTAACGTATTAAGTTTTATAGATTATAGTCGTATATACGAACGAATTATAGATCTGATCAATATCGACGCAAACCCACTAAATATTGATTGGGGTTCAAATGATTATATACAGACGACTATTACAGGTGGGTCTAGTAAAAATAAAACTAAAATTACTTGCTTTATTCACCGGTCTAGAAATAAATACATTGTCCAAGTTATTAATATAGATGTATGTCAACCCCGTGGGAAAACAATTAAATACCGTAAAATTATTAATAATCGTAGTATTAACCGTAAAAGGCTTCGTTAATAAAAATAATTAGTTAGTTTAAAATAAAATTAAGAATTATTATTATTTTTATTATTTTATTAAAGAGTATTCTAATAAAATAATATAATACTAATATATATGGATAATTTGAAAACTGGAGATTTAATGTTATTTTGTGGTCATACGGATGGATGGATGCAATATTTTTCGGATATGATTAAGTATGCTACCCATTCCAATTATTCCCACGTGGGGATGGTTATTAAAGATCCTCATTTTATAGACCCCGCATTAAAGGGGACTTATCTATGGGAATCGAGTTGGGAGGGTAAAGCAGATCCCCAGGATGGAAAAATAAAATTAGGAGTTCAGATAACTCCCATTGACGAAGTATTAACGAATTTTAAAGGCTCAAAAATTATTATTAGAACAGTAGAATGTGACCCAACATTATTTAGTGAAGAAAATTTAAAAAAAATCCATGAAGTGGTGTATGATAAACCATATGATTTATACCCAAAAGATTGGATTGAGGCATTATTACAACGCGACCCAAATCCACAAAAAATAAATCGTTTTTGGTGCAGTGCTCTAGTTGGATACATTTATACTCAGTGTGGGGTTCTAAAAAATACAACAGATTGGTCCATATCAAGACCTTCTGATTTTTCATTAGATGGTGAAAACTTAAATTTTAATGAAGGATGCTCTTTATCCAAGACCGAGACTAGAATTGCGTGAGCAATTCCACTATGAGCAATTCCACTATAAGCAATTACACTATAAGCAATTCCAGTATAAGCAATTCCACTATAAGCAATTACACTTTAAATATATTTTGTTTTAAACCTTCCAAGAGACATTTTTTAGTGATTTCACAATCATATTGGGCATCATGCAATTTTGTAGAATCGATTGTAATGTCTAATTTCGACGACAACTCTTTTAATGTTGGAAATTTATACCCACTATATTTAGCACTATACATACCCTTTGGTAATTTACAATAATCGGTGGATGATTTCATAGTACATATGTATTTATTATTTGGAAACTCTAACGCATCATTCTTTATCGCATTTTTAATAAGCCCACTATCAAATTCAAAATTATGAGACACTAAAATTGTATTTAAATCTATATTATTAAAGAGATTGTTTATAGCTACATTATAATCTACCCCTTCGTTTTTAATGCGTTCTAAACTTATTGTTACCGCTGGGTGAGACTTTATTTCGGTGGCACCTTTTATAATATTAGAACACGCCTTGATGACCGTGCCATCGCTTTTAAATTTGATAAAAGCCAATTGGGTAATTGTTTGGGTTGGTATTGGGCGGAAAGCGCCTATCCCATTTGTCTCAATGTCGAGAACTATAAAGTTATTATTATGCATTTATTAATAACGTTATTTTATATTTCCGACAATCAAATTATAAAATAATCATTATTTCCTTGATTATAATCTAAATATGTTGTTTTAAGTGATTTTTGCGTAGGTAAACCCAGGTAAATATGTTCTATAAGTTCATTTGGTAAGAAATAATTGGATGACTGAATAATTTTAGCAAGGTCTGTATAACTAATAAAATGATACTGGACGGTTGAAACATGGTTATAATTATCTATACCTGATTCGTGGTATATACCATAAATATCATAATTTTTGGCATATTTTAAAAATAATCTACTTATTTCGATATCTATTTGATATGTTATTATTCTTAAATGTTTTAATAAAAATTCTACACAATTTTTATTAATAAAATAACAACTTGTACCAGTAAATTGCTGATGATAGTTTTTAATGTTATTTGAAAACCCAGATGGGATTAAATTGGATTTTGACTTAAGCGATATAAAAATATTTTTATATAATTTCGAATTTAATAGACGCAATGATTCATTTATACTATATAAAACATTGTCGACATCATTTATTTTAACATCATCTTCCATTATCATCGCATATTCTAAACCTATTTTTAACATATACTCCCAACAACGAATATGTGAAATTGCGCATCCAACACTTTTCCAAGTAGGTAATATAACAGTGCTCTCAATAGACTGAATATTCCGTTCAACTTCTTTTGATATATATTTGTGTTTTAATTTTTCTGCGTCTAGACCATTAACAGCATTCATACGGGTTACAGTGTTAGATAACTCGCTTAACTTATAAAGTTCATTAAAAGTTCTGGTAAGTGAATCTGGTTGATTTTTTAAATTAATGATAAGAATGGGTATGGACATTATTTATAAATAATATAACATTAAATAACTTTAAATAACTTATAGCAATATGCTCTTTGCTAATAATGATGTTACCATATAAGGATCCATATTACTGCCTGGGCGCCGATCTTCAAAATACCCCCTCCCATTATTCTTTGTTTCACTGGGGATCCTTATACTTGCCCCTCGGTTTGCCAACCCATATGTAAATTTATCATAGGAGGCCGTTTCACATTTCCCAGTCATACGCAGTCGATTATCACTCCCATAATGCTCCATATGTAATGCGTGGGTTGCTTCTAAGCGTTTCATAGCTTCTTTTATCGCCTTTAATCCATTTTCATTCCGGGTTGAATTTGTGCTAAAATTTGTATGACACCCAGAACCATTCCAATGACCTGCTACAGGTTTTGGTTCAAGGGTGGCATTTACGCCAAATGATTCACAGACGCGGTGTAAAATATATCTTGAAATAGTTAGTTCGTCAGCACTATCAATTCCTACGCATGGACCCACTTGATATTCCCATTGCCCTAACATTACTTCAGCATTTATACCGCTCATCGTCAATCCAGCATTAAGACACATCTTAAGATGTTTTTCAACTATTTCTCTCCCAGAAATATTATCTGCCCCTACCGAACAATAGTAATTACCTTGGGGTTTAGGTTCCCAATTTTTATTTAATGGCCATCCAAGAGGCGTGTTCGTTTGAGAATTTAATAAAATATATTCTTGTTCTATCCCATACCAAGGTTCTTCAAGGTTAACTTTTGGATTTTTAAATATTTCGACTGCTGGGTGCCGGGTATTGGTTTTATGGGGGGTGCTGTCGGGATTTAGACATTCGCACAACACAAATATATGTTCATCTTTTCTAAATGGGTCTGGGTAAATTTTGATGGGTTTGAGCAACACTTCCGAATTTTCCCCAGTAGCCTGTCCAGTGCTAGAACCATCGTAATTCCATATGGGTAAATCTGATAGTGATGTTTTTTCGGGCAAGACCTTTGTTTTAGAACGGAGTTTTTGATTACAATCAAGCCATATATATTCTGCTAATACTTTGGACATTATATAATAATATAAAAAATAGTTTATAAGTAAAAACATTATATTGAGAATAGAGAGGTAGGATTTAAGAACCTACAATGCGTTGATTATTAGATGGTATGTTCTTGTTATGCGTCTAAACATTTAGAAAAATGTGGAAAATCCAACTTATATTAGAGTTTTTAATTAAATTTGTGATTATTTAAATTATATTAGAGTTTTTATTTAAATTAATTTAAATTATATAATTTCTGAAAATAAAATAGTTGTATATAATATAAATATGAGTTTGAAGAATATAAAGAATAATCTCCAATCAGCGAAATTGAATAAAATATGTGAAAAACCAGGAGTAGTTGTAAAGGAGGTGGGTATGAACTATAGATGGAATGGTGGGACTGCCTCCGAATCCATGGATCTCGTCAGTGGAAACGTAACCTTTGGGGCGGGTCAAAATATTTTGGATGGGAGGATTAGCGTTCTTTATAATGTTGTTGACAATAGCCGCTTTGTGGACATGGATTATCGCGATGTTCGTATGTTCTATTTGGCGAGACCCATCAGAGAGAATTCGTTCTTGGATATGGACTACGACGTCGTCGTGGACTACGCCGACGCCAACGAGGACTACGCCGTCGCCGACGCCAACGAGGACTACGCCGTCGCCGACGTCGAGTACGACGCCGTCTCCCAGCGCACAAATTTAGGATATAACAGTCAATATGCCGGGCGGATGTTGAGGCGGGCCGAATTTATGTTTGAGCAAGATAAGGACCATACCGGCGAGGTGGATGGAACATCATCAGCCATAGGGGGTTTCTATAGCCTCCAGGCAATTCAATGGGTTGATGTATCTATAACCGGTAGTGCGCTATCTGGTAATATTACGCGCCTAAACTCCGCACAGTCGTATGCGACGTATGTAACAGAACCAAAAACCCAAAATGACTTCATAAAGTGGGACGGTACCAGCATCGGCGCGTTTCTTGCTTACACTGGGTTGGAGAATATGTCGTTAGTAACAGGGTATAATTACTTTAGAGGTAATGGTCTTGATACAATCGGCACTAGTAATGGGCTAAAAACCCCTGTTAGTGTATCCATGGGGTCATATTCAGCGAAGCTTGAGGGAAATAGGTTGGGAGTAGAAGTAATTCTAATAGATGGGGAGAAAATATTAAAAAACCTTGACTCTAAACCACAAGATTATGATGGAATAGATCTTAAGGGCTATTTTGGTGGGGGGAAGGGGAGTGGGCAACTCCACTATTTAAAGGAAACATTAGATGCGCCAAAAAAAGATGGACCGGCTATTGAAAAGGAAAGCTTATCTATTAGCTTTAATATGGATGGGTATAGCTTTGAATTGGCAGGCTCCAAAGTGGAAAATCCCGGCTTTAAAAGGATTAAGGATAAAACACAGTGGGGGGCGGCAGCAAAATTTAATTTTTGTGATTAGGAATTAGTTATTTTAATTATATTATATAGAGTGTAAAATCTTAATCATTTTAAACTATGTATAATTTGAATGAAAATAATAGTTTAATAAAACATTATGGATAAAAAATTAGAATATACTATATAAACAAAATAGAATTATAGAATATAATAATGAATTAAATAATAGTAATAATTATGTCTTAATGTGTAAAATAGAATTATAAAGCAATTAATATTGATAAAATTCGTATAAAAGCATACAATTTAATAAATATTACGCGTCTAAAAATGTGGAAAATAAATCCAAATTATATTCCGGCACTAAATAATATATCATTTTTTTATTGTGTTATAAATATTAAATAATCTTTTAAAAAATAATACTGGAAAATTTTGATTTGGAATTTAGAATAGCTAAATTATACTCTCAATCTGGATTTATTGAAGAATCAAATACAATTATTAATAATTTTAATTATATTAGATAATCAAAAATCTTATAGATAATAGTGATATAGTGATTAAAATTTTGTGATTTAGAATATTATAAATTTTTACTAAACCAATAAATAATATAAATCTAATGGAATTTTGAAAAATTATAAATAATCTTTGGCAGAATCTTAAAAGATAATAGGATTAAATAAGATATTTTGTGCAATGTTAATTTAGGAATTCATTTAAACAGGTAAGTATCGATATTATATAAAAAAAGAGACTCTATATTTTTGGATGATTTCTATAATTAAAGACCCTATCTAAAAACTCTCTGTGTGAATAAATTATACTGATTATTATAATTAAATTAGTTTTGGTTCATAAATTTTTATCCTTGAGATAAATCAAAAATCTCACACAATTTAACCGCAGTTACGGTGATATTATTATTCCATTTTAGTGGTATAAATTTTTTGAAACCATATGCTAATTCTTCCCATAAAGATTGTTTATCCATTTATTCGTGAAATATTTATGATTTAAATTTATCAAATTATTATAATATTATCCAGTTATAAATCAGTTGATATATCTGGATTTTGAAAATGATAATTATGATTGGGAGTATGATTGGGAGTATGATTGGGAGTATCATTAGAATATACTTTATTTTCAGTTAGGTTATTATACATTGGGTTATCATACCCCCTAGTTGTTTTAATTTCTGAAAGGTTAAGTTGTCTTTTTATTTTAAGTGAATTTCTGTGTTGTTTAACAATAATTAATATTCCTAATAAAAAAATAATTACGATAATGCCAGTTCCCATATATATCCAATCATTTCTACCCATAATACTATCAGTATGTGTCGAATTAAATACTGAATTATTTACTAGAGATTCCGAACTAGATTCCGTAGTAGATTCCGTTCCAGATTCCCTAGTAGATTCCGAACTAGATTCCCTAGTAGATTCCGTTCCAGATTCCCTAGTAGATTCCGAACTAGATTCCCTAGTAGATTCCGTTCCAGATTCCCTAGTAGATTCCGAACTAGATTCCATAGTAGATTCCGAACTAGATTCCCTAGTAGATTCCGGTCCAGATTCCCTAGTAGATTCAGATGGAGATGCGTGTGTTGATTCCAATGTTGTTTGCGTTCTAGATTCCCAAGTTGATTCCGTTCTAGATTCCGCAGTTGTTTCCGCCGTTGATTCCACCGTTGATTCCTGGGTTGATTCCGTTCTAGATTTCCCTGTTGATTCCGCAGTTGTTTCTGTTCTAAATTCCCCAGTAGATTCCCCAGTTGTTTCCACCGTTGATTCCATAGTAGTGGTGGTAATAGCGCTCGTTGTGCTGGAACTATTATCACACCTAACAAAATCATCTAACGTATAAAAATGTTCATTATAACAGATAGCGTGACAAATAGATTTGTAAATTCGTCCACGTATACACGTTTGCCATTCATTCTTAACTCCTTCGGAACATAATTTTTCTACGCAGAAAACATTTGCACTTATTAAACCATTTGTTTCTATTTTTACCAAATCATCATACTTAAAATCAAGTTCAGAACTTAAATTATATCTGCTGTTATTAACTAAAATTTTAAAATCATACAGAAAATATTTATCTAGGAATAATGTTATATTTATAGTGTGGCTGTTTGTAAGATTTAATTCCGTAAAACTGTCTAAATTTCCTGTTACATTAAAAAATAAATAGTCCAGGTATAAATTATTATTTCCAACAAAATACTCATTGTTCCACTCTAAATGGATTAATTTAGAGTCTGTATCTATAGTATGTTGTAAGTTAATATGGGCTACATTAAAATTATTACTATATATACTGTTATTGGCATTGTCTGTTAATCTATACCTTAATGTATAATCTTTATAGTGTATTAAATTATTGTATGAAAGGTGGAGAGGAGAATGTAATTGACTGGTTTCCAACTCCAACCATACATCTTTTTTATACTCCAGGGTATAACTGTAATTATTGGGAAAATCCCTAATTGTATAATTAGTTGTATTGGGGAATATGACGGATGGAATTTCTATAACAGGCTGTGATAAAACCGATAAAAAACTATTTAATAATAAAAAAAGTTTAAACATTAATTTCATATAAATATATCTTTAATATCGTTTTTAAATAATTTAATATATTATTTAAAAACTTAGAATAAAGTATTAATTTCTGCTATAGATGGGGATATTACTATTTAATCTGTAATCCTAATACTCACATTCCCCATATGCTACAGGGAATGGACAACATTCTCTAACATTAAAGTTATCTGCTGTCATGGTTAGAAGTCCAACAAGTCGCTCAAACCCCAATCCACCACCAGCGTGTCTCCAACTTCCATTGCGTCTTAAATCTAAATACCAATCGAGTGGTCCCATGTCTATAGATTTCTTTTCCATATTGGAAACAATCTTATCATAGTCATCTTCACGAACCGAACTACCAATGAGTTCCCCAATAGCAGGGACGATCATATCCATACAGTTTACCACCTCTGGGTTGTCCAGATCTGCTTTCATATAAAAAGACTTCAGGTCCTTTGGATAGTTATAGATCATCAGCGGAGATTTATAGTGGTCTTCAGCCAAATATCGTTCGCAAACGCTCCCCAAATCATCCCCCCATTCAGGCATATCTTCATTGGATACTTTAAATTTTTTAGTGGATTTTGCTTTCTCCAAAATATCCAATGCTTCATCGTATGATATACGTGGATAAACACACGTTGCATATTTTTCCAACTTTTCCAATACCCCTTTCGAATAATAACCGTTTAGAAAAGCGTATTCTAAAGGACATTTCTCTAAACATTGGGTAATTACAAACTTAACCATCTCTTCTGAAATATCCATCAACTCATTAAGAGCACCAAAACTAAATTCAAATTCTACGTGACCAAATGAAGCAAGATGTCTTGAAGTTTTTGATTTTTCGGCTCTGAAAGAAGGGTTCGTGGTATAACACCTCCCTAAACCAGAGCAACAAGCCTCTAAATGCAGTTGAGAACTAACCGTTAAATATGTTTTCTGTTTAAAGAAATCTTCCGATCCAGCATTACATATATCGTCTGGTCCCACAACTTGAAATGTCTCCCCACCACCTTCACAATCCCCTGTGGTAAAAACATTGGGATCCAAATGATGAAACAGATTGTTTTGGAAAAATGTGTGGAGGGCATAGGACGCCTGGCTACGGATTTTCATAATAGCTGAAAAGTAGTTGGTCTTACATCTAATATGCTGGTATTTCCGCATCACTTCGGGTTTAACACGCCCTTTACTAATAATATAGGTTTCTTTGTCCATTATTGGACCCATATGTAAAATATCGATGATATGCAGTTCAACTGGTTCTTTAGAACTGTCTGGGGGTTTAACCAAAATTCCACGCAATTCGACTGATGCCCCTACCGATAATTTATCTATTTTAGTTTTTATAACTTGAACATCTTCTTCCTTAGCGAAATAGGTGCTGGTATCAAAAAGTACTTGAAGATTTTGTTGACTTGATCCATCATTTATAGCCATAAATGAAATTTCTCGTTGGTTTCTGTAGGTTTTAATCCAACCAGATATTTCGACAACCAAAGTATCATTATACACGGTATTTTTAACATTTTCTAGGTTTAAACTATCTAATGAGGTGAGTAAGGTTTTAATAAACATTTTTATCATACATTAAAAAATGACATCTGAATCAAATTTAATTTCTGATACTAAATGATGATACTAAATGATGATACTAAATGATGATACTAAATGATGATACTAAATGATGATACTAAAATGGACTACTTGTCGATCGTTTAATGGGGGTTTTTAATAATTGCCGTATTTTCCCTATAGCATCATCATTTTTAATTCGCTTAGTATGATTTTCGTGAATGCCTTCAGCCAGAATAGTATAAAATATAGATTTTTTATCTATATCAAATTGCTCTAAAAAACTTTTACACAAACAGTATAAATCATAACTATTTGTAATTGAATCAATTATTATTTTATTTTTTTCGGTGTTGGTTCTTGTTGATAAGGCGGGAGCTGTTTCCGTTAGAGCCTGTAAAATTAAAATGTCTTTTTCGGGCATCCATTGTTGGGATGCTGGTGTAAATGATGCTGTTTCAGTAATTATATTATAAACTGTTCCTAAATCGATTATCTTCGCGGTATATTCTTCATTTTTATAGTTATACATTAAATTATCAGGTTTTATATCCTTGTGGATATAACCTTTATCGTTAATTTCTTTCAATCCAATAACGTATTGTAAAAATATAGATACTAAAATAATATAATTATTTGGTAAATTTTCAAATCTGTATTGGACATTTTCTAAAATCATACCTCCAAAAAAGGGGGGGGATGTCGGTTTATCGAGCCAAGATTGCTGAGGTTGCCTATACACTGGATTGTCAAAATCGGGGACATTAATATATTCCAGATTCCTTCTTGCTACATCTATATCAGATGATAAAATAAATCTTCGCTCAGTTGGTTTAAATAAAAAATATTGTGTCGCTTTCATGATGTAGGGGCTGTTAAATTGGTTAATAGCCCTATATTCAGTCATTAGAGTTTTTTCATATTCGTTTTTAATTGCGGTAGTTATCCTCCCTTCGAACGTTTGTTGAAATTCAAAGACCAATTTAATTGTGTAAATGAGCCCATTATTACAAATAAACTTTAATGTTAATCCATTTGCTCCGCAAACAATAATTGTATATCTTCAGGGTTTCCTTCCATTACATTTACTCCCATCAACATTCTTTAAATTAGCAATTAAATTGTTTTTACATAACATTGCGTAAGAATAATAAGCTTGTAAATCGGTTCCTTCATAATCTATAAATTCTTGACGGTTGATATCCCCACCAATTTGTTATTGGATTTACAATTTTTAAATACATATTTATATTATTGTAATATATTTTAAAAATAGACTGTTAAAAATATATTACAATAATACTAATAATAATAATAAACTACTCTACATTATCCCATCGATCACCCGTATAAATATTATAATCCCAAATATTGCTGTTAACGATTGAATCGTACAAATCTTTTAATAAAATTAGAAAATACATATGCTTATTATTATTATAATAATAAACAATCAAATTATTTTATTTTATTGTTTATTATTATGTTTCTACACATATTTATTAATTGTTCCTAATGTTACTATATTTGATAATATTGAAGTTGTTGTTTGTCCAAAAGTTTGTTTAGGGCAATTTATGAGTAAATTGGGTGCGGTTTTTAGAATGTTTTTAATATTATTGGTATTAAATAGTTTTTTACTTTGCACATTAAATATTTTTTCAGAATTGGCTTTATCGAGCAATAAACCAAGTTCAATATCATTACCTTTAAATGATCTTGATAAAAAATTAGAGGATGTAAAACAACCCATATGTTCATTTAAAATCATTTTATTGTGTATTTTTATATCATTAAAATAGGTTATAGATAAATAGTTTTTTAATATATTTGGAGATACATTATTTATTTTAAATAAATGAATTATTTCTTTAATATATTTATGGAGTTTAGTTGTAAATATGTTTTTTTGTGATACATTCGATATATCTAACTGGATATAATTAGTAGATATAACCACACTAAATTCCTTTTTATCCTTAATATTTGATAAAATCTTATATAATAATGTTTTTAATAGTGTATTTTTTTTATAAGAAAATATATATTGCGCTTCTATATAAATATACTTATTTGCTTGATTAATGATGTGTTTAATATGTGTAATCTCATTATTAACATTTCTAAAATTACCGACATAGGGTAGTAATGCTTTAATGTCGGGATTATACTTTCCATCCATTTCATATTGTTTTTTTATATATAAAATAATCTGCTCTGGCACAGATGCGATTTTTATAGCAATTTCATCCCATACATAATTATTACAATTATATTTTTTATTGTCAGGAGATTTAATATATGAGACTCTTGTTTTATCGGTATCTACACCACCCAATAGTAATTCTTTATTATCTATTAATAATAATTTATTATGAAAATGTCCTGGTTTTTTAAAATTTTCAAGTGGTCTATATTCATATGGATACGTTTTTTTATAAAATAGATATCCCGCAAATGCTAAATTTACCGGTGCTCTATATATACAGGGACTATCTATATATTTAATATTTAAATTATGTATACTCTTTGCTTGTTTAATATGGGGATATAACACATTATTTATTAATAACATATTAATTTTAACACCTCGCTTTGAAGCATCCACAAGTATATCATAGAATGTTTCATCATTGTTAAATTTAAAATCAAAATCAAAAAGCCAGGAAAATATGTATATACTCTCTTTAGAGCTTAAAATCATATTTTTCATTTCATTAAAAATTTCTACATAATTTTCATAAATAATCATTTAATATAAATCTATATTTTATAATATAGATTTATATTAGTTTAAATTTATATATCTATATATTATATAGATATGCCGAGGAACGTCAGAATAGGATTTCCATTTGGATGGCGTTGGGGGGACTTTTAAGGACGTAAAGGTAATTATGACCTCAGTGGTTATAGTGTGGATGCTGGAACAGTAAAGAATATAGGATTCTCGACGGATTCATATAGATATTCAACACTTGCTTTGGGACCGCCTTATACATTAAAATTTTCCGTGCATAATATTAATTATAATTTTAATGTTTTAAATACAAATTTATCGATTGGATATGGATTTTATGGGCGCCTAGATGAAGAAGAAGTGGAAAAACTAAAAAGTAATCAAATATACATTAAAATAGATATTCCATTTGAAACAGCTATTTCGTATATACCGTCATCGTCATTTGAACCATATTTTGGACTCCATAGGGTTAAATTCGATTCAGATTTTTCAAATTATTCATTAATATTTGAAGGCGGTATTAAAGTGACTTTTTAAAAATAAATTCTATTAAGATTCTACATTTATAAATTTAGATTTATTATTATAATAATTTAAAAATTGATTTATATTATAAAATATAAATCAATTTAAATGAACTATTCGGAAGTATCGAAAGAGTTAACTGGTATATTATCTAAGGCGGTTAAAAAAAATAATGGAATTTATTTTACACCACCTTCAACAATATATAAAAATTTAGCACTACTACAACCATATTTTACAGATATTAAAACTGTTTTAGAGCCCTCTTGTGGTTCAGGTGAATATATATTAGCATTGGATAAACTATATCCAAACATAGATATAACCGGTATAGAATTTAATGAGGTTATATATAATTCGATTAAAAACCTTGCTTCCAAAAATATAGTTATTAAACACCAGGATTATTTAACCTATTCTGCTGATATTGGGTATGACCTCATAATCGGAAATCCTCCCTATTATGTAATGAAAAAGGAACAGGTTGATACGATATATCATCCATATTTTGATGGACGTCCGAATATATTCATATTATTTATTATTAAATCTATAGGATTATTAAATACGAATGGTATTTTAAGTTTTGTGCTTCCAAAAAACTTTACAAATTGTTTGTATTATAATAAGACTAGGGAATATATTTCTAAAAAATATCAAATTCTAACGATTGAACATTGTAATGATACATATTTAGAAACAGGTCAAGAAACTATAATTTTAATAATAAAAAACCAATCTAATATAGATAATAGTGCTTTTGTGAAACAAATTAATAAATATACCATATTTGGTTCTAAATCTAATTTAGAACATTTAGAAAGTCTTTATAAAAATTACAAAACGTTGGATCAAATGGGATTCTTAGTAAATATTGGGACTGTTGTATGGAACCAATGTAAAGATATTTTAACAGATAACAGCGACGAAACTCGATTAATTTATAGTTCCGATATTAAAAATAATCAAGTAGGACTGTTTGAATTTCCCAAATTTAAAAAGAAACAGGGGACTAATGAACTCATCCCTAATCCTAAAAAAAATTACATAAAAAAAAAGGGTATTAAAGGTCCTTTATTAATTATAAACAGAGGTTATGGGGTAGGTGAATATCAATTTAATTATAGTTTATTAGATATCCCAACCAGATTTCTTATAGAAAATCATTTAATGGTTATAAAGTTTAAAAATAAACTTCCCAAATCAATACTCTTAAATTTATACAATAAAATAATAAAATCCTTTAAAGATCCCCGTAGCCAGGCGTTTACAGAGTTATATTTTGGAAACAATGCGATAAATACAACCGAATTAAATCATATTATGCCTATATATCAAGATATTTGAACTAGTAGTAAGGGGAAGAGAAATCAAGATATTTGAAATGCTGGAAAAGCAATACCATTTCCATTTTTCCATCTTAACAGGACATTTATTTTTTTTTTATTTATACTAATACATTCATAGCGAGATTTTGAAGGGTTTTTTGTAACACTCTCTATTTTATAATCATTAATATCTACGTATTCAATATTAAATTTATTATTACTGTACAGCATATAGATTTTATTTTTTTGTGTTGTGTATAAATAATTAGATAATTTTTCTATATCTAAGTCTGTCTGAGTTATAAATGAAGCTATACTTTTTTTAGAAATATCCTTACAAAAATTATAAAATTTAACAGCGGTGTCATCATTGGTATATTTGCTGCTAGATTTACACCCCTTATAGTATAGTTCTTGGTATTCTTTTAAACAACGGGGATTATTGGAATGAATTTGTGCTATATAATTTTCTTTAGAAGGCAAGGGAAATTTAGCTACATCAGACAATTCTTTTAAATATGAATCATAATAATAATTTTCGAATGATTTGTTTAAATATTGGCTGGGTTTCATAGGTGATACGAATTGGGGGGCATTTTGTAAAGTGCTTGCGTTAAATTTAAGTTCTATATTAAACTCTTGAATAGTATCACCATTATATGTTTTTATAATAAAATCATAATGATACATTCTACCTCCCTTATGTATACATTCTATTTTATCAAACTTATTATTTAATATGTGGATAAAGTTAAATAGGGAGGTTTTTAATCTGGTCCATTCATTAGCATTTGTATTTGCGGTTGTATTAGCATCTGTATTAGCATCTGTATAAAATTCTGCTGGGATTTTATTATTTATAATGGCTCCAATTATATTTTCTCGTATTTTATTATTTTTATCATTTGCGTGTTTGGAAGATTTTCTAAATGTATTAATATTATTGTAATGAAATATAGATTTATTATATTTAATAAATCTTGATAAAATTGGATGATTCATATGTTTATAATAATAATTATAATATTTGAATCATATTTATTATAATCATTCATAAATATATTAGGTTGATTCTACATTAATAAATATAGATTTATCATTTAGTAATAAATATAAATCATTTATTAAATAATCTGGCGTGTTTTGCGACTTTATAATACCTTTTTTTATTAATTTATTTCTTTGTCTGAAAGATACAGCATTTTTAGGGGATCTTTTTCTAACAGGTGTATTATTTTTTGGGGATATCGTTCTAGCTGGTGTATTATTTTTTGGGGATCTTTTTCTAACACGTGTATCATTTTTACTTAATGGTTGCTTTTTTATTTCTCTACTGAGTGTATTATTTTTTGGGGATATCTTTATAGTAGGTATATTATGCTTAGGGGATATTTTTCTATATGCTGTATTATGTTTACTTGATTTTTCTCTATATGCTGTATTATGATTAGGGGATATTTTTCTAACAGGTGTATCATGTTTACTTGATTTTTCTCTATATGCTGTATTATCTTTACTTGATGGTTGTATTTTTCTTATAACAGGTGTATTATGATTAGGTGATTTTTCTCTATATGCTGTATTATGGTTAGGGGATATTTTTCTAACTAGTTCATTATCTTTAGGGGATATTTTTCTAACAGGTGTACTATGTTTATTTGGCGGTTGCATTTTTCTTATAACAGGTGTATTATGATTAGATGATTTTTCTCTATTTGCTGTATCATTTTTAGAGAATTTTTCTCTATATGCTGTATTATGGTTAGGGGATATTTTTCTAACAGGTGTATTATGTTTATTTGATGGTTGCATTTTTCTTATAACAGGTGTATCATTTTTAGATAATTTTTCTCTATATGTTGTATTATCTTTAGGGGATTTTTCTCTATATGCTGTATTATGATTAGGTGATTTTACTCTATATACTGTATCATTTTTAGGAAATATCTTTTTAACTGGTATATTAACTTTACTGGATGATTGCTTTTCTCTTTCTCTTATAACAGGTGTATTATCTTTAGGGGATTTTTCTCTATATACGGTATTATGTTTATTTGATGATTGCATTTTTATTTCTCTATATGCTATATTATTTTTACTAGATAATTGCCCTTGCCCTTGCAATTGCTTTTGTTCTTGCCCCCCACCTCTTTCTCTAAATGATGGTTCATTTTTAGGAGACATTTGGCGTCCAAGTGTAATGGTATTTTTAGGGGACATTTTCCGTCCAAGTGTATTATTTTTAGGGGACATTTTCCGCCCAAGTGTATTATTTATAGGGGACATTTTCCGCCCAAGTGTAATGGGATTTTTTATAACCGGTAATTGACGATCGTGAGTTTTATTTTTTAGTATACTTTTATTATCGGTATCCAAATTTATTTTAATTTTTTTATTTGCCATAATAATATTAATGTAATTATATTAATTAATATATTTTAATTACATTAATATTAAAATTTGATTAAATAAAAGTTTTTATTTAATAAATTAATAATGTCAAATAATTTTTCGTGGAAACAGGATACATGGAAAATAATCAAGGAACTAATTAAACAAGATAATTTTCTTATAGAACACCAGTTAAATTCTTACAACAGTTTTTTGGATAAAGATTTGGGAAATTTAATTGAACAATTTAATCCATTGGTTTTAAATTACGATTTTACAAAAGACCAACTCTTTTATAAAATAAAAGAAGATTCATCATTTAAAACATATTTATCCGATGAAACATTATTTAAATGGACTGAATTTACAGATTATGAAGAGTTGCATAGGTTAGTATCTACGTTATTAAAACTTGAAAATACAAATAAAACTATGGAGCTTTCATCGCAATTAAAAAATAATACAGACGATATTATAATAATAGATAAATTTATAGAAAAACATATTGATATAAAAAAAATAGATGTTCAGGCTCATCGGTATGAATTAGAAATATATATTGATTCTATAAAGATTGTCCCCCCAGTAATTCATGAAAATAATGGAACACAGAAAATTATGTATCCTATGGAAGCCCGTATACGAAATTTTAGTTATGTATCTAATGTTTCGGTTGATATACGGTACAAGACTAGAACCCGGGTTGGAGAAGGGTTTAAAACTATAATAGAGTCAGAAACACAGACCATTAATAAAGTGCATTTATGTCAATTACCGATTATGTTAAAATCCAAGGCCTGTGTATTAAGTTCTGTATCGGCAAATACACCTAAAAGTTATGAAGAATGCGAATATGATGAAGGTGGGTATTTTATTATCAATGGTAGTGAAAAAGTATTAATTAGTCAAGAAATAATGGCAAACAATAAGATATATATATTTCCAAACAATCGTAAACAATCCAAATATTCTCACATTTGTGAAATAAAATCATTAGAAGATAAGAAATTTTTAACTCCTAAAAATATACAGATAAAAATCACATCTAAAGAGGATTTATATGGCAATTTAATAAAAGTGTCTATACCACATATTAGGGTAGATATACCATTATTTGTCGTATTTAGGATTTTGGGTATAGAAACTGATAAAGAAATTATGGATTATATATTAATAAATTGTGATACAGAAACGAAACAAAAATATTCTCAAATTCTAAGGGGATCTTTGTATGAAGGATCCGCGGTTACGACAAGATCTTTAGCTGAAGACTACATATCTAAATATGTGAATATGATGGGTTATAATCGAGATGAATCCGAAAATAAAAGAAGGCTGATTTATTTGAATGATATATTAATAAATGATTTATTACCACACGTAGGGAAAAATTTTAAAAAGAAGGCGTATTTTTTGGGATTAATGGTTAAAACATTGTTAGATGTATATTCGGGTAAGAGGAAATATGATAATCGCGACAGTTATTGTAATAAAAGAATTCAAACGGCTGGTAGTTTGATGTTAGATATATTTAGACAGTATTATACGAAGTTTATAAAAGATACAAAAACGCAAATAAATAAGGAATTTATTAATGGAGCTTGGAGGGCGGGTAACGATTTTAGCACCATCGTTAATAAAAGTAATATACATAAAATATTTAAATCAAACACATTAACAACAGGTATTAAATATTCACTGGCAACTGGTAATTGGGGATTAAAAGCTGCGTTAAATAAACAAGGAGTGTCCCAAGTATTAAATAGATTAACGTACAACTCGTCGTTATCTCATTTAAGAAGGGTAAATATACCCATTGAAAAGAATTCTAAATTGGTAGATCCCAGAAAATTAAATGCTACCCAATTTATGAGACTATGTCCTGCGGAAACACCTGAGGGTGCGTCAGTAGGGATAGTTAAAAATGCGGCTTTATCGAATCATATTACAAATTATAGTAATATAGAATCTATAATTCATATTTTAGAACAAGAATATACCAAATCTATATCTGATTATGAGCCATATGAAATTAAATCTGAAACAAAACTATTTGTGAATGGCGATTGGTTATTTTTAACAGAAGAACCCGAACTATTGGTAAATAAATTGAAGGGCTTGAGGCGATGTGGAATAATAAATATATATGTGTCGATTATTTGGGAAATTAGTACTAGCACCATATATATATACAGTGATTTGGGGAGATCTTGCCGCCCATTATATATATTAGATAATAATAAATTTAGAATAGATGGATCTATTATCGACGACATAGATAATAAAAAAATCTCTTGGAATAATTTATTATGTAAAAGTTTAAATAATACAACTATACATAACACCGATGTAACAAATTCTGTGGAGGAAGGGGTAATCGAATATGTGGATGTTGAAGAAGAAAATACGTGTATGGTAGCGATAAATTCTAATAAATTGGATGATGTTGCCAAAAAGGTTATTAAATATAAATATACGCATTGTGAAATACACCCTTGTTTACAAACTGGTGTATTAGCATCGATTATTCCGTTCTCAGATCATAACCAGTCCCCCAGAAATACGTATCAATCTGCTATGGGTAAACAGGCTATGGGTATTTATGCCACAAATTATAGGTATCGAATGGATACTCTTGCCAATGTGTTGAATTATCCACAATTACCAATTGTTAATAATAAACTTATAAAATATTTACCCTCCAATAATTTACCGTGTGGAATAAATTGTATAGTAGCAATCGCATCCTATTCGGGTTATAATCAGGAAGATTCAGTGTTGATGAATAAAAGTGCTATTGATAGAGGACTTTTTAATTCGGTCTTTTACCGAACCTATAAAGATGAAGAGAAAAAATCCCAATCATTGGGATCGCAGGTCCAGGAACAATTTAAAATACCTGATAAAGATTTAACATTGGGACTTAAAGGGCATAATTATTCCCATCTGGACGAGGATGGTATTGGGAAACTCGATGATTATGTGTGTGAAAATGATGTTATAATTGGAAAAGTAACTCCTTATAAAACAAAAGATAAGAATTTATTCAAATGTTCAAGCACTTCGATAAGACCTAATGAATCTGGATTTATTGACAAAAAAGTAATATCGCGAAACAGTGATGGGTATAAATTTGTAAAAATTAAGGTTAGATCTAATAGAAAGCCTACTATCGGTGATAAACATTCGAGTAGACACGGACAGAAAGGGACTGTTGGAATGATATTTAATCAGGAAGATATGCCCGTTACAAAAGATGGGATTGTTCCAGATATTATTATGAACCCACACGCTGTTCCAAGTAGAATGACTATTGGTCAAATAGTTGAATGTATAACAGCTAAAACAGGTCTAAGTTTAAATCTGTTTGGTGATGCCACTAACTTTAGTGATAAAAAATTGCCCGAATTGGGCGATATTTTAGAAACAGTTGGATTTAATCGGCACGGTGAAGAGGTATTATATAATGGTCAAACAGGTAGACAGTTAAAGGTAAATATTTATATTGGTCCAACATATTATCAAAGATTAAAACATATGGTAGAAGATAAAATTCATTCAAGATCCACTGGTCCAAACGTTATTTTAACGAGACAGCCGGCTGAAGGTAGGTCGAGGGATGGTGGTTTAAGGTTTGGGGAAATGGAGCGGGATTGTATTCTGGCACACGGAACGGCTCAATTCCTGAAAGAAACATTGCAAGATAGATCGGATAATTATAGAATGTATTTATGTAATACATGTGGTTTAATTGGAATAGTAAATTCAGAAGAAAATATATATGCGTGTAAAAATTGTGAAAACTACAGCCATTTCAATGAGGTTCGAGTCCCATATGCGATGAAATTATTTATACAAGAATTAGAAAGTATGTCTATAGCACCCAGATTATTTACGGATTAAGTAGTATTTCATTATTATAATATTATAATATTATAATGGATGGTTGAAGATGATGGGTTATTTAATGATAAGGGTTTTACACTTAGTTTATTATTACTATTAACTATATATAATAGCATAAACAAGCAATTTGGAAAAGATAAATTAGAAGTACATATTAATTATTTTATTTTATTTATATTATATAAATCGATTGGTGTATATGATAAAGGCATAAATGTCCAATATATATATAAACCGGTATCCACAAAATCATACAACATATTTTACAGTAAAAAATATAAATATATAGATTTTTTTTTTAAGTTAAATACAAAAATTAGAAATAAATTAAAAAACTATGTAGATGATAAAAATATATTTTTATACAGCGATTATAAAAACTATTTGGATTGGTTTACGGGGAGTGTGCAACATATAATAATGGGTAAATTAATTAGCAAAGAACAGCGTAAAACACCTCTCGATACAAAAAGAATATTATTTTTATATAAATTAGAGGTAGTGTATGATTTAACTAATATTTTAAATATTTATATAGAATTTATAAATAATGTGGGGGCCGAGAATACATTTATTCTTAAAGGGGCTTCATTTTTTTTTACCACCGTTCATTTTTTATCTATATTTATTATAGCTGTTTTAAATGAAACTGAGATTGCTGCACTTAATGAGGTTTTTTTAGAATTTAGCAACTTATTATTATCAGACGCGGGATATATTATGCTAGTATCTACTATAATTACTTTAATTATGGGTGTCTATACTGATACGTCAACCGATAAAACTAAAAAGATAACAAATTTAATAATTTATATAATTATTACAGTATATTACATACGATTCTTCGCAGCATTCAAGCATATAAAACGCATCGATGGTTTAAATTTAGACAAAGACACTAAAAACCAAACTAAATATAGTTTGTATGCGATATATATTTACAGTTTTCAACCAGTAGTTCTGATATTATTAGATAAGTTGGGGATTAAATAATATCAATTTTTATAAAAATTGATTATAAAAATTGAATTTATAATTAATAATAATGGAATCAATAGCCGAATTTGACTATCAACATAGAATAGATATTATTAAAAAAAATATAGATACAAAAATAAATAATAAATTAATACTTTCCGATATAAACAATTTAATAATAGACATTAAACTAATTTCCAAAATGCATACAGGCTTAGTCTATTTATACTATTTAAAAGGACATATTACGAAAGATAATGTGTATTTTATTACGGCCAGAGATATTTATATACACCATTATAAAAAGAAAGATAATATTCTAACACGTGAATTAGATTGGATGCATTTGACATTTTCGATTGATCGATTTTATAGCATGCTTCACTATACAGATTTACATTTTATACCTACATTTGAAAAAGATACTTATACAATTGATAAACAACATAGATATATAGTAAAACAAGGGGAACATGTAAAATATCAATATGAAATTATGGGAAGTTTAGGCAAAGGAGCATTTAGCAATGTGTATAAATGTACTGATCATAAAACACAAAGCATAAAAGCGTTAAAAATAATAAGAAATGAGCCTACATATAATAAACAAGTTAGTACTGAAATAGAGATTTTAAAACAATTGGAAGGATCTCCACATATATATACATTATTAGATTCTTTCACATTTAGAAAACATTTTTTCCTTGTGTTTAATATTTATAAAAATAATTTATATCAAGAATTAAAACAACGCAATTTTAACCCATTTTCTTATACTCAAGTAAAACAAGTAACATATCAATTATTAATTGTTTTGGAAACATTGCTAAAATATAAAATTATTCACGCAGATCTTAAACCTGAAAATATAGTTATAGATTATATAGACTCTAACAGTATAAAAATAAAAGTAATTGATTTTGGTTCATCCACTTATCAACACGATAAAATACACACCTACATCCAATCCAGATATTACCGCGCACCCGAAATCATGCTTGGTTGTAAGTATGATATGGGAATTGATTTATGGTCAGTAGGTTGTATTATGTATGAATTAATTATTGGGAAAGCATTATTTAGTTCGAAAAATGAAAAAATCTTAATTCAAAACCATTATAACTTTCTTGGTGAGTTTGATAATTGTTTTATTAAATCTATAACTAATAAAACAATTATAAAAGATTTATTTTGTTGGACAGAACCTTATAAAAAATTAGATACATTAGTGTTGCATCAATCTTTTTATAATTTACTTAAAAAAATATTTAAATGGGATTCAAATAAAAGAATATCCATAAAGGATGCTCTTAATGATCGCTACATTATTGAGAAGTTTCCGACCGCTCAGTTTTATTAACCAATATAACTTTTTTAGTAGGATGTTCGCATAACAGAGGACCACCTTGAATACCAGTTACATTGATTGCTGTTTTTTTACCACCTTCCAACGTATCTTCCAAAAAACTTACATATTCACCATCAATTAACGTTTTGTATGTATCATCAGATACATTTATACCAGAATAATGAACAAAAATATCATCATTTGATTCTAAATTAGTTATAAACCCGAAACCCTTTTTATTATTAAACCATTTTACTGAACCTAAACACTGTGTCATTTTTACTATAATATAATATATATTATTAATCTTTAAATAATTATACGATTATAAATAATAAATAATATCTTTAGTATTTAAATGAAGTTATATAATAGCATTTTTTATAGTATTTTATTAATTATATCTATTGTATTTATATTACATTATAGAGAGTTTTATAAAGTAAATAATACCTATGAAATATTGAATATTAATAATAAATTAACCAATTATAATAAGTATATTCGGGAAAAATTACCAATCATATTTACAAAAAATATAGATATAGATGATATAATATCCCCTATAACGATAAAAAAATATACTATAAAAAATTTAGATTATAATAATTATTTATGCCATACAAATGATCTATTATTTATAGTTGTAAATGATGCTATAATTATTAATATTTCAACACCAATCGAATCTAGTAAATTTAAACAGGTGTCTAGTAAAGGAACGGAAAAGGGAAAGGAAGGAGCAATCACATCATTAAAAAATATAAATAATACGTACGATTATAAATACATACAACTAAAATTAAATAAAAATAATATTTTATCTATACCGAGATATTGGGTATTTAAAATATTAACATTAAACCCTAATATTGATATTTATTCCTATGATACATTATTTACTAGGATATTTAATTTAGTTTAGTTTAAGTTTAAGTTTAGTATAATAATAATAATAATAATAATAATAATAATTTAATAATAATAATTTAATAATAATAATTTAATAATAATAATTATAATATAAAGAATACTATTATATTATAATTAAGTATGGGTGGTGGATTATTACAATTATCCGCATATGGGTCTGAAAACGAATATATTAATGGTAATCCTCAAATAACATTTTTTAAAACTGTTTATAGAAGATATACTAATTTTTCGATTCAATCAATCGAAATTCCATTGGAAGGAAGCCACGAATTATCTTATGAAAATACAATAAAACTAAAAACTAAAATTCCAAGAAATGCCGATTTAGTAAAAAATATTTTTTTAGAATTTACGTTGCCTGATATTTTTTCATCGGAGGAAGATGAATTTTTCTGGGTTAGAGGCATTGGACCAAGTATGATTAATTATATAGATATATTTATAGGTGGGAATAAAATTGAACGAATATCTGGTAAATATATATGGAACATAAATAACTTAACAACTAAAGGTGATAAACAATTTTTAGTAGATAAAATGATTGGAAATGAAAGTGATTTATCATATACACATTTAGATAATAATAGGTATGTTGGTTCCGATAATACCAAATATAAGTGCAATAAAAAAATCAGTAAATTTTATAAAACACATCCCAGCATATTTGGACGTGTTTTAACTATACCCATACCTTTTTGGTTTACAAAAAATACTGGATTAGCCGTCCCACTTATTAGTTTACAATATCACGAAATTAATATAGAAATTGACTTTAAACCAATTAAAGATTTATACACGATTAAAAAAAAGGATAAGATGTATTACTACTATAAAAATAATGAACACTATATGGCTAAAGAAGGGGGGCAAGGGCAAGGGGGGCAAGAGCAAGGGGAGCAAGGGGAGCAAGGGGAAGAAGAATCCTACAACGCCCCCAATTTTCAATCAGATCATATAGAATGTGAAGGGGACCAGGAGGAAGAGGAAGAGGAAGAGGAAGAAGATGGGGAGGTAGAGGAAGAGGAAGAAGAAGAAGATGGGGGGGTAGAAGAAGACGATGAATCCGAAATAAATATGTGTATAGCGGAAAATGATACATCTAAATTAACTTTTAATAATCTAGATAAAAACTCAATGTATAATAAAAAATTTCAATCTAATACATTAAAAGATTCAGTTAAACATAACGGTAGTAAATTTATCAATAAGATAATACCAGTTAAAAATAAATTATCAAATATAGATAGTTGGGATTTGGATTCTTCGACGACTATAAATGATACAATTACAGAAGAATTTAATATAATGACGGATAGTTTATTAAATACCAACGATAGTTCATTAATTGGCGACAATACTTCATTAAATACCAACGATAGTTCATTAATAAATAGTAATAGTGTGATAACGGATACTTCATCGAATATAAATACAAATAATCATATAGCATTTAATAATTCATTTCAAAAAAAACTTAATACCTTAGAAAATAAAGTGTATAATATAACCGATGTGAGGGAAAATGCATTTTTAGAAGATAATTTAGGGGAATATACCACATATGTTAGGAAAAAACCAGAATCTAATAAAAATGACCATATAAGTAATTTTATATATGGTGATTATAGAGAAGCAACATGGGATCATAATGCAACGTTAATTGTAGAATATATATTTTTAGATATAGATGAGCGGAAAATATTCGCAAAACAAGGGCAAGAATATTTAATAGAACAAGTGGTAACAATCGAAACATTGGACATATTACCTAAATCGCAAATCTGTTTAGAATTATATCACCCTGTAAAAGAAATTTTATTTACTTTTAATAGAAATGATAACGATCAGCGAAATGAGTGGTTAAACTACACCTCTTTACCACATAATATAACGGATAAATCGAAAAATTACCAGTATTATTTACAGAATGGTTGGTGGTTTGATTGTTGCGAAACAGCCCAATTAAACCCTATAAAAATTAACATTAATAATGAGGACATCGAATGTGACCGGTTTCAGGAATTATTATTTAGATATGGTCCCTATGGTGAAGCAGGTGATCCATCCAGTATATTATTGGATTTTAACATAGAAAACACACAGAGTCTGTATACATTAGAAGAAATTAAAGAATTTAAACAAGTATGGTTATTTACAAAAGCTTGTTGTATACCAATTATAGATAAATATAATTTTAATAACTATGTATTAAATCCATTAAAAACAATGGAAATAAAATTCAATGGATCGGTAAGAGAAGATAGAAAAACATTTAATTATTATTCCTACATACAGCCCTATATGTATCATACAAAAGCGACGTGTGAGCCAATATATACATATTCGTTCTCATTAGAACCCGAAAAATACCAACCCTCTGGAAGTTGTAATTTTTCAAGATTAAATAATATAGTTTTTGATATAGAATTACAAGAAACGCCTATAAATACAGCCAATGTTAAATTAGGTAAAAATGTATCTAGAGACTATGAATACAATGCTGAATTTTATATAGTTAATTATAATATATTACGAATTAGTAATGGGATGGCAGGAACTGTATTTAGTAATTAAGCAACCATTTGAGCTTTAATATTAGGATGTGGATAATAGGACGTTATATTAAAATCATCAAACGTGTAATCTTCGATATTGTCTTGTTTATTAATTTTCAGACAAGGAAATTGGTATGGCTTTCTCAACAACTGCGTCTTTACTTGTTCTATATGATTGGAATAAATATGGGCATCACCTATAATAATAATAATTTTCCCAGGGATATAATTCGTTTTAGTAGCAATTATATATGTTAATAGAGCTGTTGAGGCAATATTAAAAGGGACCCCTAAAAATAAATCCCCGGATCGTTGGTACATTTGGCAATCGATATACTTACCATTTCTAACATAAAATTGATATGATACGTGGCAGGGCGGTAAAGCCATTTCTTGTAACTGGCACGGATTCCAAGCAGTCATAAATATTCTTCTTGATGTTGGATCATTTTTTATTAAATCTATACAATTTTGTAATTGGTCAATCCCCTTATCAGTATAATCTTCATCAGGTCCTTTATATTCGGCATTAAAATGTCTCCACTGAAATCCATATATAGGTCCACATGTGCCTTCGTCATAATGGTTTAATCCAATACTGTCTAAATAATCGCGGGTACTGTTACCACTCCATATTTTAACATTATTTTTTTCCAATTCTTTTGAATCTGTTTTAGAATTAATAAACCAAAGTAGTTCATGAACAATCCCTTTCCAATATACTTTTTTAGTCGTTAACAATGGAAAGTATTCGGTAATATTAAATTCCATTTTAACCCCGAATTTAGAAATAGTGGTTGCATTGCGGGTTTCCCGTATATCACCATTTTTTAAAACATCTGCCAATATATTCAAATACTGTAATTCCTCATCATTTTTATAAATAGTATTTTTTATAATATTACTATATTTATTAATTGTAAATTTTAAAGATGGTATTATAGAAGCATCAGCTAAACATTTAACATCATTTTCGGTGTATGATGCCACAAGATCAATCGTATAATTTTCTATATTTATGGTTGGAAAAAAAGTATCAGCTGGTATATTTTTTGGGGTAATTATATCGGTTAGATACATAGAATCAAACAAACTATTTTCTATAAAATAATTATATAGTGAAGCCCCTCCGATTACATATAAATTTTCAACAGCATCATTCGAAAAAGAATAAATAATAGCTTGGTCGATCGTATTAAATACATAGGTATTTAAATGCTTTTCTGCTTCTTCTTTTATAGATTCATAATGATTGTTTGAAACAATTAAATTAATTCTATTTTCCAATGGACGGTATTTTTTAGGAATAGATAAAAATGTATTTCTACCCATTAAAACAGCATTTTTTAAGTTGAGATTTGAAGTATCCGTTGTTGTTTTTTTAAAAAATTGCATATCTTTTTTTAATTGAAACAGTAATTTATTATCAAAGCCGATAGCATTATCGGTAGTTTTACAACATATTAGATGAATTTGCATAGTATAGTATAAATATATAAAAGGTTTAATTTTATATATTTATAAATATTTATTTGGGAATATTTTTGGGATACGTTTGTATAGTTAATAATTTATTAATTTTACTAGTTCTAATAGTAATTTTATCTATAATAATATCAATTTTAGAACATATAGATATATCTTCTACATAAGTTAGTTTAAGATTTTGTAATCCTTTAACAGCATTTACGAGTTCACTGGATAATATTTGCAATTGTTGTGAATTATCTGTTTTAAAATAATTTTCTGGAACAACTCTTTTATAATAATAATTATTATCAACATTAATATCAACCGTATTTTGAATTTCAGAATTATAAATTTTATCTATAGTAATAAATGTTTGATCTATAATACGTTCAATCGCATCCATTGTATGTATTCTGGAATTATTATTCCACCATCTTTTAACACATTGTGTAAAATCGGTTGGGTCGATCATTAATAAATCACCATTTTGAGTTAGTTTATCAGTAGGTTTTATATTAGAAAGAATTTTAAGATTAGTTAAAATGGTTTCGGTTGTTAAGTTTTCCAGTTTTATTTCATTCTCTATATTTTTATTCTCCATATTATATATTATAATATAAAAATAATAATCTTTATATTATTATTTTATTATTTCCAATGTAATGTACATATAATAATATAATTAAATTAATACTGGGATAATATATATTCTTTTCAATATTATAATATTTTAATATTACAAATATTAAAAAGAATATTGTAGCACTATTATATATTATCCCCAATATAATTAAAAACCACTATCAATCTAGGGCATAATCCGTATTAGCAATGATGTTAATTTGTGCGAATAATTAACTATTTACACAAATTAACATCAATTAACATCAATTAACATCAATTTAAAAAAAATTTGATTACATCGTATTTATAATTACTTAAAAGTATAACAAAACAATATATCATAGCAATGAGTCACGAAAATCAATCAGTAAGCGTTCCAGTTCCAGAAATCCAAGAATCTAGTGTTAAAAGTATTTTAAATCAACTTATCGAAGAGTCTACAAATATGCAGACTAGTCATAAACTTTGGCATAATAGTTTAAAACAATTGTCTAAAGAAATGGATAAAGAAGTTAAAAAAGTAATTAAATCCAGGCCTAAGCGAAAGGTTGTTCAGAAGCCACAAAAGGTTACTGATAAGATGCAAAAGTTTATGAAGAAGTATCCACCGGCTCTTGATGAAGGTGTTGAATTGGAGCATAATGGTTTGTACACTCGACAAATTATGATGAAGGCTGTATCTGGTTATATTAAATCCGCTAATATCCAAAATCCTGAAAATAAGAAACAATGGGCAAAAGATAAGGTTCTCACGCCGATCTTTGGACTTAAGGATGATTGGTATACATTTATGCAAATTAATGGACTATTGTCAAGAGTTGTAATTAAGGATGTTGTTGAGGCAGTGGCAGAAACAGCACCAGTATCCGCTTAAATTTTAAAAAAATAAGATATTATACTATAATATTATCTTATTTCCTTTCCTTTCCCTTCCCTTTATCTTTATTTTTTCTTTCAAATAAGATAGTAATACTATCTTATTTTCATAATTATTATTATTCTATAATAATAATTATGAAAATATATTTTTAATACCATTTTTAATATTTTTTGTTAAAGTCGATGTCGATTGAATAACATTTATGGCTGAATCGTATATCGATTCGATTTTCTCATCTGTTTGGTTTGAATTAGACAATCCTTTTGCCTTTTTATGGATATAATCGATAACTTCCCCTGTATAGGTTTTAGAATTTCGTACAATCTTATAATTAAACTGAATTTCAGCATCTTTATAATTTTCAGTAGGTATAAAACGATCTAAAACCTGTTTTTTTATATAGTCTTTTGTAATCGCATTATCTTCTAATTCGCTTAATTCGAGCAACAATGTATAAAAAATATTAGTATGTTTTCTTAAGCAATTGTAAGCCTGTGAGCAATATAATTTAAAATCGGTATAATATTTACTATTTAAACCACCCATGGCATCGATCATTTCAGACGTAATTCTAAACTCAGGAGCGATCAATTTGGGGTCAATGCCCAAAATATAGCCAAAATCTATATTAAAAATATAGCCTTCATGTGTGATCATTATATTATCTAAATGACGATCCCCTATTCCAAGTAAATAACTTATAACACAATAGGAAGCACAACTTTTTGTAAAATTATTTCTTAATTGTTTTACAGTAATATCTGGGTTTTTCTCCATAATAAAATTTTGTATACTAAAATTATGAATTTCTTTAATACCATACAGCGTATATGAATTATTAACAAATTCTATATACCCATATTTATTTGATACAGGCAATATATTGTAAGTTGTTATATTTAGATCTAGTTCTAAATCCTTTAGTAAAAAATAATTAATTAATTTAATTATTGACATAATGATATATTCTTTCCGTATATCTTCTTTTTTTATCATTATTTGATACAACTCTTTATTATTTGAGTAGAAGGGTATTATAAGGGGTTTTGTTTTAGAATTTATAATGGCGATATTATCTACATCAATTTTAGTTATTTTTTTTAAAATATTAATGGGTAAATATAGATTATTACTAATAAAATAATTATTATTTCGGAAATGATTCATAACATCTGGTTTAATATCATTCGATTCATCAATAATTTTTATTATATTGTTCGTAAAATCATATGTTGAAATAAATAAAGCATATTTATCCTTATTAAATGAATTAATTAAATTCTTACGAATAGTGGCATACAAGTTATTATATTTAATAGTGTGAATATTATTTGTGAGTAACCAAAAATAAATATTCGAAAATTCAATTGACTCTTTACTTTTATTCATTAAAAAATCCGTAAAACATTTTAAGATATCGGGATGGTCGCTGTAAAACCTCAGTTTATAAACTAAATTATGTAAATAGAATAATAGAATATCTGAATCTAGGCTGGCAATACTCTCCAATAAATAGTTCACTATTGCATAACTGTATATATTTTTGTTTAAACATATAATTATATCTTCTATATTTAATGTATGTTTACACAATGATTTACACAATAATTGGGAACATTTTTTAAACCGATCTTTCTTAATTATATCTATTAATTTAGTATCGCTTATTTTTAGTGTATCATATAGGAGAATTAAATGTACCCCCCACGATGAATGACCCGAAAAAGCATCAATATTATTATATATAATGTTTACATCTTTTTTATTGTATACAGTTGTTGGTAAATAATATTGAATATCTCTAAAATATGAAAAATAATAATTAGCAATCTTATTCCATGATTTACATACTAATGAGATTGTAAGATAATCTTTTAATGTTAAGGGTAGAAGATCAAATACTTTAATTACTTTTACCAATTCTAATAAATTATATATATCTGTATAGCACGTTTGACAAACACGTTGAATTGTTTTAGTTTTTAAGTAGTCTATTATATTCCGGCCCCATAGGTTGTGTTCCTCTAAATGATTTACATAATCCGGAATTTTACACCAAAAATTAGAACATAACCCGCAAAATATCTTACCACAACTTCTACAATGATGTTTTCTATTTAAAATTGTAAATTTAGTGTTACATTTATAACAATTCTCTATATTTTTATCTTTTATCCAGGTATATGCTTTCCTATTTTCTAGATAATGTGTGTTAGATACAACTTCTTTATCTATTAACATAGATAATTCTAATTTATTCATAATTAATATAGATAAACACTTTATTTTTATATTATTTTATTAATAATATATTTAGATATTCACAGGTTTTAGATATTCATAGGTTTTTATTAATTTCATAATAATACATTATGAAATTAATAATAATAATGTATTGTGCTAATTAAATTTCCCCTTCCCTTCCCTTCACCATAGAAAGAAGAGTTTCATTACCAAATTCGGTTACATTTTATTCTGCGTATTATTTTATAAATACACGGCATAAAATAATTTAAATTAATATACATTTATAATATATATGAAAGATTTACCATACCTAGAGGATGTCTATAAATTACATTTTACTAATATTAAAAATACATTGTTTTCAAATGAATCTAATAATAAAGTTAGAGTCTATATATTATCTATTATTCACATCATTGGAACTCTGGTGCTTCAATGGGGTATATTTTTAAAACCAGACTATTTATATTACTATTTTATATATTTATTTTTAATATTTATTTCCTACTACATTTTTGATAACAGATGTTTTATGACTCTAATATCAAATAAATATAGTGGACTTGTGGGGAGTCCACTCTATATAAAAAAAAATACAGCTAAAAATATAATTATTATTAATAGTATTATTGCTATTATAGGAATATTAACTCCCAATATGGCTCCATACACCATATTAAAAACTATTTTTAATTAATTATTATCTCCCTACATCCCTATTCCCTATCTAGTTCCCTTTGTTTATCTCTATTCCTTTTTCTTATTTTTAAAGTCCAATCAAACACATTATCAAATTCATAGTCATATCTGGTAAATATATTTAATAGTAACGATTTTAGATAATTATAATTTGGAATCTGATTAAATCTCAATGTTCTAACATATTTAATAAAATTTAAAAATTCGATCGGAATACCAGAACATAATTCATCTATAGATGTGTTTCTTTTAACCTCGAAAATGTTTTTAATATGCTGTCGTTTCTCTATATTTGACGACTTTAATCCTTGCCAAGGAAGTTTTCCCTTTAAAAAAAATATTAGCATATAACCTATAGACTCTAAATCATCTCGCCTACTCTGTTCGATACCCTTATGATTTCTAATACTACAATATCGGTATGATCCAGTAAAATTGGATGTTTTTCTATATTCTACATGTTCTCCCGATTCATTTTTATATTTTTTAGATAATCCAAAATCAATAATATAGACCGTATTTTTTTTAGATTTACTTCCTATTAAAAAATTATCTGGCTTAATATCCCGATGTAAAATATTATTATTATGCAACAATTCAATTCTATCTAATAATTGAATTCCTATCATTATCACGGTTTTAATACTAAACTTATTACCACAAAAATCAAATAAATCATCCAAATTTGGACCCAAGTATTCCATTATAAATATATTTTTATTATTGATGACCCCTTTCCAAATTATAGAGGCTATTCCATCATATGCGTGGATAGTTTGGTATAATTCAAACTCCGTATTTAATTTAGATTCATTAATTTCCTGTTTATCAATTTTTATAGCTACAAATTTTTTTGTATTTTTATCTAATCCCTTATACACATCCCCAAAAGCCCCACTTCCTATTTTTTTAATAATTTTATATTTATTATTTAAATCATTTATAGTTTTCATATAGATTATATTTAATAATTAAATTTTTTTTAAATCTAGACTTAGTCCGAATCTAATATGAAATTATATGTATTATTTAAAGGTTTTTTAGGCCTAGTTATTTTTTTTTTTATTAATTCGGTATAACCGTTTTTTTGATGGTATATAACCTTGTTCCAGCACTCTTCCATCAGGTGAAAATTGTTTTCCCACCACCACTTATTTCGGTATACTCGTAAACAGGAATATTCATCTACAGCCCACGAAACAATTCTAGAAAATGTTTTAGTGGGATCTCCTAAAACTTCCGATTTTAATAAAGCAACCTCTCCATAAATTATTTTTTCCCATTCTTTTCGAGTTTTAAAAGTATATTTTATTTTTTTAGGATATACATAGTTAAAAGATTTATCCTTATCAATATACTCTATTAATATTCCCTTTTCATCATCTTTATCTGTTTTACTATAATCACCTTTATAATTATCGTCTAAAAAACTTTTCCACGAACAATATTCTTTTATTTTACATTCTAAAAAATCACAACTATTTAATTCTGCCACCTCCATCTGTTGTTGAACCTGATACCAGTAATATATTGGAGGGATTCCATACAATTTTCGACTAAGAGGGACTTTTATTTCCAACATAATACCGTCAGGAGTAATACCGTCGGGCGATGCCCTTATAAAACTATGTTTTTCGTGTTCAATAGAACCAAAATCTATTATTTCCTGATGCGTTCTTTCAGAATATATTTTTTGAACAATCTCTTCATATTTTATACCATGTTGGCAATATATATTAGTGTTTGACATCGCTGGTTCTACATAACCAGCCTTTTTTAACAATAATTTATTGTAAGAACAGAAAGGATTTTTATTAAATATCGATGATAATTCACTAGCACCTATAGAGTTTTTCCGCTGATTAAACCATTCTTCACTCCGTTGAATACTTTGTGGTTTTTCTATCAATTGTTTAACTCTTTCAGTATTTAATAAACTGTCGTTAATAAAATTATATTTGGTGTTGTATTCACTGTAGTGTTCACTTATTACTTGCTCTATATACTCAATATAAATATTTTTCTTATCGTATATTTCTATTAACATACCATAAACATACTCTATAATTTCATCAATAGTTGTACTGGATACTATAAAGTGATTTATAAAATCGGCCGTACATTGGATAATATCATTCGTAACATTAGACATAATGTTTATTATATAAAAATAATAAATATTATCAAATTTATTATTTATTTATATATAGTATTATATAATATGAATCCACAAATAATAAGTGTATGTTCAAAATGCAATGTTAAAAGTCCTTGTTGTAAACTTATTCAATATAATAAATCAAAAAACTATAACATAATTTGTAATACATGTTATTTAATGTCTTCAACAGACAATAATATAAATGATGTAGTATTAAACATTATAAATTATCAAGATATGCGTGAAGATGAACCCGTTTCCACTTTCCAAAAATATAAGATAAAAACAATTAAATGCTGTCATTGTATAAAAATAAAGGCAAAACAATTTGGACATAAATTCTACATTTGTTTAAAATCGATACATACATCATTTTCAAATATATCGTGTAAAAAGCGCAGTGACACATCATCAGTATAAGACTAATTATTATAGAGTTTATTCTCTTAGAAAAATTAATTATTCTCTAAGATTATTCTCTAAGAATAATTAATTAATAAAATTAGAAAAATTTGATAATAATTGAAATTATATAGTATATAAAATAATATGGAATTTGAAAAAATAATCGATAATATTGTCCAAGATATTGAAAATCTTAACACCTCTATAAAAGATGGGTTGAAGCCGGATAAACCCGTTGTTTTTAAAACAACTGTAAATAAAAACCTGTCCACACGGGATCAATATACAATGGAAAGTATGCAACGCAAACAAGATTATATAAATTATAAACGTGATATAAGAAAGAATCCTGAAGGACGAGTAGAAAATTATACAGTTATTGATAATGATGATGAAAATCTAATAAACATTATCAGTTCATTAGATTATAATAAAACGTGGTCTAAATTAGACAAATATCAAAAAAAGAAAATATTAATTAAATATATTAATACTTTGGAAAAATCAGATGCTTTAACGAAGGACACAAGAGAAAAACTATTGATTGAATTATTAGATTTAATCTTTACTAAAAAAATCAAATCCAATGATATAAATTATGATATTAAAACACAGGATATTATAACAATTAAACAATTGAGTTTTAAAGATGGTTCTTACACCATTGATTTATAGATAAATTAATGTATTAATTATATATTTAAAATTAATACATTAGTTTATCTATAAATCAATGGGTAATAGTGAAAGTGGTCCTATAAATTCGGAAAATAAAGAATATTTCAATGCAAAATATAATTGGATACCTTCATTTCCTCTAAAAGAATATCCAATTATTAATGATCAAACAATTGATAAATATATTAAAATAGACTATAATAAAGACAAAAATTACATTGATTTAAGGAATAATTGTCCTCCAGTTATTAATATCGATCAATTACCACTACATCCCATAGCAACAATAACATCGCTTCTAAATTACCAATTAGCCATAAATAAATTAGATGTTTTCCCACCATCACGTCTTTTTATTTATAAAAACTGTGCATTTTATAAATCGATCCAATCATTATTATCTTATGAAACCATATTTAAATCGATTGAAAAATATGGGTTCTGTTCTGAAAATGATTTCCCATCCCTTAAAAATAATATAGATGACCCTACACACGACTGTTATAGAAAAGCCGAACCCTACAAATTTATAGAAATTTATAGAGTGGATAATTCTATAGATATACTAAAACATCTGTTACAAAACGATTTTGTTTTAGCAATTGGATTTGTATTATACTATGATATTAATAATGTAATCGATAAATTGTGGCTACCTGATTTCAGTGTTGATAAGAGAGTGGGAGGGTTAACTGGTTTATTAGTGGGTTATATTGATAATATTGAATGTTTTATATTACAATTATCCTATGGTAAAAGTTTTGGAAAATCTGGGTATATTATGATTCCATATAATTATATTATAGATAAAGAACTTGTTCCAGAAATATATTATATAGATTTTAAAAAAACTCGTATTGAGGGGTTTTTAAATCAACAACGGGAAATAGTTTCCTTGGAGTCTACATATTCTGCTAATAATTATTTTTAATTAATATTTTCTATAAATTATTATTTATTATTAAATTTGATTCATTTTTAAAAAAAAAACTATTCTTTAAACGATGACCGAAATGATGAGCAAAACGATGCCCGATATGTTTGATATATTTTCGTCTTTTAAAGATTCTAGTATTAAAAATAATACAACAAATATTAATTTATGTGAACATTGTAATACAAATAGTTTAGTATACCAGGATGGTACTTATTATTGTTCTATATGTGGTATTTATCAAAATAAAACGTTAAGCCAAGATGTAGAAAGATATTATGGCGAGCTTGATAATAAATCATCTAATCCAGAAAGATTGGGGATGCCAACAAATGTATTATTACCAGAATCTTCTTTAGGTTCATTAATAAGCATGAATTCATCTATTAGTTTTAAAAAAATGATTCAGTATAATATTTGGAATTCGATGCCTTACAAAGAAAGAAGTCAATTAAAAGTATTTACTGAAATAGCATCTAAAGCAAAATTACAGGGAATACCTAAAATTATAGTTGAACAGGCTAAAACATACTATAAAGTAATCAGTGAAAACAGTATACACCGTGGTTCTAATCGCAGTGGGTTAATAGCAGCTTGTATGTATATGGCCTGTCAAAAAGAAAATGTTCCAAGAAGCACCAAGGAAGTGGCATCCCTTTTTAAAATTAATATTCAAGATATGACTAAAGGGTGTAAGAAATTTAAAGAAATATTTAGACTGAATAATATTGAAATCGTCAAGATTAATAGTTCTAATCCTCTAGATTATATCGACCGATTTTGTTCTAATTTACAATTATCCGACGATATAAAATATGTATGTGAATTTGTGGCTATTAAATCGTTAAGTTCGCAACATAATATAGTGGAAGACAACACCTCACCCTCTATTGCTGCTGGAACTATATTTTTAGTAGTTAACTTATTAAACTATCTGATTACTAAAAAAAATGTGGCGCAGGCGTGTAAAATATCGGAGGTTACTATTTCAAAATGTTATAAAAAACTGTATAAATATAAATTAGAATTGTTGCCTAAAATATTTATTAAAACACATAATATTAGTGATTTATAATTTAAAATAATTATTATAATTTAAAATAATTATTAAAATATGAATCCTGAATTCGGGCCATATGTGCAGAGATTAATATTGACGCGGATACATCATATATACTATGGGCATCCGAATGAATTCTACTATATGCAACATAAAATGATAAGAGAATTAGTATATATTTAATTTCTTTATTTGTTTTTTATCATTATAGTAATAAAAAAACGCGGCCGTAGCAGCCGCCCCAACATGTCCAGATGGAAATGACATATCATTACTAATATCACCATCATCTTCAACTTCCCGTGGTCTCCGAATTCTTGTTATTCTTTTTAAAGACTCTACAACTAATTGATTAGCAATTAATTTTTCGACAAAAATTAATTTATTATCAACGCTTGATATTGTATATAATGGTAGTAGTAACTTTAACATATCTCCATGATAATTTATTATCGATTCGCCTTTCTCTCTTGTAAATGCTTCTTTAATTTTATCAATAAATTTTCCAATCATTATAATATAATAATATATTTTATTTATACATACTCTCTACTTCTATTTTATATTTTTCTAAAATGATATTACGTTTTATTTTTTGGGTCCCTGTTAATTCACCACCCCCAATTGTAAAATCCGTATTTAAAACAACATATTTTTGAATTTTTTGAGCACTAGAAACCGCTTGATTATTGTATAAATAAATCGATTTATCGATAGCCTTTTGAACAATAGGATCTTCTATAGCCTCCTCCAAAGTTTTAGCATTAGAGCCAATTTTAGTTAATGCTATAAGACAGTTTTCGTCCAATTCATTTGACGCATCCATTGTATCTGGATTTATAACAACCCTGAGTGTTATCAATACCGATAAAAATTTACGTCTATCACCAATCAGAATTACATTACTAATTAACGGACAGGCATTTTTTATAATTGTTTCTATAGGAACTGGTGCAATATTTTCTCCACCCGCTGTAATAATGAGTTCTTTAATACGCCCGGTTATTTTTAATAAATTTACATCTCCGTTTGGGGATTTTTCTAATATTCCTATATCTCCTGTTTTCAAATATCCTTCAGGAGTAAATGTTTCGGTATTTTTATCTGAATTATTTAAATACCCCATCATTATATTTCGACCTTTAAGCAAGATTTCGCCATCCCCAGCAATTTTAATTAACCCATCCGAAATCTCCATTCCAGAATATCCCATACAAACTTGTTTAGGAAATAGACACATGCTTGAAATAGCGGAGGTTTCAGACATACCAAACCCTTCGGTAATCGGAATATTTAAACTCCAAAAAAAAGATAGTGTGTCAGTACTTATGGGAGCTGCCCCACTTCCAAAAAAATCACACCGATCCAATCCTAACATTATTTTTAATTTTTTAAAAACTAATTTATTAAACAGATCATAAATATTTGTCGATTTATAACACCCTCCTGAACGACCAGCTGTCGCGGCTAACTCCATATTAACCGATAATCCAACATATTTAGCCATATTAGCTATATTCTTTTTGATATATGAATTTTGATCCGATTTTGCTTTAATAGAATCCATTATTTTTTCCCAAACTCTTGGAACACCAAAAAATAATGTTGGTCTTGTTTGTTGTAGAAGCGGTAATAATCCTCCTTTAAGTGCGTCAGGAGTAGCAAACCAAATACTACCCCCAGTATAACAAGAAAACATAATATCTAACATTTGCGTCGCTATATGACTTAATGGTAAGTATGACAGGAATACTTGTTCGGAACCCATATTATTTTGAGTGTATTTCTTTATTAATCCGATAGATGTCTGTACATCCCAAGTAAGATTATCGTGACTAAGCATAACACCCTTTGGATTACCTGTCGTCCCAGAAGTATATATTAAATCACAGCATTCCCCTGGTTTCAATGTCTTTTCTATTTCAGTTATGTTCTCAATACATTTTTCTAATTTAGGTGCTAGGTCCATAAATTCTTTAAAAGATATTATATTTGGATTATTAAGTTTAATGTCTTCTAAACTCTCGACCATATTCCATACAATTATCTTTTCTAAACTACTATTATTATCTTCTAAATCATCTAAAAATTTTATACCATGTTTCCACGATTCGACAAAAGCAAATTTAGCATTCGAATTATTTACCAAATATTTGCAGGTATCGGTTGTATTTGTTAAATAACTTCCGGCGACTACACCACCTGCCTGAACAGTGCCATGAAACGCTATTAACCATTGGGGCGAATTAAACCCCATTATTATCACCACATCCTTCGAATTCATACCATTCGCTACACAAGCTCCCCCAAAAATATAGACTTGATTTTCTAACTGTTGCCAAGTCATGTGGTCCCATCTGCTATTTTCGGCTGTGTTCGCTAATTGATAATAGGAGGGTGAATCATTTTTAATATAGTTTGTATCAATTCTCCACGATATAGCAATGTTGCTAGGGAATTTTTTTACTGTTTCATGAAACATATCTGGGATCGTTGTAGGTTGAACATTATCTGAAACTTGTATTGGCAATTCGCTATGAATGTCTGATGTCCAACTCATAATATATTTTATAGAAATATAAAAAATATATTATAATTACGAGGTATTAATAATAAGATGCCGATTCTTTACTAGAAAGTAGAATTTTATAGTAAAAGAGAAAAATTTGAAATAACTTTAAATTAATTGTTATTTCAAATGTCTATTTTCGGAAAAAACCCAGATTATGATCTGAAATGTCTCAAGTTATTTAAAATAGACGATAATAAAGAGAATACTATTCAAAATTTAGAAAATAAGATACAGAAATGTTGGAAAATATGGGAAAGACTATGGATTCTGCTTGTATTAATGGATATAAATGGAGTGATGACATGGTGGGTGTTATTATACAGATATGTTAGTTTAAAGATAGTAATAAATAATAATTACAATTACAGTCCATATGATTCCAATTGTTTTTAAAATTAGTAATAAATCCATTTGCTAAGTGTTTCAACAGTTTATCATATTCCTCTTTATTTTCCCATAAATTTCGTGGGTTTAATATAGTATTACCTATATTATTACAATGGATTGGATATTCTAAATTAAACATAGGTAATGTGGCATATTCCGCATTGCACAATGTACCATTATGAATTGCATTAATTATTTCGCGGGTATGTTCTAATTTACAACGTTTACCTAAAGCATAAGAACCGTCCAACCATCCGGTATTTATTAACCAAACATTACATTTATGGTTTTCTTCTAATAGTTTTGCGTATTTTAACGGATCCCACGCTATAAAAGCTTCACCAAAACAAGCCGAAAATGTTGCTTCATCCATTTTAATATTAGGACTATTAGCCCCCCACCAAATATCCTGGGTGTTTTTATCATAAACAACCTGTTTATCTTTAGGAGAACGCCCCGTTTTAATACCCTAGTAGGATACTAAAGCACCTGTAGATGATATTATACTATTACCATCTCTTAAAGCATATTTATATAATTCACCTGGACATAAATTATATAATACATTTGGTATATGCTTTCCAAAATCACTCCAAGGACTTATTTCAGGATTAAAATTTAATATTTTATTATTAATTTTAATAGAAGGTCCATTAACACGATTAGATGATGCTAGACTTTTACTTATAGATTTATAATTATTATTCATATATTTTATAGTGATATTTAAATATAGATATATTATTAAACGGATTAAATAATAATCCGTTTAGTTACCAAGTTCTTTAATATGTTTTCCAGATATTATTTTATAGTATAAAAACAGTATAACATATTTACATATATTAGTATCTATTTTAGTAAGTTCTTTAGTAACATCAGCATAATAGGGTGTGCATCTCTTATCCTTATCCGATTCTAAAAACATTTCTATATTCATATGATTGGGGAATTCAAGTTCCATTATATTTTTATAATCATGTTTATCTAATTGGGTTTTTATAAATGTTATGCTAATACCTCTTACCCGTGAGTCATATATTAGTATTAAATCAGTTATGGGTATATGTTTTATTTTTTGATAAAAATAGTCTTTTATTTCGTCGCCATTAACACGCTTTATTCCACTTATAGGAATATAAATAAAATTAATATGTTTATTATTTAATAAATATTCAGTAACTTTCATTTGTCTATAACCACTATCTCCTGGAACTATTATATATATTTTTTTATTTGTTTCATTCAATATTAATAATGTTTTACATATTCCAATTAAATTATGGAGAATCTGGGATATATCGCCCCCCCCATCACCCTTACCTATTATTATACGGCTATTAAAATAATTAAATTTAATAAAATCCATTATTAAATTTATATCTGCTGATTCATTAATGGTATTTAATATACTATTTATATTAGATTTATTTACATTATTTAAATCCAACGAATGAAGCAGTTCTTTAACTTTATCAAATTCAATTGCCCGGGTTGCCTGTGATTGTTCGGCTAATTCTTGGCTCAATTTATACCTTGCTGTTTGTGTTTTTATCAATTCTTCTGCGGCAATTTTTTCTCTAGATTTTACTCCAATAATATAATCATCATCATCATTAAATATATTTAATGATAGGCCACTAAAGTAAATATACTCAATATCTTCTGAATCTTCTACAAATGATATCCTAACAAAATAACTAAGAGAACTTTGTGCATCCGTAATAAACCAATTCCCGTATGTATTTGATTCGATATTATATCGATCTGGATCTTTTAACATTGAACTTAATTTTAAAAGTTTCTTCGCTTCCAATTCTTTTGCCAAAGTTACTGCTTTGTTAACCCGTTGCCTGGCCTTTTTCTTTCGGTTTTTTATTCGTTTCTTTTCTAAGGATGAAGGATTAGCACCGCCAATTAACTTTACATAATTTTTTATAATTTGTTGACCTAATTTACCATTAATATTAACATATTTATTTGTTACTGGATTTACTATTTTAGAATACATCTATAATATAGTATAATATTTTTTTTATTATAGATATTAAATACTATATTTTAAAATAAAAATATTATACTATATTATAAATGAGTTGTGTTTTAGGAATGAAATCAGATTTTTGCGATTCGGAAGCACCTTGTATCCATAATGGTTTATGCTATACTGAAAAAGGTAATATCCCCACACATATTATGAAAGGATTACGAAAACAACCAAAAGACCAGTCATTATTAGAGCGTATGGCAATGAATTGTTCTAATACTATGCACCAAAGTAAGGGTTCTTGTCCTCCAAACTGTCAATGGTTGGGGGGTAAAATTAATAGATGTCAGCGGAAAAGCGCCGCCCGTTCTAAATCTTTAAAACCAAAGGTGGAAAAAAAACCAAAGGCGGAAAAAAAACCAAAGGTGGAAAAAAAACCAAAGGTGGAAAAAAAACCAAAGGCGGGAAAAAGTTTAGACTTAGAAGAGCTACCTAAAAAATCCAAAAAAGTACAATTCCCTGGATGTTATGATTTTACAAATGAAGATAAAGAATGGAGAAAAGATGGGGGTAAAGAAGGTCGAAAATTTAAACGTACCGAACAAGATATGTGTGAACATAATGGTAATACATACACAAAGGGTAAAAACGACGACTTTTCCGAATGTGGTAAATGTTGGTGTTGTAAGAATATAAAGGGTGGAGGGGCTGCGAACTGTTCATACAATACGATTATAAACCCTCTCACAAATAGGAAAGTATCAATACATACTTCAATGGGTCAAAAAATATTAAATAATTATATAGAAAATTTAAAATTATAATAGTTTAAAATTTAATAATGATTATTAAATAATTTAATAATCATTATTAAAAACTATGATCTAATATAATATATGTATGATACAATTCCAAAAGAATTTTTAATTCAAGATGGAAAAAAACTAATTGATTTTAAAATAAAGACATTTAATGGTTATAAAAAAAGTGAAATTGTTTCTGAATTAGAAAAAAATATTCTATCGGGTAATATCGAAAAATCTATATTATGGCTTACTGAACTACATTGTTCTGGCTACATAACACTTATTTCCAATAAATTATTATTATTTTATTTAAAACATATTAATAAAGCAAACTTAAATATTATCCCTATTCTTCTTAGATTTATTACCCAGGTTAAACATAAAATAAAAAATAACGATCCATTATCTCTTAGAAATGATCAGTTCTTAAGAAATAATTTCCACAATATAATATGTATTTTAACTTTTTCACCTAAATATAAATTAATTAAACTACCCGCAATTAAACCTGAATTTTTTAATATGAAAAACAATGAAAATAGAATATTATCGCCTAATTTGGATGGAATAAATCCATTTATTAAAAACGCAGATGATAAAAATATTATAATACCCTTGGCAGAGATTCTTGAAAATATTAAAAACCCTGGACTATCTAAATCGATCGAAAACGCTGTTTTTTGGCTGAATTGGATACTTATTTATGAAAAGAATTTCCACAACGGATACATAATGTGCACAACTAGAACGCAAACTGATGTTAATTCTAAATTTTCTAATGATTTTACTTGGATACTTTGGGATATATTTTTTAAATACAGCGATAATCCATATCTCCCTGATTTGTTTACACTGTATAAAGACGATTTTAAAAAAGCCAATAAAAGACAGAAAATAGATATTATACTGATGGCATTACTGATTATTATAGACCCATTGCCTAAAATAAAAGATACCGAACTTATTTCTCCGGAGCATTATAGAACCAAAACTAAAATTACCGCTAACATAAATTACCAATATTTAGATATATCAAATAATCGTGCCAGTGATCAGAGCAAACTTTACAACAATAATCTTAAAAAACTCTATTCTCCCCTATTTTCTACCGAAAAATTTCCAAATAATAATATCGATATTGTTTTAGAAAAATATGATAAAAAGAAACCAAAGGAAAAGAATGAAAAAAAAGAAAAAAATATAGATATTGATAAAATATATAACGATGTTGATAAAGTGCGACTTATTAAACCTATTATAAAAAATGATTTAAATCGGGTAGAGTACAAAGAACAGCCGGTTAAACAGAAAGAACACCCATATAAACACAAAGAACCACAAAAGAAGACCACACCATTTATCTTCAAACCAAAATTTTCAATCAATAAGGAAATTGCTAATTTCGAAATAAATACTAACTGTTAAAATATCGTTCTAAACATTCCCCAATGGTTAATCTAGTATTAACATCATTATTTAATAATGATTCGATTATATTATCTAATTGTTTATCAGTCTTAATTTTATTACGATAACAACAATAGTCAATATTAATTTTATAAATGTATTTTAATATATATAAAACCCGCCCAAAACAATAACTATCTATTTTATAAACCATTTTTGGATCTCGTTGCATAGGAATAAGTCCATCGACCACAAGCATATCATTCGCTTGTATTTTAGGTAACCAAGGTTTAATTTTTACAGATGCATAATATTTTGGAAAATAACAAGGCGTTCCTTTTATATTAGTTATGAAATCTTCAAACGGTTCCATTGAACTAAACCCAAAATCTATTAACTTATAGTCTCTAGTTACGGTATTTATTACAATATTTTCAGGTTTTACATCTAAATGACATATTTTATGTTTGTGTAGAAATTCCAACCCTTCCATCATTTTTTTTGAAAATACTAGTATGGAGCTATATGAATTCCACAAATTTTGGTAATACACCATATCATTAATACTATCGAGTAAATCTATATCACCGGCACTATCCATATAATAACATTGGAGAGGTCCATTAAAAATAGTTAATTGTGCGTGTTGAACAAGTTTTTGTAGATCACTATAAAATGCGTTGGATGGATTAAGCAGATAACATGTTTCATCAGGTATAGAATAATAATTTAAATAATTGGGTATAGTTCTAATAATACCTAAATATTTAAATTCATTATGTTTTTCCCTAATTTCGGTAACTTTTAGTAATTTTCCTTCCTTAACAGGTTTAAACTTTTTATAATGGTTTGGTCCCAAAATAATAGAACAAGACCCAGTCTTTAATAGATCCGGATTCATATAAAACGATGTATTTATTTATTTCAATGAATCAATTTTCTTTTATTTAATTATCAATAATTATCAATAATTATCAATAATTATCAGTAAAAATCCAATATAAAAAATAGAATTATAAAGTATGTATAATTCTATTTTTATAATATTCATTATTTTATTTATTTTTTACCCAGTTAAAAAACATCCTTTTTGGGATCAACAACCAGTAGCCCGCAACAACACGCTTCCATATGGTAACATCTCCATAAACCCAAGATTTAACATAAATCTGCAAAATAAATATATTTTTAAATCATCCAACTTGTCAACATCGACCTTCGATTTTATTAACACACATTTTTCTCCCTACAATAAGTTTAACACCACATTTCTAATGGAAACATTAGTTTATAATGGTCGTGGGAAAGTCCATAATATAGAATTGTTCAAAGATAATAAATTAGTGGGGTTTATACACGCCAAACCTATCGATATTATGTTAAATAAAATAGAACTTCCAGTATATTATGTGGATTTTTTATGCATCCATACCGAGAATCGGCGTGAAAACCTGTCCACCTATCTTATAGCAGAATTAATAAACAGGTGCCACCAAACTCAAATATTCGTGTTTAAAAAGGATAACACCCCCCTACCCTTTAATTATGTTGCTAAAACAACCTATTTTTATAAGTTTATAAAGGATATTAAAAAAGTAGCAATAACGCATACATTTCATAAAAATCCTTCTAATTTACGCGATATTTACGATTTTATCCAATCGATTAAAAAAGACTATCAATGTTATGATATACTCCAATTTGAAGATTTTAAAAAAATCTATGTGGATACATTAAGTAAAAATATTATAGTGGAATATCGGGGTGATACGATTGTATGTGTCATACTATATGTTAATAATCTATTTACCTACAATGATAAATATCATAATACATTGGATATAGAATATATTTATTGTAGAGGGGACACACAGATTATCGATTATTTAAAACACATTTATGTATCACCAAATACGATTATTACGTGTTTAGAGCAAATGAATAATCTATATTTTATAAAAAAATATGGATTTACTAAGAGTATGGATCTTTTTTACCATATGTATAATTACACTATCAATAAAATATTGGATACGGATCGTATCGCATTTAACCCCCTCTAACGTAAAAATTGTTTCTATTTAATAAAATACAAAAAATAAAATACGAAAATAAAATATTAAAATAAGTAAGTAAATGAAAATTGCTATTATAGGAACAGGTATATTTGCCATTGCTACTGCTTCATTATTAGATAAAAATTTGGATAATTTTACTATTATAGGTCGTGATAAGAACCAATTAGACGATTTAAAAACAGGAAATTGTAATCCTAAATATAGTAATTATAAAATTAAAGCCACTTTAAATACCGAATTATTAGATGATTGTAATTTTAATAATTATGATATATTATTTTATTGTCTTCCAACTTTAGCATTAAATAACCGATATTTATCTACGAATAGTTTAATTGTATTTACGTGTAAAGGATTTAGAGAGAATTTTTTATTCGAATCTGTTAAAAATTATGTTTTACTTTCTGGACCATCTTATGCAAATGAATTAATATCTGAAAAATATACTTCTTTTACAGTTTCGTCATTTTCATTAAAAAACTGTGAAATTATATCTAGATTAATTAAAACTAAATATTGTTTGCTTTACACTTCATTGTGTCCCAAAAGTATCGAATTATTTGGTATATTTAAAAATATAATTTCAATTGGGTGTGGATTAATTAATGAATTAGATATGGGTAAGAATGTTGAAGCATCGTTTATAATTAAATTTTTAGATAATATTTATAAAACTTTTGATATCAATAAATCCGAATTATATCAACCAGCAGGTATAGGAGATATATATTTGAGCTGTTCGGTAAACTCTAGAAATTATAGATTTGGTAAAAATCTGATTTATAAAACGAATAAAATACCTAATAACACCACATTGGAAGGTTTAGATTCGTTAAAACAATTAAATTCCAAGTTAAAAGACAATTTAATAAACTTATTTTATGATTTAATTATGAATTGTCCAGTATTATCTCCGAATGAGATTAAAAATAAAATTATTAATTTATTAAATTATTAATTATTTCTATATTTATAATATATATGATTTTTTATGGAATTGGAATAGTGTTAACAATGTATTTTATGGAGGGTGCTCAACGATGTCGGGGAAGGTGTTTCCGTGAATTTAATACAATTTATGAGGAATAATAATTTTCTACATCTACAATACCTGTTAATCCAGATTTAATAATATTATTTAAATTTGATTCAAATAAGTATTTTTCTCTCAACAATATACCAATCATGACCAATCAAAAATCAGACCGTTCTGAATGCTGTATACTACTTTCTGGGGGATTATTTGGATTATCTTTAGCCGTAGCGTGTATATGCTATGTTGTTTTTGGGATATTATATTTAGTTCAAGACTATAATGTATGGAACGACTGTGAATCAGATACAAATTTATGGCCCTACGTTCTCGTAGCAATTATTTTAAGTTTAAACAAAGCTAATGCTAAAAATATGGATGATTCAGACGCAATTATTACGCTATGTTGTGGATTTTTACTTGAACTTGGTTTAGCAAGTTGGGGCGGTGTAGAATTATATGATAAAATAGGGAATTGTACGGATCTACGGGAAAGTAATCTATGGAAATTCGGATTAGCGAGTTTTATTCTACAATTAGTGTTCTGTGCTATTGTACTAATTATTCCACTAATTATATGTGTGGCTAATAGGTATAGCTCATCTAAAGTTCCTACTGCTAATAACAACAAAATGGATTTAAGAGTGGATAATAATGAAACCCCAAAAACCGTAAGTTCTGTTTAATTAAAATATATTATTATAATAATATGTTAGACTTAATAAAAGATTGGGTCCAGAAGTTAAATTTTGATTTGGACATAGAAAAAACCTATTCAAAAGACGATATTACATTCCAAAAATTCCAAACTGAAAAAGGGCGACATTTTTACAAAATAAGTTCGTTTTTAAATGAGTCACCCGAGTATTTTTTTGATTATATATGGTCGGTTGATAAAATTATTGATACAAATAAAAATCTAATTAAAGATATTAAATTATTAGAAAAAGGTGATAATTATCAGCGGTTGGAAACAATTTTTTCATTTAAGAGTGCCAATATTTGTATTAATAAAATAAGTAGAAAGGACATCTTTTATTTTGAAAAATCAAAAAACATAATACATATTTATGGCAAATTATTAGAATATGATGACGAAAAAATGAATGGTTACAGTTATATTAAATTAAAAAAAACAGTAACCGGGGGGACAAAAATAGAAATTATAGTTGATATGTATTGCATAATATCTAAAGCATTTGATATGTTACCTGGTCTATTAATTTTCAAAAATATTTCCAACCTAAAAAATATAGATTATAATATAGATTCATTAAAGGATTCAATAAAGTCTTCTAATCCATCATCTAAAGAATAATATAAATTTGCCAAGGTTGTTAATAGTGATAATAAACTCAGTTCTAATTCGATCATATTATTATTAAAAACCAACTCATTGTTTTCCAAAAAGTTCTTAATATCCCAAAATAAATTTCCACCATTATGATAAAACTCCCTATTAAATTTATTAATTAATTTAATTTTTGCTTCTTGTGATGGAACATATTTCATATCTATAAAATACTTTAAAAAATGTTCTAATAATGCTCTACTATCCTTTTCAAAAACACTGTTTAACACATCTAAAATCATATTTTTCTTCGTCTTATCTAAAACCATCATTAACCCAAAATCGTATATTATAACGGTATTATCCTTCCAGGCTAAATTACCTGGATGCAGATCCCCATGCACAAATCCGTTTAATATTCCAGAAAAATAACACCCTATTATTAAATTACCCATTTTTATATTTTGAGATTTCGTATTAAATTTATCTTGAACTATGTTATATCCTGGTAAATACTCCTGTACCAGGATATCATCGTCACAATAGTCTTCATAAAAATTAGGTATAATAATATCAACCGCATTTTCATTATTAACTTTGAATAATTTCCAATTTAGGAGTTCTTGACGGAAATCGGTATGAGTTTGGTATAGATTAACAGCATATTCTATTTTCTTTTTAATATTTATAAATTTATAATAAGGTATAATAGTAACAAGTTCTTTAAAAATATATATTAACCATAAACTCCGTTTAATTTTAATATCTATATTAGGTCGTTTGATTTTAATAGCAACTATTTTATTATCTAGTAAACCAGTATGGACTACGGAAACACTGCCAGCTGCAATTGATTTACTGCTAATACTGAGATGGGGGTATTTCGTTTGAAAGTATATAATTTCATTCGAGTTTAAATCGGGGCATTTATTTTGCAATGTCTGGAGGTTTTTTAATATAGGGTAATCATATGATAAAAGTTGTCCTATTTTAATATATATGGGTCCTAATAAAATAAATAGATTTTTTATAAATAATCCAATTAGATTATAAAAATATTCGTACATTTATTATATATAGATTATTATTATTAGAAATAATAATTTATAAATGAAATAATTATTTATAAATGAAATAATTATTATAAATGAAATAATTATTATAAATAAAATAATTATTATAAATAAGTGATGTCCGTCTGTGAAATAATTCCAAATCTATGGTTAGGAAATATATTAATTGCTAAATCTAACACCTTTTTTATAGAAAATAATATTAATGTTGTTATAAACTGTTCTAAAAACATACCATTTTATCACAATCATACCACAAATTATCGTATAGCGGTTGATGATAATTTAAAAGAGATTGAAATTGATAAATTTTACGACTATCTGCCCAAAATTATTCCTATATTACACAATCATTTATTGAATAATGATCGTGTTTTAGTTCACTGTTATGCTGGTAAACAGCGTTCAGCCGCTATAATATGTTGTTATTTATTAACATATGGAGATATGGATTTAAAAAAATGTGTAGAAAGTATTAAGACGAAACGGCTGGTTTCTTTTACACCGGGCATTAATTTTTTAAAAGCAATACAGAAATATAGTATTAAATAATAATATTATTTAACAATGTTATTATTTAATACTATATGTTAGAATAAAATCATAATAGATATTTTATTCTAATACGTTATGCTGTAAAAAGGTGTAGTAACCTTTTGTGGAGCAAATGAAACCGCCTTAATTTGCTTATCAGGTGCTTTAATATAAGTTGGATGGTAGCGTAATTTATAGGGTTTTAATACAAAGGATGATTTAGAAAATCGTTGAAGATAACTCTTCATATAGGCATCTGGTTTAAAATAATCCATAAGAATAAACTGACAGCCAAAATACCAAGGTATGTTATAATTAAAATTTTGTTTATTTCTCAATAATTCATCTGGTTTAATACGCGTCATATGTTTCTGGTTATAATCTTTTAACTCTTCAGAATCGTGGCTATTTTTCACATCTGAAAAATGTAATTCGCGTAGATTTCCAACAGTTTTGGGTGATATATTTACCAATTCATCTAAATTCGATTCTTCAAAATGATTGTTAGATACAATTATCACGTGCCCTATAAGTTCTCTAATAGGAACAGTCGTTAAATTAATACCTAGTTTTGGGTCTGGGTTTATTCCTTGGCGTCCATATTTTAAGGGTAATAGTTTATGGTGAAAATGATAATTTATACTATCGGCAACTTTATTCATTGTTGTAATATTTTCATTTACGAAAAGATTAATATTTATAAATAAGGGGTCTGTTGGGCAGGGAACTCGGTTAGAAAATGCAGTTTCTGCGATAGTCTTACAACATTGGTCAAATGATAATGACGTGGTATAATGCCAATTACCTACCTCTTTTCCATAACATACAATTGGATCGGTACATTGATCAAAATTCTTATTATAAATATCTAAGTCTATATATCTAGCACCATATATTAGAGCGGTTTCTATCGCACACGTACTGGAATAATCATAATAATTTGTGCATGGTAAATAAGATTTGTAAGAAGAAGCTACGTAAAAATCACATAACCTATAATTTTTAGTTTTTATAAAATTGAAACTTTCTAAAGGTCGTTGGTTTAAAAGTGGTTTATAAACGCTTAATTTAGATAAACACTTTGGTATTCTTCTAAATATAACTATAAAATAAATGGATAGAATAATTATTCCCAATGTTAAGAACAACACATATGCACGGTTTGTGTTTTTAATTGCTTTCCCAGTATTATGTAACACGCTCATATGAGATGAATTTTGTATAGATTTTGCGGTATCTGATTTAAAAATTGTGTTATAAATAGTTGATAGGGTTGTTTTAATATTTCCAGATTCCATATTAGTATAAAAAGATATATTAATATGGAATAAATTAATTAATATGGAATAAATTAATTAAAATAATAGCTTTGTTCAAAAACAGATTTATTGCGTTTTGTGTTGTGTTTTGAATCAATTATGTTTAAAACCTCCGTTCTCGAATACAATGAATAATAATAGATCAATAATTCTTCATCCTTTAAAACATTCTTATTTTTTCGACATTCATCCACAAACATATTAGACATAGTCTTTGATACATACATCGAATTCTTTGTATGCTGTATAGATTTATCCAACCATTCAAACATTATTTTTTCAGGATGCCACTGAGTGCCATAAAATGGATATTTTTTAAATTTTATAGTTGATAAATAATCTACACCCTCACTATCCGAATTAATAGATAGTATATCTACATAAGGGGTTATCCATTTTAATAATGATTTATCATATATAAATCCAAAGCCATGATTCATATAAACAACGGGCTCTGTATTAAATAATTCTAGTTCAGAATTGCTAAATCCTTTAAATATTGAATTTGTAGAAGCACCAGGCAGTAATGTTAATGGCACTGGCTGGTGTCGGGCTTTAACGGTCTGGATTAAAATTTCATTAACATAGTTATCGTGTATAGCTTTATTATTATTTAAAACCATTAATAACAAAAACTCAAATCCTAAACAAGTAGCCCATAGAGGATAATAATTATCTCGATCATTTTCCGTCATAGCATAGTTAAAAATAGTTTTAAAAGAATCTATATATTTTAAAAATGCTTTGCTTTTTACCCTATCTACAGATCCTCCAGGAAAAACAACTCCATTTAATTGGGAAACTGTATTAAGGATTTTATTTTTAGACCAAGAATAAGGTATAGGGACTACCTTAGCCCCACTCATTTCAATCCATTTGACATACGAATCTGATAAATAGGATTTAATAGCGTGATTTTTAAATGTTTTTGACAATGGGACTGTTAAAACCCCTATAACTGGGATTTTAAAAGGTTTTATCGGATTGTTCGTTTTAATATGATTATACATTCTATATATATATATATTATATATTATTTTTTATTTTTAATTTAGAATAATGTTGATAAGAATAACTATCTAATGAATAAAAAATTTTAAACAGTAGCCCTAAATCTAGACTATTTAATGTAAAAAAAGATAAAAACCTAGAAATAACAGTTATTATGGCTAAGAACTCTTTTTTCTGTTTAAATGCTCTACAAATTGTAATAAAATCAGATAAGGCACCTACAATAGGTATAGATGCTGTTATAAAAAGAAATATATAGATTATATCTAAAGGTTCTTTAAAATCTTGGGGATTTCCATCACCCAAGAATAAATGACTGATATTTTCTAAACCAGACGATAGAAAATCTATTATATTTTTAGGAATTGCCAACATCAAATTTGGTATTTTATTTATTTGACTATCAACAACACTGTCTATGGAATCGGATTTTCCCTGATTACCTAAATTGCTTGGATTACTAGGATCACCTAAATTACTAGGTTCTCCTGGTTGAGCCCCCCCAACAATTCCCTTTATACCCATTATATTTATTAGTTTCATTGTTTCTTTCGGATTAAACCCCATAAGTTGAATCTTATTAAGTTTAGTTAGATAATCTCCAGAATTAGTAATAATAGTATTTATCTTTTTAATTGTTTTATTTAAATAAAGAAATGATTGGGAAATGACTTCTATATTATCAACAATAAAATTTCTATCTCGTTTCGATTTTATAGTTTCACTTATTAAAAGAATAAGTTCTTTATAATCCATATTATATAGTAATAATAAATTTATTGTATTATAATAATAAATTTATTATAAGAATTAGATTTATTATGATATGTTAGACTTTATCATTAATGACTTATTTATAAAATCTATGTTTAATTAAATTATTATTATTATTAAATTATTATTATTAAATTATTATAATATAATATAATAATGTACAGTAAGATTTTAAATCCTAATACAAATCGATGGATAAATATAAATGGAAAAGTTGGAAAGAGTGTATTAAAAACCTATTTAAATCAGCTAGGTTCTGGCAATATTAAATTTAAAAAAGCCGTATCTATTATCATCGAAATGAATCGCCGTTTTAAACAATTATCGAACGAAGATAAAACTAAATATAAAGATGGGTTGGGATATGCTACTGAATTAATTAATAATGGGTACCTAAATATTAAAAATAATGTTATTAGTATTAATCCAGAATCCCTTACGTCTATAGATAAAAATTATATGACGGGTGGGTCTATAATGGCTATTGCGGGAATTATTTCGGCTGTAGGAGCACTAATTAGCTTAGGATATGAAATAAAGTTTAAAAAAAAATGGGAAGAAGCTGATAAACTAATTAAGGATAAGGATTTTAAAAAAAATAACCCCATTGTGTATGAACAAAAACTGGGCAAACTTGTAAAAGAGTTAGAAAGTTTGAACGAAGGCATTTGCTTTGCCTCATCTTGTAGGTTAAGCAGACTGAGTTCTTTAACAAAAAAATAAACTATGTATTGGTAAAAGAATAATATTGAAGTGCCGTGAATCTTGACAAATAGTGATAAATTTATTGTAATGTAATAATAAATTTATTGTAAGGATTAGATTTATTTACCACAACATATATTTCTACATCCAAAAGCTCAAACATTCTATATTTTTTAATGATAATATCATTTCGGTAATGGATAATTATATTATTTTCTACTACTAAATATTCATTTAATTTGGGGTCTACGAGCCGTTTACTAATGGTAATATTTTGTGTTGGAAAGTATATTTCTATCTTATTATTACGACTGTTATAAATATATCCCTTAAATAAATGGACCCCCTCATTACTAATAGTGTCGCTTAATTGTAATTTGTTAAACATACGTTGGGCTTTTTTGATCATTGCTGCCTCACTGTTTATAAAATCTATATCTATATTTAATTCTTTTTTATCTTCTATATCTTCTATATCTTCTATATGAGTTAATCCATGAATTAAATATTGATTATAACAATCAACATAACGCCGTATAGGTGATGTGCAATGCCCATAATTTGTTAAACCCAATCCATTATGATAACTACCTACTTTATATGTATAAATGGCCGCCTTATTATTAATTATTTTTATAAAGGTTTCTAGTTCCAATGGTAATACGGTATTGCTCTTTATATCTAGTTGTTCCAACTTTATATCTGGTTGTCGTAACTTTAAATCGTGTTTTCGTAATATGGGTTTTAAGTCGTGCGTAATAAGATAATTGCTTATTTCGCAATTATAAATAATCATTAGTTTTTCTATTAATTTATGCGAATCAAACTCTCTAAATGTTAAATCTCTATACCGTAAATCCTTTATCAAATTATATAACAGAGTATAGTTTTTATAAGAATTACAATTATCATAGGTAAAACGATGCTTGTTTATAATAATATTTTTTTCAATCTTGCTGCTTACGATACAATTGTCTTTTATCATTAACCAAAGTGTAATAACATTCCGTTCCTCCCCTTTCCTAAGAGACAATAGATTTTCACTTAATTGTTCAGGCAACATATTTAGTATTTTATGGGGAGCATATATCGTTGTAGAAAGATTATCCAATAAATGAAGCAGATTAAATTCTCCTAAAGTTCCCACAACATCACTAATATGTATACCAATTTTATACCCATCGTCATTTATTTCTAAACTTAACGCATCATCTATATCTAATGTTGATTCTGGATCTATCGAAAATACATCTAAGTCCCTCTTATCACAATATCCATTAGTATTAGTATTATTGGGAAGGGTCTCCCAAGTTTTTTTAGGGAGTTTTATACGTGGTTTTATTAAATTAAATTTATGAAGCACCCCTTCATAGAGATTATGTAGTGTAGGATACCCTATAATTTGAACCAATTCAGCATAAGGCAGCGTATCACTCCATTCTATAAAACGTATTGTTACGAGGACATTCTGGGTATATTTCCGTCGAATCTGTGTTGCCACTAAAAATTCGGGGTATTTTTTAGAAATGGGGGCACATTTAAATCTTTCTATACCGCGTTTATTTGGAGCGTATTTATATTTGGAATAAAGTTCGAGCATTCCGAGGATTGTAACCGATTTTATATTACTTTTTACTAATTTACATTTATTATCTACTATTTCAACGTGGTCCCCAGTAAAAACTTTTCCAATACGGTCAAATCCTTCTATAGTAATTTTTTGCATAAGTCCTTGAAGTCCTTGAACTTCGGCTGTGTCATATTTGGGGGTGAGTATCTCTATAGTTCCATTCATTTATTTTATACAATTATATAGGTTAATTATTAGTATAAAATATATCAAATTTTATTATTAAAATTTGATATTTTAATATATATTTTTTTATTATCATTAACCATGCTTAATAAAAACCAAAAGCAATCTAAATTACTGTTTCAACAGGGTTATAATTTATTTATAAGTGGCAGTGCGGGGACCGGGAAAAGTTTTTTAATTAAGTCTTTTTCAGAAGACTATGATAATCCTCAAGAGTTAGTTATTACATCTACAACTGGAATTTCCGCTTTAAATGTAAATGGGATAACAATACATAGTTGGTCGGGAATTAAATGCGATACAGACCTATCGAAACCTGAACTCTACGTAAATAACATTAAAAATAGCCATAAACTATTAAATAATTATTTATATACAAAAACATTAATTATAGACGAAGTATCGATGCTTAGCAACGAACTGTTTGAGTTTATTGATTCAATCGCCAAAAATGTTCGCCAATCTTCCGAATCATTTGGAGGAATTCATATAGTGCTTATAGGAGATTTTTATCAATTACCTCCTATAAATAATACAGGGAGTTTAAAGTTCTGTTTTGAAAGTAAAATTTGGGAAGATGCGATTGATTATAGCATCATTTTAGACAATTCATACAGGCAAACCGACGATAATCTGTTGGAATTTTTAAATAAGATTCGTGTGGGTTCTTGCGATGCCAGTATTATTAACGATTTAGAAAAATATAAAACGACACCCCTTACTAATAATTACACACACCTATATCCCAATAAACGCGATGTTTATAATTTAAATACTAAAAAATTAACAGAATTAACTGGAGAACTGATAACAAATAAAGCCAAAATGATACACAAAACATCCTCTAAAATGGCTGAATTTCCCAAAGATAGCACTATAACCGATAATTTAATGCTTAAAAAGGGGGCATTGGTTATTATTAATAAAAATATTGATTTTAAATTAGGTTTAGTAAATGGAACGCAAGCATTATTTCAGTGTATAAATGGTAGTGGACAAGCAGTTGTCGAAGTTAAAAATAAAACATATACTTTGCCAAAACAACAGTGGGAATTTCCTAGTTTCTATATTGAACAATATCCAATTTGTTTGGCGTGGGCATTAACCATACATAAATCACAGGGTATGGGTATTCAATATTTAAGTATAGATATAGGGGAAAATATATTCAATGATGGGCAAGCTTATGTGGCGTTATCTAGAGCAGTGGATCCAAAATATTTACATATTAAGAATTATGATGTTGCTTCTATACGTTCTAATAAAACTGTTAAACACTTTTATGAATCCATTCGTAAAAATCAAAATGAATGGTACAAAGATGTGACTAACAACAAAACATATTATATAAATAGTTGCTCTGGTATGACAACCTTTGATTTGCCCGAAAATGCCACTATAATTACTAAATATAATTATAAGGAAACTGTAGAAACTGAAAATAACTATAATGTAGTGTGTAAATTATGTGAAAATGGTGAAGCAGAAAATAATTACAAAACTTGGTATGGAGAAAATATATGTATACCCTGTATAATGGATGATAGGGATTATATCCAATTAAGTAAAAGCGAACTTTATGCTGAATTAAATATAAGCAAAAAAACCCTCGATGAAATAGTCAAACAATGTAAAAATAAACCTGAAAAGAATGCATGTAATCCTAGATTTAAACGCATCCCATTGTATTTATTGGGACACGTAAAAAAACATATAAAAGAGAGCGATTATAGCACTAAATCACCAGTTTATAAGATTCCTACAAATCATTCGGTGAATTCTTCTGGGGGAAGCAAGTCTTTGGGAGAAAGTAAATCTTTAGGGGAAAGTAAACCCTTGGGGAAAAGCAAATCTTCTGGTGATAGCAAATCTCCTGGTGATAGCAAATCTCCGGGAGAAAGCAACTCCTTAGGGGAAAGCAAATCTTCGGGGGAAAGCAAATTAAAAACAATGGAATCAAAAATACAATTTACATATGATTCCTATTATAAAGAAAATAAATCTATTCGGGAAATATCATCATTATTAAATTATAGTAAAGCAACTGTAGAAAATTATTTATTTAGGGCATATGTGGCAAAATATCCATTTACAACCGAATATCTGGAAAAATTGGGATACAATGAAACTATCCAACTAAAAATAGTAGAGGTTGTTAGGGAATGGAAACAAAAAAATACTGGAAATGATCTACCAAAATTAAAATATATAAAAACGGAATATAGCCAGGCAAGTTATTTAGTAATAAAACTGGTGTTGTATATGGAATATGGAATTAAAAGTTAATTTTATCCTTCTTCCCTATCCCCGCCCTCTCCCTCTAAATTAGAGTATTCAGTGTATGCGAAAAAATCATTGTAATCTACACCAACCCAGTCTCGCATACAATGAACCCATTGAAAAATAGGGGACCCACATATTGAGTTACAGGCGCAACAATAACACCCTTCATAACAAGCACATATATCGTGTCCAAAACAATAACATTCTTCATTCATATATGCTTCATCACAATAGTAAGCTATATTACCGCATGTAGCGAGATACACACATTTTAATTTTTTTGTTCCAAGATCATTTAATTTCGTAGTTTTATTCCAACGTGTTGCCCTAGGCTGCTCTATAATAGTGTTTGTTTCATTAATAGATTGATTTCTATTTATTCCTGCCATTATTATTTAAATTGAAATAATTTTTAAATCAAATCAATTTAAATTTAATATAGGTGTTTTTTAATATCAGATGTTTTTGTTAAAAGTGACTATAGGAAGTGTTCTAAATGTATGTAGGACCATTTTTTGTTTATTTATATTTAAAATAAAACTAATTAAAAATAAAGTTTTATATAAATATACAGTATGAGAGATTATTTTGAAAAGGCTTTGTATGAATATGTTAAAAGGATAAGCGGGGATAATGATTATAATAAAAATGAAATAAGATGGATGAATTATATGGCCTTATACAGTCTTTCTTAAGGATAAGTTGCTTGGAATCCCAATATACCACTGATGCTAATCCAATATTTATTATAAGTGTTGGAGACTAATTGGAATATTACTAATATAATAAATTTGAAAATAATAATTATTTTATTGTATTAAATAATGGACTATGATAAAATACTGTCACCAATTGTTAAAAAATTATATAAAAAATATGGCGTAAATGTAATATTTCAAGAAAAAGAGTTTAGTTTTCTATTAAAAAAGGGGGAGTGTGTTGTGTATAAAGCTCGAACCAGCACATCAAGGGATTATTTATACGATATTCAAATACATAAATTTGGTATAATTAAACATAGGCGTGTAATGAGTAATTTTAAAAATTGTGTATTTTGTAAAAAATGCTTAACAGATTACCAACTAACGTGTTGTGATAAATATACGCATTTGGAGTGCTATTTAAAGAATGGGACAATAAACTGCTGCAATGATTTAAAGGAAAATGAATCTAATGATGTCGAGTGCATTGTATGTTTAGACCCATCTAATACTGCTACAAAATGTAATCATACACTCTGTTCTGAATGTATGACTAATATAAAAAAACACAATAAAAAACCCTTGTGTCCATTATGTAGACGGCGTATTAATGCCCCAGTATTAAAAAACTGTGTTTATACCAAACATTTGGATAGGATTGGTATTATTATCGCAAATATTATTTATGTTTAGATAAATAATATTATAATAAATTTGAAGACTTCTTTGAAATTTATTATAATATAAAATGACTGATAATAAAGCGTTGGATCAAATTAAACAACATATCAATAGTAATTTACAATCTCCTAATAGTTATCCCGCGCATACACAAAACTATCCATCAACAATTCCAATGTATGCTTCACCTTTTATGAATATTAATACCGAATTATCTCAACCTCCTATAATGAAACCCATATTAGAGCATATAATGAAACCGAATATAAACAGTGCTCAGAAAATTGGTAAAGAATTGTTATCGCAAAAGGTTGTAAATCTTGAATTGCTAAGTGATATTGAAGAACCCGTTAATGAAAATATTATATATAGACAAGAAACCTGTTTAGTAGACGAAAATGAAATTGGGATAGAAGGATCGGTAATCCAAGATGTGGAACTGGTTGGGGAATTGTGTGGTTCAGTAAACCAAGATGTGGAACAAGTGGTGGAATCGCGTGGATCAGTAAACCAAGTTGTGGAACTAGTTGGGGAATCAGTTGAATCATTAAACCAAGATGTGGAACTGGTGGTGGAATCAGATGAAATGATTAATAAAATTGCCGAAGCAAGGGTCATTATTGAAAATATCAGACTGGATATAGAACCAAGTATCGTTGTTAAAAATATCAGACTGGATATAGAACCAAGCAATATATATATTGATTGGTTAATGGATCTTTATGGTAGAGAAGAAGAAAGAGAAGATAATATTAGTTTAGATGATATTATTTGGGTTGGCAAACTTTTATATAGTTTGGACGATAATTAGATATTAAAATAAGTTTTCTATTCTGATTTTGGTGCTAATTTATTTTTTGTATAGGTTATTGTTTAATACCCGTAGCTCTTTATACTTGATTGGAAACGTATTCAATAAAAAAAAAATTTGATAATACTTATTTAAATCTATACATTAACAACACTATGGAATCCAACAAAATGCCAAGCATCAACGCACTCCGACAAATTGTTCGAGATGTGGAAAAAATATGTAAAGAACCGCTATTACCTAAATTATACGCAATCGGGACAGTCAAATTACACGGAACAAATGCATCTATTTTATACAATAATACTACTAATGCTATAAATCCTCAAAAAAAAAGTGGTATTATAAGCATTGACAATGATAATTATGGATTTGCGCAATTTATGCATGAAAATATTATAGGTTGTATGGACCTTGTAGAGAAAATTAAATCAATACTTAGTGAAGAGGTCATAACTTTGTTAGAATATATTACGATATTCGGAGAGTGGGCTGGAAAGGGTATTCAGCAAAAAGTTGCCATATCCGAATTACCAAGAGCATTTTATATGTTTGGTATTCATATAAAACAGCAGGGTGGAAATGATTATTGGTTATCTCCCGAAATGGTATCACAATTAAAGCCCTGTAATCCTATCTATAATTTATATAATTTTAAAACTTATTCGATTAAAATTGATTTAAATCGAATAGATGAAGCGAATGATTTAATGAAAATTCAATTGGATGAGGTCGAAAATGAAGATCCAGTCGCCAAATCATTAGGAGCAACTGGGATTGGTGAGGGGATTGTCTATGTGGTAGATAATTATAAAGGACAACGATTTATATGGAAAGTTAAGGGTGATAAACACGCACGCACTGGGAAGATTAAACCGGAATATAAAACAGGCACGGATACTGAAAGAGAAAGTTTTTTAGATAGTATTCTTCCAAATTGGAGATTAGAACAGGGAATTATTGAAATATTTGGAGAATCAAAGTTAATTGATAGAGGCTTATATGGCAACTATATAAAATGGATAAATCAAGATATAATAAAAGAAGAAATGGATCGGATTGAGCAGAGTAACTATACATTAGAAGAGTTATATAAAGATATAAATCGTCGCTCCATAAATTTTATTAAATGAGATTATTACAAAGAATAGTAATAATCTCTAGGAAGTTTATCACCTTCCAATTTGCAATCTTCTTCTACCATAGGAGTAAAACTAGGATCTGTATCATTTTTATAGTGCATCGTATAGTCATTAATGATTCCCGCTTTATAGTAACAAAGACACGCAGGAATACCATCCAAAGTAACCGAACCATTATTAATAAATAGAAACTTATAACCTAATCGTTTTAGTTGTTTTACCATGTAAGACACCAATGGTTTACATAATCCCCTACCTCTATAATTAGGATGTATATCAACACGTGCTATATACATATTATATAATTTATTTGGAATCATTTGTGATGAAAAAAATAACTTAAGTTCTTCTTCCTGAAGTTTTTCGGACACACACATACCTACTGGTTTATTTTCTATAGAAATAATAGAGACATAATTATCCCACGTAGTTTGTCTCAATGAATTCGTAATATCCCATAGTGTAGCACGTCCAGTAAATGTTTTTAAAATGGGTGTAGATTTTATCAAAATTTCGGTAACTAAAGGGTCATTTTGTTCAATATGTTTAGGTAAATCAAACCATTTTAAAAATTTTTTAAAATGGTTGCTCAACATAAATCTTTTTTTAGTTAGGTCTATCTTTCCTTCATTAGGATTAATAGTACTAGGAATAATAGTACGTCTAATTAATTGAATATGGTTAGTATCATCTAATATTAAAACCCATTTTAAATACTTGCTATCTCCTTCTATCACTATATCATTCTCAACTAAATCAATATAGTTCTTTTTCCAACTATCTATATAATATGGATTATAAAATATAAACTCAACGGGCATATCCCTTATTATACGCGTTTCCAATAAATGTACTTTTTCAACTGGGATTTCAACCAGGTTTTCAACCGGTTTCACACTACCCCCTAATTTATTTATATAATGTTGTAATGTATTTATACCACTTGGATGTGTAATCGTTATATATTTATTTGTAATAGGATTATAAATATAGTTATAAACATTCATATATATACATATAGAATAAAATAAGTTAAAGATATTTATAATTATTTATAATTATAAAGATATATAATTATAAATAGAATGAGTTTATACATTAATGACAGCATACCACTCTACATAACACCCGAACAATATAATAATTGGATAAATAAGATGGAAAAAAATAAAACAAATACCAGTTGGATATTTATTAACCAAATATCATATGATATTAACAATGATTACGATTATTTTAAATATAGATTGTATAAAACATTAGACTTGGAACCCAAACTATATGTTTTAATGAATTATTGTCCAGCAAATCAACTAGCTGGGGGAGGGATCTCTAATACATTAATAAAATGTATAACTTATGGATATGGTTCATATTTTCCATTGGATGAGGGACGGGTATCTGTAGAAGATGTTTCATTTTTAGAAGTTGGTGTGCGGGACGCGAATACTATAAATATTACACCTGATGTTAGTCTAGCAAATATCTCGTTCAACTATTAATATCTATAGTCAAGTTCAACAACATTTTATTATGGGAATTATAATTTGAGTTTATTATTAATATTTTCCCACATTGTTTCTATTAATTTATCTTTATCATCTGTTTTTTTAACTTCCATAAACGCCCCATAATCTATAATTTTATATGACTTTAGGTCAGTATTATAAAAAATATGATCTCCTGTATAACCTACTAAATCTAATGTATTGTAGATGCCCTTATTATAGACCAGATCATGTAATAATGCATAAATAGATTTAGAGTCTATTTCGGTCACTTTTGATAATGGTATCCAATCAGGGATATCTAAATAATCCATAACAATTATGTATACTGGTTCATTGTTATAAACGGATAATTCCTGTATTTTAGAATTCACATCAGCACTGCCTTCCCAATATTCAAGCATATTGTGTCCAATAAAATGTGTTCATTTTCTAGTTTACTTAATTCTATATTTATATGTACTTTGGGTGATATATCTCCAGCTTTTAATTGGAGGCGACTTTCTTTCTCTCCCATTGAAGAAGAGAAAAGGACCTTTACAACCAGAGATGTGTCTGAGAGGTAAATAGCGCCACCTCCACCCCCGCCCATATAGGTATATACGCCTTTTAATGTTAATGGATAGTCTATTTTTATTTTAGGAGGGAGTGTGCTTTCACTAAAATGTGTAAGTGTATCATTTAAATCGTCCAGTTCATCTTCTTCCCATTCCCAAAGAGCCTTAATATCTATTTTTTTTGATCGAATGGAACCACCTTTATGATTAATATAATTGTTTAAGACTGATTTACCCAATGAACTTGTTATTATTATTTTTTTATTTGTTAGTGGATTTGTTATAAACATTTATATCTATATTATTATACTATAGATAAATATTATTTTTATGTATTATACTATAGATAAATATTATTTTTATGTATTATGCTATAGATATAAAGTTTAATTATTATAAACTTTATATGAATAATGAAATTTTAAATAAATCATTTACTAAAGCAATAAATGGAGGAATTAGTGGGGCTACTGCAATGGGCATACAAGTCACATCTTTAATGTGGTTGCGAACCACAATGAATAATCAGTATCGATATGGCGGGACAACTATGGGGACTATAAAATCTTTATATAGTAATGGTGGAATAATCCGATTTTACAGAGGGTATTTACCAGCTCTTTTTATTGGACCTTTGGCTCGATTTGGGGACATTGCCGCCAACGAATATACGATGAATAAATTCGACGATTCAAATATGTCAACCCAACTAAAAACCTTGGCTGGGTCGTCGTTAGCAGCATCTTGGAGAGTATTTTTAATGCCTATCGATTCTTTGAAAACAACATTACAAGTAGAAGGTAAATCAGGGGTCAATTTGCTTAAAAATAAAATTAATGAAAGTGGTTATAGAGTGTTGTATCATGGAACACTTGCTTCTATGACTGCTACATTTGTAGGGCATTATCCGTGGTTTTTAACATACAATATTTTAAATGAAAACCTGCCCAAATATGATGAAACATACAAAACATTTTTAAGGAATGGGTTTATTGGTTTTAACGCGGCTGTTATTTCAGATTGTTGTTCTAATTCATTTAGAGTTATTAAAACGACGAAACAAACATATCAAAGCAGTATATCTTATTTGGGCGTTACTAAGGAAATCATTAAAAAAGATGGTGTTATTGGGTTATTAGGACGGGGTTTAAAAACTAGAGTTATTACAAATGGTCTTCAAGGAATTGTGTTTACAATTAGTTGGAAATATATACAAAGCACGTATTTTAAATAATTAATATAAAACTCTTAATAAATAATTTAAAAACAATACAATAGTATATTTATATGCAAAATCTATTAATTATTAATAGGGGGTTAAGTGCGGTTAAATTTATTTTATCTATTAGAGATGTATACCCCGCAGACGAATTAAAATTGATTGGTGTAGCAACTCCAGATGATATTACTTCTGATTATAGATATATAAGTCAATTAGACCAGATTTTATTTACCGACAACGATATATATATGAATATTGAAAAAATTATTGCGCTGTGTCTTAAAAATAATATTAATGCGGTTTTTCCTGGGTGGGGCTATTTGTCTGAAAGATCTGATTTTGTTAAAAGATTAGAAGAACATAATATAATATTTATGGGACCTAGTTCGAATACAATTGATCTTCTTGGAAACAAAATAAACTCGATGTTATTAGCTCATAAAAATAATGTCCCTCTAGTTAAATGGAGTGGTTCTGAACCATTAACAACCATAGATTCGGTTATATTAGCCGTGCACAAAATTGGTATTCCATGCATGATAAAAGAGGCTGATGGAGGAGGTGGGAAGGGAATTCGAATAATAAATAGTTTAGATAAAGATATGATCGAGAAAAACTATAACCAAATTATTAATGAAATGGGTAGAGATAACGCCACTGCTAAAATATTTGTTATGGAATTGATGGAAGAATGCCATCATATTGAAGTGCAATTGGTTGGCGATGGTTATAAAACAGTTCATTTATTTGGAAGAGATTGTTCTGTTCAACGCCGAAATCAAAAATTAATCGAAGAAGGTCCAATTACCGTTGCCCCACCCAGCATTATTAAATTGTGCGAAGATAGTGCGGTTAAAATGGCCGAATCGGTAAATTACATTGGTTTGGGAACAGCCGAATTTTTATACATCCCTAAAAATAATAAACTAACATTTTTAGAAATAAACCCCAGGCTTCAAGTAGAGCATATTGTTACCGAATTGTTGTTAAACATAAATCTACCTGCCATATTGTATAAAATTACGTGTGAAAAATTAAGATTAGACCAAATATTTCCATCTGATTTTAACAGTGAGACAAACACCTACTTTGATAAGCCATTGAAACACGTTTTGGCAGTTCGCCTTAATGCTGAAAATGTGGAAGAAAATTTCAAACCATCCGTGGGGACATTGCAAAATATTGAAATACCAGATGTTGTTGATTCATGGTCCTATATATCTATACACAATGGTGGGAAAATAATTAATAGTGTCGATGCTCAGTTTGGGCATCTTTTTACTGTAGGGGCAACGAGGGCAGACGCTATAAAACGAATGAGCAGATTTATTAAACAGATTATTATAGACAGTGATGTTAGCAACAGTCTATTATTTTTAAGAAAAATTATTAATACGGATACATTTAAAAATAATAAGCACACAACGAATTGGATACATTATTCAATGTTTAAACCAGAAACAGAAGTTTCGATGTTTAAATCAGAATCAATCGAATCTATATATTGGATATTAGGTATGATAAATCAGGGTTGGTACAGACAACTTCTCTATAATAATGAATATGATAAATGGGTTAAAAATGGTCATAACATTGAAAAAGATACTAAATCAAAGATATCTTTAGCACTAAAGGTTAATGGATGTTTGGTTTTATTTAATGGAGAATTATACACCCAAAATCAATCGGATAATTGGTATACCTGTGAACTGATACTTTTCTATAAGGAAGAAGGTGGAGGGGGAAAGGGACAAGGGGGACAAGGGGAACAAGGGGAACAAGGGGAACAAGGGGAACAAGGGGAACGCTGTTCGATAAAATGTGAATTATACCCCCATTCTAAAAATGTGTTATTTTTAAAATTAAATAATAAATTATATCGGACACAAATACAGTCGCCTTCGGATGATTATTCCACTTTTAATTTAAATGTGGGTATGAATTTTTACCGTTTTTACAAGTCAAAAGACCCCGCAATAATCACATCGCCTATTACTGGGAGAATAACAACTATTTTTCCATCGCTTTTTTACACTAAAGACCAGCCTATCATTGAAATAGAGTCTATGAAAATCATTTTTTCTATAAATAGTGAAAGGGATTCCAAGATAAATATGAGCACATTATTGGTTGGTGAAACTATTAAAGAAGGAGATCGTATAGGAAAATATGATACCACCGATTTAAACGATGAACAAGATATTATATCCAAAAAGCAACTATATAAAAATATTTTTAATAAGATTCCAACCGATTTATATACTAAGGAACCCCCTATAAAATCAGAAAAGTCTATTATACCTCGTAAAAAATCATTTGAACTTGTGGCGTTTTTAGACAGGATTGGTTATAATACAGTCCATCTTTTGTATAAAAATAAACCTATGATAGAAAAGACTTGGACAAAAAGGGAATTTCAAAATACGCTGTATGAAGAAATATTTAACTGTAAAGAAAGAGAATGTGGGGTTATTGGACTGGTTTTGGAGGGTACCATTACATTAACTGTAATTTGTCACCATAAAAATTACAATAAATGTGGATTTACTAAACAGGAACAAGATGCTTTTTATAATGCGTCCTATTATTCTAGAATTAATTTAATCCCAAGAATTTATCTATGTAATACTTTCGGAGCTTACTTAAACTATAATACAGATATAGTTAACGATCTTATATTTAAAAATGACGAAGTATTCATCCATAAAAGTAATTATGAAAAATGGAAGAGCGAAATTACGCTTGTATCTACGCAAGTGGGTAAGCAAGCGGATAAAGGTAATCTATATAAAATACAAAAGATAAAAAATAACTCCATTTTAACACTCGACGGATGTGCGAATATTGCCAGCGAAACCTCATTAGCATATGACACAATTTTTACAATGACGTATGTGTATGGTGTTTCAGTTGGTATAGGGGCTTATTTGGCGCGTTTGAGTCATCGTGTAATACAAAAAAAACACAATTCCCCAATGCTTTTAACTGGATACAGGGCTCTTAATAAACTTCTAGGTAAAGATGTATATAATACAAACGACCAATTAGGTGACTATGCAATAATGGGTAAAAATGGTATTAGTCAGCTAGGTGTATCGAATGATGGAGAAGCAGCTGATTTAATAAAACTATGGATGTCGTATTTAACAAGTAATCCTATACCCCAATTATTAAATAATTATTTAATAACAGCAGATTGTTTTAATGGATTAGAGAAAATAGTTGATGGAGGGGTATTTTTGGAAACAATGAGTGATTGGGGGAAATCATTAATTACGGGACGGTGTAAAATAAATAATAAATCATTTAGTGTAATAGGAAGTCGAGATACGATGAGCGAAACAGTTATTCCTGCTGATATTGAGAATAGAGAGAGTTCTAGAGTTGTTTTAAAACGGGGTGCCAATGTTCTTTATCCCGATTCAAGTTATAAAATGGCACAAACCATCCGAGATTCTAGTAGAGAGGGATTGCCCTTAATTATATGGATGAATTGGAGGGGGTTTTCAGGTGGTTCTGGGGATATGTTTAATGAGATATTAAAATATGGTAGCATGATCGTTGACGAACTTCGTTTATACAAGCATCCTATTTACGCCTATTTAGCCCCAAACAGTCAATTACGTGGGGGTGCTATGGTTGTTATGAGCACTTCAATTAATCCTCAGATAAGACTATGGGCGGATAAAACGGCAAAAATAGGCATATTAGAACCAGAAGGTGCGTATGAAATTAAATTTAAAAAACATATTAATCCTATAAAAAAAAGTGATGTTATTAATCTAATAAATCTCTATGATACTCCCGAGGAATCATCTGTTCTTAAAATTGTTGAATTAGAAAAACTCCATGACCATATACTGGCAGATACCTTATTGGCAGATACCTTATTGGCAGATACCTTATTGACAGATACCTTATTGGCAGATACCTTATTACCAAATACATTAAACGAAAGTATCAATATAGATGAATTACGTTATGGAAATTATCGTTTAGATTCCAGTATTAATAAAACTTCTATTTAGTGGACGAACTAACCGAATATGATAATTTTGCCAGTTCCTTTAATTTTTGTTTTTCGCTTTCAATGCGATACAAACATTGGTAATAAACAAGAGAAAACATTTTTAAAATAATATCGATGGATTTCAAATACAAATCAAATTTATAATTCCATTATCTGTTCTATAGTTAGGTCATTCTTTTCTATAGTTTCTATATCAGCTATATGCATCGATACCATATCAGCATAGTTGTCTTCATTAAAAAATAAATCTATATTTTGTGTTTGGATAAATTCTTCCACATCTGTATTTTTATAGTAAGTATCTATTAGTTTGATAGTATCGTAAAATAATTTCATTAGAACTATTGGACTATTATGTTGCCACGAGAAATTAAAAAGAACTTTAAATTTATGTTCGACCGTATTTTCGAGATCATTTAAATTTGCAACCATATCGTCCGTATAATTTTCTATTTCATAACAATGTTCTTTTACCAATTCAAAATAACCCTCTATTTCATTATGCATAGCATATACCGAGTGACCAGCCTTAACCCATTGATATCCATTTGTGATCGTTTCAAGACCGTGTATTTTATCTAAAATCTTTTCATTTATATCATGTTTTAAGATAGTTAAATCTTTAATAGATTCGGCTAGATCAGTTTTAAAAGTATTTAATTTTCTATTAAATTTTTCGGGAGTTTCGATATCCTTATTAACAAATAAATTACAACGTATTTTATTATCAAATACATAATCTATTTCAGAATTGTGTTTATTTACCAATCCCTTTCTGATATGAAAAACATAATCATAAAACAAATGTATTTTTTCGGGAAGTGTTTGGATGAGATTATTATTGCCTGATTTTATAAGAGGTGTATATTTATGCGTAATTTGAAGACACGCACCATTTTTTATATAATGGGGATTTTTCACATCCGTTTCTAAACTTGACCCCCCATATATATTTACTAGTTTACGTCCAAGTTTACTATTAGTGTTAACTTTTTTACCTGTTACTGGATTAATTATTTTATTATACATAATACTATAGTATAATATAGTAAAATAAAATAATTTCTATTTATAAATCTAATATTTTCACAACCTGTTCAACGGATAATTTATTAACACTGATATCTTTTAAATTTTCCATATAGATGGAAAGGTTCTCTATAATGAAGTCTTCATTTAATGTATTCGCATAGGAATACGTTGCTTCACGAAACGTTTGGAATTCTCGATCTATATTATTATTCAATTGATAAAACATTCCTATTAAAGTTTCTTTACTGTCACCCTGCGTCCAAGAAAAATTAAATAATTTTTCTAATATCGTTTCTATTTCTGCTACACTATCCAGAAGTTGTTTAACATTACGCTCAAGAGTCTCGATGATTAGTTTACATTGTTGTTCAATGTTAATAATTAAATTTTTTAAATCTATAGATTTAATATACATAGTTATAGGTTCGGTCTGCCATTGAGGTTGCGTTGATATACTATTTATTGTTTTAATGGGATCAAAAATTTCATGATTTATTTTATTAATTTTTGCACGTAAATCTACTAATAATTTTTCAGAACTGCGGCGAAATCCATCAATTTTCTGTTTAAATTTTTCGGGTGTTTCGGTATCTTTGTTTAAGAATATATGACACCGTGTAGCATTATCATATACGTAGTCTTTACTGCCTGTTTTACGATCAACCACATTTTTACGAATATTAAACACATTGTTGTAAAATAGCCTAATATTATCTAATAATGTTAAAGTCGATCTAATATCACCTGTTTGAATATTATACCCCAATTTATACCTAATTGGTTTACATTTTGAGTTTTCAATATAATGTGGCAAATGTTTATCTTCTGAAGGTATCTTTTTTAAAAAATCTAATTTAGGGGTGGGGTCATATTTCAATTTAATGGACCCACCTATATATTTTTTTAAAATAGATTTCCCTAGTTTGCTATTAATATTTACATATCTATTTGTTTTAGGATTTATTATTTTCGAATACATATATTTATTATAATATTTTAATTTATAATAATGGAATTATTAATCCTTGTTTATTAATGGTTATTTAAGAATCGGTATAGGCACGTGTCCAAGCATCATACCAAACGATACAAATTTCATCTAAAAACATCTCAAAATTTGGATAATCTTTAGGATGTATTGATTTGCTTAATATTGATTTAATATTCATTCCATAATTAATAAATAATTGTTTTTCATTCATTGCCAATTCTTTATTGGAACTAATAAATAATTGCACCGGATATTGATTGCGCATATATATTTCTTTTAACAAGCCTTTTTTAAGTTTATCACATAGATCATCTTTATTATTTAAGTGTAAATAGTTTTGCCTAGTTCCTTCGGGGTAAAAAACAACCCGTCCATTTTGATAATTATTTATATTATTATCCATTAAATCATATATTTGTTTACGGCTTGAATTTCCACGTGTAAACAAAATCATTCGATTACTAATACACCCAAGAATATAGAACATATACACGGCATAAAAAGCTATTTTTCTGCCTAAAATGGATGCGTTTGTAAAATAGGGATCATAAGCAAAATCTACCCAACATCTATGGTTTGCTAGAATAAATCCAGAATCAATCAGTGGTTCATCTTTAATTATCGTTGGGCGAATACCCAGCGCTATAATTAAATAATTATAGCAATTTATATTAAATAAACTACTCGTTGTAATTAAATGTAGCGATGGTTGGATAATTAATAAAATTATAGGTGATAAAAGAGTACTATAAAGATATACTATTAAAAATTTGATACAATTCATTACTTTTGATAAAATAAAATATATCATTATAATATGAATAAAGGTTTAATTAATGTTACATCTACCGCAATAAATCAATTATCTAAAATTTTAAAAGGAACAAGCAATAAAGCAATCTTATTTGATCTTAGAAGTGGAGGGTGTAATGGATTTGAATATAGATTTACGCCTATAAAAAATATAGAAAATCCTAAGAATGTTTATACTAAAGATGGATTAGACATCGAGATTTGTGATCAAAGTTTATTCTATGTCCTAGGAATTAAAATAGATTGGCAGGAAGATATAATGGGGAAAACATTTAAATTTGAGAACCCTGCGGCTGCTAGTTCTTGTGGATGTGGCTCTTCCTTTAATCCAAAATGAAGTGGCTAGAAATAATACTGTTTTTGATATTTAAAATATTTATATATATATCGAATGAAATATAAAAAAGAGTTAGGAGTGTTTGGTTTATTTATTATTTCCGAAGAAATAGATAAAAGAAAAGATAAGGTTAAATTTTTAAAACGTTATAAAAATAAACTGAATGTAAGAAAATCTAATACAGAACAAAGCAATGTAGAAAAAAAAAAATTAAGTGAAGAAAAATATCTAAAATTACAACACTATAATAAAAGAGCTGCTCAAATACAACTTTTTAATGGTATTGTTCAACTTCTCGGGACTTTAAATAAAGATAAAAATAAGGATGTAAAGAAACAATCTTATAAAATAAACATATATAAATATAAATATCCAAGAACATCTACCCCAGGTAAAAGCATATGGATTAAAAATTATTCACTTGGTTATTCCATCGCTTTATTTAGTTTTTTAACATCATTGTCTCATTATTCTTTTATATCATTTAGAAAAGATAAATATAGAGAGTATATAGATAATCAGATAAATATTCAGCGATGGCTGGAATATTCAATAACATCCTCTATAATGATGTTTTCACTTTTTGGATTATCAATGATAGATTATATGGAAGAAATTGTTCCATTAACTATACTAATCGCTGTGACAAATATTTTTGGTCTGGGAATTGAGTCGATTAAAGATAGGGACAAAGAAAATTTACGAACAATACTATTTCGTGCGGGTATATTTACAAATGGATGGCCGTGGATATTTTTAAGCTATAAATATAAAGAGGGAATTAAAAATATTACAAAAGAACAGTTTATAGATCGACTAGCAGAAAATGCCCCAGATGAATATTCAGCCAGTAAAGAAGACGGAGTTAAATATACAAATGCTGAAAAGGTATGGGAGATTTTTGATACCAAAATTAAAAGTGCTATAACAATTTTAATTTATGCATTACGCGGGTTATATTTACTTTTCCCAGCAAACATGTATTTTAATTACTTAAAACCATTACGAACTTTACCACCCGAATCAGAGGGAATGTTAGACCCAGATGATTTTTATAAACTAGAAAAAAATTATATATTTCTAAGTATGGCCGCAAAATCAACACTATCTTGGATAATTTGGTCGGCAACCCTGCGACCTAATACTGATTAAAATAATAATTTGATAAATTAAGAACCACATTATTATTTTTTAAAATGAACCCTATTGAAAAACAATTTGTGTATGATACATATAATAAAATTGCTCCAAGTTTTAGCAGGACAAGGGCGTATATATGGCCCAGCGTCAAGCAATTTTTAGACCATGTCTCTAAGAACAGCATTATTTTAGAGGTGGGTTGTGGCAATGGGAAAAATTTAAATTATAGAACAGATTGTTTTAATATAGGAGTAGATTTATGTCCAGAATTTTGTAAAATTACAAGAGATTTAAATATAGAAACATTTATTATTAATAATAAATGTTTGTCATTAAAAGATAATAGTGTAGATGTTGTTCTGAGTATAGCGGTTATTCATCATCTATCAACCGATCATGGTAGAAAAGAATCTATAAAAGAATTAATTAGAGTTTTAAATATAGGTGGGAAGGCTATGATACAGGTATGGGCTTTAAAACAACCTAAAAATAGTAGCAGGAAATTTACCGAGGGTGATAATTTAGTAGATTTTAAAACAAATGATGGTTCGATAAATGAGAAGCGGTATTATTATATATTTACGGAACTTGCATTTAGAAATCTATTTAATGGTGTAGAAAATATAAAGATAGAAAATATTTATTGGGATTGGGGGAATTGGGTTGCGGTTGTTGAGAAAATAGCGATTTAGGACATTATTAAAATTTAAATAGCAGTCCGCCGTTGAATCCGTGGGATTTTATACGAGCCTCGAATGGTTTTGTTACCAATTCCGATTCCTCAAGAACGTCATCAGCGTCAAACACATCAAGAACGTCACCTCCCTTTAATTTACCCAAATTAGTATATTGATAATTAACATCGAGGCATACAGTTTCCGATAATTCAAACAATTTCCCTGCTAATAATTTATAGGCAATGCTCTTCTCAGTATTACTCTTTATTTTTAGTCTGTCCTCAGCTACGTAAATCACTTTCTCCCCCATTGTATTCTCTGAGACTCCTATTCCAACTCCTAGATAAAATGTTGGGAAATTCTTCCACTTGATACCCGGACAGTCATATAAGGCATTAATAAATAAACTCTTAGTATCTATATCTGCGTTCCCCCTCTACTTGCGCAGCACCGTTCTCGACCCCCAAAAAACCAGCAGAATGTTTATAATCCCCTATCTGCTGGTATTCAATCTCTAGTCTAACACAGCTCCCAATACCTATAAGTTCAGGTAAATGTTTACCCACTTTAAACCCATATATAGTTCCATTGTCTAAATCGGTATCCTCAAACGTTCCATTACCATGTTCCGTGATGATTTCCACAGAACCCACTTTCTCCGATTTAGACTTCCCAGCCGTTGCCCCTAAGTAATACGAATTTACGCCCAAATCATTTTTCATCTATTATATAACAATATAATTATTTAGAACTTCTAAAATTTAAATAAAGAGTCTAAATAATTTCTAACAATAATATATGAACAACCAAATTTTTAAAGAGTCTGATTTTTCGAGTGGGGATGGAATGTTAACATCTGTATGGGGACCCAGTATGTGGCATTCGATCCATACAATAAGTTTCAATTACCCAGTTAACCCCCTAAAAGAAGATAAGGATAATTATTATAACTATATCTTATCGCTAAAAAACGTGTTACCCTGTAAATATTGTAGAGAAAATTTCAAAAACAATCTTAAAAAAATTGGTTTTAAACGCGGATCTATGAAAAACAGAGCCACATTTTCCAGAGCCATATATAATCTACATGAAGAGGTTAATAAAATGTTGGGTAAAAAATCAAATCTAACTTTCGACGACATTAAAATCAGATATGAACATTTTAGATCCAGATGTTTAGTTGATAAAAACAAGCCTAAACATAAATCAATAGAGAATGGTTGTGTTGATTCTCTTTATGGTAAAAAATCAAAATGTGTTTTACAAATTGTACCAAAAACAAGTCGAATAGAAAGTTTTAAAATATCTCCAAAATGTAAAATAGAACGGGTTTATAATAATCCATATTTATAAATGTTTATTTTTTTAATTGTTTTCAAATAAAAAAATAAATTTAAAATTAGTATACTTTTATGCTCTAAAATGTTGTTGTAGGTTGATTATAGGTTATATTTTAATATTATATGATAATAGTGTAGGTTGATTTTTTTATTATAATATAGTTTAATAATCTATTTACTATAAATTTATATATTTATAATTTAAATAGTTTATTACGATAATGTTATTTTAGTGTAGGTTGATTATAGGTTATAATTTAAATATTCTATGTTTATAGGTTGATTATAGGTTATAATTTAAATATTCTATGATATTATATTTTAATAATAGGTTGTTCAATAAACTATTCATTGTAAACCGATATATTTACAATTTAAATAGTTTATTACGATAATGTTATAATAATAGGTTGTTCAATAAACTATTGATTGTAAACCGATATATTTACAAATTTAAATAGTTTATTACGATAATGTTATAATAATAGGTTGTTCAATAAACTATTCATTGTAAACCGATATATTTACAATTTAAATAGTTTATTACGATAATGTTATGTTAATAATAGGTTGTTCAATAAACTATTGATTGTAAATCGATATATTTACAAATTTGGATAGTTTATTACGATAATGTTATGATAATAGGTTGTTCAATAAACTATTGATTATAAATCTGTATATTTACAATTTAAATAGTTTATTACGATAATGTTATAATAATAGGTTGTTCAATAAACTATTCATTGTAAATATATAAATTTACAAATTTAAATAGTTTATTACGATAATGTTATAATAATAGGTTGTTCAATAAACTATTCATTGTAAACCGATATATTTACAATTTAAATAGTTTATTACGATAATGTTATGTTAATAATAGG